GGTGGTAGTATACAGTTTAATGCCAGCATGAGTAGTCCAGGAACATTAACACCTACAATTCCTACCAGTGCCGGTGCTATTCCTACTACTGGTACTAAAAATTATTCATGGTATACCTTGTTAAACAACATGGGTACTATTAATTTTAGTTATTATGGTGTTACACAAAGTGGATCGGGCGGTACTGGAACTAGTTATGGTTGGCAATATTTCCTATCACAGGCTGGAAATCAATTTACTCCAATATTTGTACAGAGTGCAGGTACTCCAGGTACCAATTTATATGCACCGAACCAATATACAATTTGGGCACAATTAAATGCTCAAGCAAATCAATTGACATTCCAGATTGATTTTGAAGATTTATCAAGTAGTTTCCCTACAGTAACAGGAACAGTTTCCAGTACAGGTGCTCCTAGCTCAGTATTTTTAAATATTTCGCAAGGCAATATTTCAAGCATACTACAAGGAACAATTATTATATTAACAGGTACTGGCGGAAATGGATTGACTGGAGGCACAGGATCTTCAGCAACAACTTATTATGTAGCAAGTGTAAATGCCGGTAACAATAGTGTTACACTAGCCACTAGTTATAATAATGCTACGGCAGCCACACCCATTGTAATTAGTAATTTAATTACAGCTACATTATCTGGAACATCTTTCCAAGCGGCAGGAACTGAAGATTACTATAAACAAGTTGCATTTGGTTCAGGCGGTACTAATCCTTATGATATCGATGAGGATGTTACAGGAACATTATCCAGTGAAGTAAACATATCTTACGCTTCTGGTAATTATGTAACTATGGTAAATGCTACCGGACAAAACGTTTATAATTATTTGCCAAACATTACAACAGTAAATCCTCTCTAATATGACTTTTCCAACAGCTGAAACATTTTCTGGTTATATTTCAGGGACAACATTAACTGTTACCTCTGTTACTGCCAACCAACCTGTAATAGTGCCAATGCTTATTACATGGAATGCTGGTGCAAATAGTACTTATATACTTGCTCAAGGTACAGGAACTGGAGGTACAGGAACTTATACTGTTAGCACTAGTCAAACAGTAGGAAGTTCGGGTTCTCCAACAACGTTCACAGGTACTGTGATACCAATTGTTTATGAAGATTATAATGCTATTCAAACAATAGTATATAATATTATGAGCGTGTATACTTCGGGTGGTGGCGTGTATCCCGGTTACGGGCAAATTTTAAATAGTTCTCAGTTAGCAGGTGCCGGAGGTAAAGTTAAAGTAAGCGATTGGAATAATTTATATTTAGATATTACAAATTTAAATTATCATCAGTTAGGTGTAGCTACTAGTCCTGCTCTTACAATACCTACAACAAGCACAGACATTCGAGAAGTTGATAAAATAGCATATGGTGTAATAGCATCAGCATTAGCTAATTCTAGTAGTACTACTGTGAACGGAGTCACGTATCCTGGATGTTATGCAACACCTCCAGGCACAATGCTAGCTAGCACTACAGGATTATCTTCTCCTTTAAATAATTTTCCGTATACTGCGTATAGAGTAGGTTCATCGTATCCTTGGGGTGGATCAACTATAACAAATCCAAACCCAAACCCTACAGCAAGTGCATATATTGTTGGAAATATAATGACAACAACTGCATTTCCAAGTGCATCTCTTGTTGCAGGCATGACAGTAACAGGTTCTGGAGTTGCATCTGGCACAAAGATCACATCGGTAAACACTTGTGTTTTTTCAGGATATATTGTCAATAGTACATTAACTATTACTAGTATTACAAGCGGTACTCTTGCTGTTAATATGATGTTGTATGGCGGCGGAACAGGAGATGCTTACGGAGGTGTTACGCAAGGTACAATTATTAATGGCTTTGCCGGCGGATCTCAATGGTATGTCAATTTAAGTCAGTCAGTGGGAGGACCAGGATTACCTTCTCCAAGTCGTCCATTTATTGCTACAAGTTACTCAGTTAACATATCTCAATCAGTTGCTACAACGACAATGACGTACAATCTTAACGTTATTGAAAGTAATATTCAAACAATTAATAATGTGTTCACAGTGACATGGAATGGTGGTACATACGGCGGTGGAGGTTCATATACTGCCGCACAAGCCGCACAGTATTTCTTTAATTCGGGCGGACTAATACAATTTACTGCCAGTATGAGTGAAGCAGGAACATCAACTGCTAGTGCAACAATACCTGCAACTTATCCTCCTGCAACAGTTGTACCTGCAAATAAAAATGATTCCTGGTACACATTGTTAAACAACATGGGAACTATTTCTTTTGGTTTAACTGGCACACGTTCTGCTACAACAACTGCTGGAAATACTAGTAATGGCTGGAATTATTTTTTAGCAAATAAAGGCGGTTCATATGTTACTATATATACAGCTAGTTTAGGCAGTTCAGGATCTGTGTTATATGCACCAAACCAATATGACATATTGGCAAAATTAGATGCTGGCGGTAGTGTATTAACATTTAAAATTGAATTGCAAGATTTGTCGACAGCCGCAACGGAAGACACTTACAAGAGTAGCGGAAATACCTTTGATATAGATGAGGACGTTACTGGCACAGTAGCCGCTCAAGTCAATATCACGTATGCATCAGGCAGCCATGTAACAGCTAACCAAACAACTGGTATCAATACTTATAGTTATTTGCCGACAGTTGCCCAAGTTTCATCATTCTAAATCATTGACAAGCTAATTATACTAGTGTAATATAGTACACTACGGAGTTTGTTTATGGATGAGAGAATTGAAAAAGCGTTTGCTGTAGCCAATTATACTGCTACACTTTCAAATCAACGCAGAATAATACTAGAAGAATACAATCAAAAATTGGTATATTATACCAACGGTGCGGCATTCAAAATAAATTCTGAATTAATTACGTTTATTAAAACAGTTATTGATCTAGGATATACAACTGATGCAGTATTTGTCGACTCTAATGATTTGCCTGTACTAATTGAAGACGTACAGAAATTTTTAAATGATATTGTATTTGTATATTTTGAATCAACTAACGATTATGCGGCAAAGTATAATGAATTAAAACGTAAAAGAAAGATTGCGGACATAGTTGAATTATGACAATAGGTGCTGTACTAATTGCACAGAATAATTCTAAAATTGATTACATCAAAATGGCAATTTTTGCCGCTAGTAGAATTAAAAAATATTTAGATATTCCTGTTAGTTTAATTACAGATAATACACGATGGTTGTCTAGTAATTATCCTAATCACGGGTTTGATCAAGTTATAGAACTAGACACAACAGGACCAATCCAAACAAGAAAATTTTTCGACGGATCTATTACAGGAGTAACGTCCGAATGGAAAAATTTTAGTCGTACCAGTGTTTATAATTTATCGCCTTACGATCGCACATTGGTCATGGATACAGATTATATTTTAAATTCTAGTATTTTAAAACCTGCGTTACATAATCAATACGAATTTCAAATATACAGAAAAAGTTTTGATCTAGCATCGGATAGAAATGAAGATGCATTTAAGAGAATAAATCCCTATAGCATTCCTTTTTATTGGGCAAGTGTTTTTATATTTGATAAAAATATATTAATGCAATCTTTTTTTGATATGATTGAATACATTAAAAATAATTGGGTTTATTTCAGAACTCTATATGCTATTGAGACAAACACTTTTAGAAATGATTATGCGTTCAGTATTGCTATACATATTTTTAATGGAAAAACAGAAGGTAATTTTGTAATTGAATTACCTGGACAAATGACATATACATCCGATAAGGATGTTTTAGTAAGTACAGATGATAATAAAATGAAATTCTTAATTGAAAAGAAAAGTCATCTAGGCGAATATACTCTTATTAAGACTACAGGATTGGATGTCCATGTAATGAATAAATTTAGTTTAAATCGTTACATCGACGGAGGTTATGGTGTCTAAAGGATTTTTATTATTTGCACAAAATACCGACACAGTTGACTATGTTCAACAGGCCTATGCACTGGCGTTAAGTATTAAAAATAGTCAAAAAGAAATAACCAATGTTTCTTTAATTACTAACAACACAGTTCCTAAAAAATATCTACGAGCATTTGATCAAATAATTCCTATTCCATGGTTTGAAGAAATTGGTAATAGCCCGTTAGCGGCAGAACACCGTTGGAAATTTTATCACGTAACACCTTATCATGAAACAATAGTGTTGGATACAGACATGTTAATGTCCGGTGATATCAGTGATTGGTGGACATATTGTAGTAATTTTGACATTAAATTTTGCTCACATATTAATAATTATAAACAAGAACATATTCCGTTAGATACTTTTCATAGAAAAACTTTTATTGCAAATCGATTAACTAACCCGTATTTTGCATGTCATTATTTTAAAAAATCAGATATTGCTTACGATTTTTACAAAGTACTAGAATTTGTTTGTAATAACTGGGAAGCATGCTACACTATATATGCCCCAGATTACTATCAAAAATGGCTTAGTATGGATTTGGCCGCTGCCATTACTATTGAAATAACAGGACTACAACAGACTGCAATAGATAGATTAAACCCTATGAAATTTGTTCATATGAAAATTCCATTACAAGGGTGGCCATCTGGTGCAGATAGATGGCAGGATATTGTACCTTTTGTACTGAACAATAAAGGAGAACTAGTTGTAGGTAATATTAAACAACCGCAATTATTTCATTATGTTGAAAAAGATTTCTTATCAAAAGAAATTATATCTCAGCTAGAGGAGTTAATCGATGCCAAAGTTTAAATTTACGCCTCCTCAAAAATATTACCTAGTGTATGATAAAAAAACAGGAATTATAACTAGTCTTACTAATCAAAAAGATCCTGCTGAAAAATATGCTTACGAAATATCGGCAGAAGAGTATGTGTCGTTTTTAGAAAAAGAAAAGTACACACGGGACTATGTAATTGGATATACTAAAGGTGTTACAGGTAAAACTGAACTATCTTTAATACAAGTATCTAATCAGTTATACGGATTTAGAAATAACATATTTCAATGGATTAAAAACCCTCCAACAAAAACAACAGAACTAACAGTTGAATGGAATTTAGAAAACCAAACTTGGATTTTTACTCTTTCACAAAAAGCTAAAACAAGACTTGCAGATAGCATAACTAGTAATGCAGTATTTTTTATAATGCTTAAAAATGATTTTGATTTCTTAATAAGAACTATGCTAGTTAATGTTAAGGAATTAATGGAAGAACCCGAAGTGCGTATTCCTTTCACTAGTAAAATAGAAACTCAAATAGATAAGATATCGATATCCTCTAGGATATATTTTCAAAGTTACGGACTAATTAAAAATGGATAAAATTAAAATTATTGATCAGGACATCATATTTCTCAGTTATGATGAGCCAAACGCCGAAAAAAATTATGCAGATTTACTAACAAAAATGCCTTGGGCAAAACGTGTACATGGTGTTAAAGGTAGTGATGCGGCACATAAGGCTTGTGCGGCACTAAGTGAAACTGAATATTTTGTTACAGTAGATGCTGATAATATCGTTAGCCCAGAATTTTTAAATGTAGAAATTGATTTAGATGCGTTGGGTCTTACTAGCGAAAATGTTTTTAGTTGGTGTGGTAAAGTTCATGTTAACGGACTTATGTATGGTAATGGCGGACTTAAATTATGGACACGTAAATTTGTCAATGAAATGCGTACACATGAAAACTCGGATCCAATGGATGTAAAAGGTCGTGTTGAATTTTGTTTTGATCATCGATACTACCAATTTAATGAAAACTATAGCGAGAGCTTTACTAATGCTACACCGTTTCAAGCATGGAGAGCAGGCTTTAGAGAAGGGGTAAAAATGTCATTAGAGCAGGGCGGAAAAACAAATGACCTTAAAAAAATCTGGTGGCAAAATTATCACAGATTATTGATTTGGTGTAGTGTTGGCGCAGATGTAGAACACGGTATTTGGTCAATACTAGGTGCCAGAGAAGGCTGTTATAAGACAATGTTTACTGATTGGGATTATAGCCAGGTACGTGATTTTGAATGGTTAACTAACTTCTGGGAAACTACGCATGAACTAGCAGACCCGGAAGAAATGACAAAATACATTAATTTTTTAGGTAAAGAATTAAACAAGCATGGCGGATTAGAAATTGCTAATTTAGACGGTGCAGGCAGTAAGTTTTTCAAAACTGTATATCTTAATACTCCACGCATTATTGGAAGACGCAAATAATGTACGATATTATTTTTATTTCATACGATGAAGAAAATGCAGATGAAAACTTTGCCAGTTTAAAAGAACGTTTTCCTCTTGCAAAACGTGTACATGGAATTAAAGGTATACATCAAGCACACATTTCGGCTGCCAAAAAAGCTATGACTAAAATGTTTTGGGCAGTCGATGCAGACGCTGTTATATTAAATGATTTCAATTTTGACTATGAAGTAAGTGAATGGGATTTAGATGTTGTTCACGTATGGCGTAGTATTAATCCTATTAATAGTCTAACATATGGTTATGGCGGAGTTAAATTATTACCAAAATTTCTCACAATGAATATGAGTACAGATACAGTAGATATGACTACCAATATTAGTACAAAATTTAAAGCAATAGATCAGGCTAGTAATATTACAGCATTCAATACAGATCCATTTACTACTTGGCGTAGTGCATTTAGAGAGTGTTGCAAATTGGCAGTAATTAATAATGAAGAATCCATTACTAGATTATATTTTTGGACACAACTAAACAACAATGCATCATTTGGCGGATATGCTTATATGGGTGCTATTTCTGGTAAAATGTACGGAGAAAAAAATGCCTCCAATCCGGAGGCACTTGCTAGGATAAATGATTTTACTTGGCTAAAAGATCAGTGGCAAGCGGGAATATCTGAGCTATCACTTGAGCACAAGCTATAGCAACTTCTTGATGTTCTTTTTGTGTACCATTAGCCGACCGTAATTCAATAAAATGAATCCAACTGCGTAGTGTGCCGTTCATATATAATCGACTTTCAATAAGTCCTTCTGGCAATACAGCACGAGCTTGTTCTTTAGCAATACCTTTATTAATCGCCCATTCGTATGCATCACGGCTTTGTTTAATAACTAACTCTTGCATACGTTCCCATTGATAGGCAAGGAATCGATCTTCATCGTTATTATGAATATCAAGTTCTATACTGTTTTGTCTATTTTTGTTATCTTGTTTTCGTGCATCTCGCAATACAAACGACAAGTCTTTAGTAGGGTCAGCATATCGCTGACTGAATTCTTGGAAACTGAAACTTCTGTGTCTAAGTATTTGACGGGCAATATCTCTGGTAGTGGTGATTTCAATACAGGCTGACACCATTTCGAGCGGGCTCCAATGTTGGTGTCGGATGAGGTATTGTATGAGTTTTGCTGATGTTTCGGTGTTAAGTTGGTTGGAGGGATTGCTGACACGGGCACAATACGCAATGAGTTCCTGTGCGTCTTCAATGCCCATTGATGCAAACTCTTCTGTTGGCTGAGAGAAACTAAGTAATCGAACATGCATTATTTATAACTTCTTTTTCTTAAGGAATTTTTGGGTTGATTTTTCTATATCTTTTCTAACACGGGTTGTATCTAATTTAAAATCTATATTATCGATTTTTTCTTCGTAATTTTTAACTAACTCGGACAGATTTTTTTCAAAAGTGGACCATCCACCACGTTTGGTTTGCTGTGTTATTTTAATTTCCCAAGTTTTGCCATCCTTAAAATTGACCAAAACGGAGTGGAGATACCCTAAAGGTAACACGTTTAGATGTACGTCTCCGAATACTTCTGGCCAGTTTGCTATGACATCCTTGGGAAGAACTCTTCCCCTAGGCTTCATTTAACTATTTTTTTCTTGGTCGGAACCAATTCCTCTGCTTTGCGACGCATCTCGGCAGCTTCTTTAGCTAACTTGTCTGCTTGACTACGGAAGAATTTTGCTTGTTCTTCTGGACTAGCATCTGCTTTCGGAGTTGTAGTTACTGTAGCAGTTGGTTTAGCATCTGCTTTTTTAGTTTCAACGGCTTTGTCGTTTTTAACTAATTGTTCATCTGTAACTTTTGGAACTGCATTATCTTTTGGATCTGTGCTAGATTTTAAAGATAAGTCGTCAACTGATAGACCACGCTGTTCGGCAATAAGTTGATTAAGTTCAGATAATTGAATTGAAAATCCTGTAGTAGGAGTCATTTCAATATCACTTGTTCCAACTTTGATCAATCTTCCACTTGCATGTAAGTTACGTAGCATGTTACTGCCGTCTGGAAATTGTGTACGATCCAATGCTTCTGCAAATTCGTATGCATCTTGTCCAGATGTACTCTCGACTAAATTGATCAAAGCATCGTGATAGATGTCTGGTAAATTTTCTGTCGGAATAACTAGACAATAGTATGCATCGCCAGGTAACGTGCGATAAGCCACTAAACATTTTTTGTTAGTGGCTTTAACACGGCCTACGTGTTTGAGTTCGGCCATATTAGACTCCTGCTACCGTATTAGCAACTGCTTGATCGGCTGGGGTTTGAGCTGGTTGTTGAGCTTGGGCGGCTTGTTGTTGTTTAGCAACTGTTGCCAAGAACGTATCTAATTTAGTATAAGTTTGACCAACTGCTACCATTTCATTTGGTTTAAATGCACCACGTGAGCTAGCAATATCGATGATTGTCTTTAATGCGTTCAAATCGTTAATGGTAAGATCTGTGCTTTCTTGTTGTGGTTGTTGTACTGTATCTGTCATTAGTATCTCCTTTAAAGTACATACTTAATTATCTTCTTTAAAGATATGGACAGGCAATTGTGAAAAAACTTAGTTCTTTTTCTGACTCAAATCCAATAGTAGTATTGTATACTATAGTATTGGTATTATCTAGTTCTAAACCCTGTCCTATGTAATATCTATTGTTAAGATTTTGCCTAATCCAACTATCTAGGCTTTTAGCTAGACTTGGATTAAATTTGCTTATAGTAGTGTATTTAAAATGCGGGCAGGCAAACTCAACCCTGCGTAAATTGAAATAATTTAAAGGATTAGGTTTGCCTGATTTTAATGCCATTATGCTGTTGCCTTTGCAAAATCGTAATAAGCATGTTCTCCAAATGGAGGAACAATCTTGTCATTGCCGTGAATAATGAATACTGTATCACAGTAGTTTTCATCGCCCCAGCTACCCCAAGGATAACCGTCTGTAAACATGATAAACTTTTTAGGTTGAATGTCATGTTCCTTCATGTATTCCCAGTTGGCATCGAACTCAGTTCCGCCACCGCCCATTGGTTCATATTCATCAAACTCGTCAATGTTGTAACCGTCAAAGTCTGCCTCATTATACACTCGAGTGTCAAAGCACCATACTTTAATCTTAAAGTCTTTATACTCTTGCATAATACCCTTAATCTCTGACAAGAAGTCTTTGGCCTGCTCGTCACCGATTGAGCCTGACATGTCAATTGCTACACAGATATCGATAGTTTCTTGGAATTGTTGACCTGGTAGGATAGCATTCATATGCCAACCTTTACGATTAGGACGCATAAAACTAAAGTCATTCTTAATAACACTTTGGATTTGTTGACGCAAAATTTCACGCCAATTCATCTTAGGTTCTGTAAAATCTTTAATCATACGTGCTACACTTTCAGGAACATTACCTGCACCTGCGGCCTGTGCGGCCTGCATTGTAGCTTCACGCATTTCGTCACGAATCTGTTTTAGTTCTTCTTTACTATACTTTGGCTGACCGTCTTTACCGTTCTCACCCCAGTCAATATGTTCGTCCAATAATTGACCCAACTGTTTAAGTTGTTCTTCACTGTACTTTTCGTAAATCTCATCGTAAACCTGTTCTGCACCCCAGCCATAGTATTTTGGATCATGAAAGATTTTGATGCCATCGATGTTGTGCTCTCCGATGCGATCACGCACAATTTGTCCGTTAACACAATAGTCAGCGGCAATGTTAAAAATTTGTGGATCACGTCCTTCTCGACGTCCCATATGATCAAATACATTGTGCAAGATTTCGTGTGCAATAACAAATTCTACTTGTTTAATAGACAAATTACTAAAGAAATCGCGATTAAAATAGATATGACGTCCGTCTGTAGCGGCTGTCGGTAACCAATCTGTGCCTTCTTTGATTTGTAAACGAGTAGCCAAATTACCAAAGAATGGATGGCGAAGTAGTAGACCCACACGGGCTACGATAATTTTGTCGATAATTGGATCTGTATGTGACATGAATGCTCCTTTACTGTATGTATATATTATAACAGGACCCGAAGGTCCTGTCAAATAGTACCAAATTTAATTACTTTTCAGTAGCTTGGCTAATGTATTTGCCGTATTTGGCATGGAAATCGTCAAAGCATTTGATCTCATCTGGGTCCAAAGGCAACTTGTAAGTCGACAATGCCAACTTAGTACCCATAATAACCAATTCTGTTTCGAAATTATTCATCATAAATTCGAAGAAGTTATTAGTCATGTCATTCCAAGTTTTAGCTTTTTTATCGCAAGCATCTTTCAATTCGTAGCACAGTGACACAGTCAAAGAGTACATAGCTGAAATTTCTTTGGATTCCATCTTTTTAACCTTACCATTTAAGATTTCGGTTGGATTAGGCATTTTAGATGCATGTTTACGGTGAGCCATAAACTTAATAGCCAATCCTTCACCGATTGAACCACAAGTTAAATCGGTAAGTGTATCCACATCCGTGTCATCATCTGTAAGTAATTCGCTTACAAAAGACCAGCTACGTGGAGTAGCAAATGCACGGCTTGAGCTTTTTGGATCAAAATCGTACAAGTCCTTTTTAGCAAAGGTCAAATAACCAACTACGTCTTTGTGAATCTTATTGTCCACAGCCCAGTCGAACCAGTCAGCCCAATCAACTTGCATTTCCAAGTGAACAAACCGGTTTGCCAACGGAGCAGGCATACGGAATGTAACACCCTTATCAGTTTCACGGTTACCAGCCGCAACAATTACAACATTGTCTGGCAATTCGTATGCGCCAACACGACGATTCAAAATTAGTTGATAAGCCGCGGCCTGTACACTAGGTGCCGCAGAGTTCATTTCATCCAAGAATAGGATAATTTGTTTATGATTTGCGGCAAATGTCTTGCTTGGCAACTCACTTGGCGGAGCCCAACGCATTGTGCCATCGTTAGAATCAAAATATGGAATACCTTTAATATCAGTAGGTTCCCAAAGACTTAAACGAACATCGATCACGTGAGCATCTAGCTCAGTGCCAAGTTGTTTAATAATGTCAGACTTACCAATGCCTGGGGGACCCCAAAGGAACAGTGGACGCTGATTTTTAAATGCTTTACGCAAAGATTTTTTGGCACCGCTTGGGCCCACTGTGCGACTGACGATTTCTGCCATTTTGCTTCCTATCTTAATTAAAAAAAGTGTTGTTGAATTAACGCTGTATGTATGTATTATACGTTAGGAAGCAGGATGTGTCAACTGTCTTTAGGCGTTGCTAGTTCTTTTTCACGCTCATTCATAGCCTTAATTAGTCCAAATTTGCGTATGTCATCTGAGAACAAATACAGTTCAAAACTTTTGCGTTCGGAAAATACTGTAATTGACATATTGGTAAGGTAGTAAGGACAGTCTACATACCTTTCCAAAAATACAATAGTTTGAGGACTAAGTTCAATTGGTTCGGTAAATGGAATTTCGTAGTCTTTCAATTCCAATTCTTTTATCAAAAACTCATAACCTTCGTCGGTTAGTCGAAATGCAGTTTGTTTACCGGCTCGATTACTTTGCCACCATTTACGACTATAAATTTTAAAATTTACATCGTCTGTACTTTTGCCCCATTGCTGTAAAAAAATCTTTGTAAGGGCATCTCTTGTTATCATTTTACAACAGTACCTTGTGTTAGCTTGACAACTTCGAAATCATCGACACCAAAAATTGCGTTTAGTTTTTTTGCCAAGTTACGTGCATGTCCAGGATTACTGAATGAAACTTTTTTATATTTTGGTCCTGGATAACTTGTAAGGCTATTAAAACTTTTCAAATTGAAAGGCTCGTTTTTATAGAATACAGCCCAAATGGCGTCAGCTTCTAAAACCTGCTCTGTCTTATAAGTTTTTTTGTTAGTGTAATCTAACAGTATTCGTGGTTTAGGTCTTGACATAATATACGTATCCAATTAACTACGTATATTTATACTTATTTGTCTTCGAACCCACCACCATCTAGTTGAACTTGTACAATTTCGGTTTCTTGACTACGTTTAAGCGTATTATACATACTTTCGTAATCTTGCAGTAACTTATCTTGTATTTCATTAAGTGCCAAACTTAGCAACCTGGCAGTTTGAATAGGTATTTTTATTTCTTTTTGTTGAGCAAGTTCTGCACTACGGAGTACCTGAATAAATTGTGTAATGGGAGTTAAATTAATCTGATTTTGCATTAGCAAGCACCTGTTTCATTTCAAATTCAGTTTTAAACGGACCTTTATAAGGATTACGTTCTAATGTAATTAGTTTAGGACAAAATGATTTGACCCAACCTTTGTTAAATTGAATTGTGTAATAACCTGCACAATACAAACTTTTACTAGCATTGCTTTTAGTGAATAATGGTAGTTTATGTCTTATATCGTACATGGCATTGTAAGGTTTAACACTAGTAGGATAACCATGACACTCGTGTACGTCTGATGCTGTAACTTTAACTTTGGTACTAGACAAGAAGAACTCAGTACCGAATTGTTTAGTCAAATCATCTTTTTTATTAAACATCACTTCGCCTTTAGTACTACTCAAGACAAATTTATTGTTTTCTTTTTTATGTAGTGTAGCAATTTTAGTTCCGTCTTGTTCAACGATCCAAAATTTTCCATCTACAATTGGTTTTGCGTGTATCTCTGTCATCATATTTTTCCTTAGATTGGACATTTAGCTCTTAATTCTCTTGCATTGTGATAATGTACGGTTGACTGTTCTTTAGTCAACATTTTTTCATATTCATCTCTACTAACTAGATGATGTTTCATTTTAAGTTTCTTTTCACTCATAGGAATAACATGTACCAACGGATCGCCGGCATTGAATTTTACTATAGTATTCTTACGCTGGAATGCATTGATATTAGTTCCTGCCTGATATTTGTAGTCTACGATTGCTGACAGAACATAGAAATTTTCTAAATTATCTGTATTATGCCAACTGCACCCATTCCAAACAAATTTAACACCTGTCTTTTCTTTTAAAAACCAAGGACTTTCTATTTTAACATGTCCTGAGTTTTTATAAAGTTCGTATCCATATTGTAGCTTACTATGGTTGGATACTCTAACATTTGGTTCTGTAGTTTGATGCCCTGCAACTATAAACTTACCATCTTTTAATACTTCTATTTGAAAATCACCCCAACTAGGAATAATAAATCCGTTACTAAACAAGTCAGTAAAGCCGTTACATTTTTTCAATGTTCCTACTTGTATTTTTAACTGACTATCGGAATTATTACCTCTTACAGATTGTTCTAAATAAGCTGGTAAAGATTTCCAATATTCAGGGACAAATTTATTTGCCCTGTCAGGTTTGAAATTACTAAAAATAATTTCATCATTACAGAAACAATCTACAGTAATAACAGATGGTTTAAAGAAAAATAACATTATACCGATGCCTCTGCATCTGGATCAATGGCAAGTCCTTGCCATTCTTTAATTTTGATTTCTTCTGCTGTGTCAAATTCTGATTCTTCGGTCCATGAGCTTACCCATTTTGTACCAGTCCAAAGCCCTCGATGAGTCCAGGACTTTTTACCTGCGGTTTTAATCATGTAATTGCCTACACGGACAGGTTTGCTCTTTTTAGGGAACCATTCGGTCATGGGATATTCAATATCATCCATGTTGGTGTACTTTTCCCACTTGCCCGTAGCATCTTTACTGCCGGCAATATAGAAACCAAAGTCACTACTTTTGCCATCAGTACTGCCGCCCCAGTTGTCAATATCCTCGCCATCGTATTTTACAGCATTAACAATTTCTTCACCGTCAATTTCATCGTAGCCTAGTGTTAATTTAGTAATATCAAAAGGCATTTTTAATTCTAAGTCTGCTTCAAAGAATGTACCTTTTTCATTTGAGTTACCAAGGAATACCACAGTACCGTCAGGTTGACTACCAATCCAGACTTCATCGTTACATTCCCATTCTACACTGTCATCGCTGCCGCCGTCCATATCTTCTAAACTGCGTTCAAAGACAGTATTACCGTTTTCGTCTTCAATCTGTAGTGTGCCAGCACTACGACTTACTCCACCTGCATGACCCATGCCGTCGCCTTCGTACCAGCTACCAGAAGGAAAAGGTTGCATGTCTTCAGGAATGTTATGATCTTCTGCATAGTCACTGTTCCAGCAATAGTCGCTTAGATCAAGCCTACGTTGTTTAAAGTAATCATAAATCTTTCGATCTACGGTACCCATGACTTTTTCACCACCGTAACCCCACATTGAGATTTTATAAGTACGTGGTGTAAATTTAAGAATTTCCATCAATTCTTGTTTTTCTTCTCTAGTTGCCATTATACTGTTTCCTTTTCTGGATACTTTGCTTGGAACGGTTCTGCATACTGCTGAATGTTGTCTGCAATTTTCTTCATATCCCATGCATTGCAGAATTTTAGCATACGGATACCAACCTGATCTACTGTTTTAGGTTTTGCATTAGCTTCGATAGTTTCTCTAATTTTAACTTTAATATCTTCTGGTTGTGCTGTAAGATCGCATAATTGAACATTACGATGATAATCTTCTAAAACTCTGTGTTCGACTCCATTGTGGTCAACCCATCTCTGAAGCATGAGATTGTTCCACGCAAATCCTTTGCTTTTACGGTCTTCGAACGCTTCAGTAAGACCAACTTTGTTTTTAGAACCTTTAGTACGCACACCTGGATACGCCGAGAAGACATTATCACTGGTATCACCACGCATGCATTTTTCGAACAGCATCCACTCTGGGTCTTGTGCTGGTTTAGGCTCGCCTGTCTTTTTGTCTTTAACGGGTTTACCTTTGGCATCGAATGTTCCTTCGTGTGTAATATGTAAATCACCTACACCGTTGTACTGACTTACATTAGGACCGATAAGTTGTGCAAAATCTCCATCTGTTGAAACAATAACGTGTTTTGCATCTGGATGCGCCTGTATCCAACCAGCAATTAAATCGTCAGCTTCTAGATTAGGATGTTGCATTACAGTAGCATTGGTCTTTTCTGTAATGAAATTTTTAAACTCGTCAAATGCTTCCCAGAATAACTTGTCTTCATCTTGTTCTTTCTGCGTCATAGCCGCACGAGTTTCTTGCCTATTTGCTTTGTAAGGCTTGTAGTAGTCCTTACGCCACGAGCGACCTTCGAGGCAGAAAACAATATGACTACCGTTAAAATCTTGCCATGCTTTTTTGATACTGTTGAGTGTAATATGAAAGGCCATGCCAAGTTTGATATCGGCACTGCCTTGAACAACGTGTCTAGCACGAAAGAAAGTGTTAGCAGTATCTACTATAATGTATGTCATTCTATTTGTGCTCTGCCATTAGGCAATTTACTTACGTTAATATAACCCATGCCACGACTTGTGTCTTGTCCTTCTTCGGCTAACATGTTTCTTGCCAAATCTCGGAACCAACGATCCACAATTTCCTCTTCTGGATCACCTTCAAATCCGTAGCCCTCTTGCTTTAATTGTACAATAAATTCTGGGTTCCAGTCAAGCTCAAAGAATCCATTTCTAATATTATCTTTATTAACATGGGTGTCCAAAACAGCTACCCACGGCTCACCTTTGGCAGTGGCACGTTCTTTTGGAGTCATCTTTGCTTTTTGTTCAGCTTGTTGAGCTGTAGCTGTTGATGCAATAGCATCGGCTTCTTGTTTTTTAAGATTTTCTAAGTTTGCTTCTAACTTATCAATTCCCATCCATTTTTTTAATAGTTTAATCATTTTTATCCTTACAATCACAAAGTCTACCTTGTCGGCAATTACCAGTACATGCCGTATTATTTTTAGGAGTATTAATCATAATCACTCCTATTAAAACTGCTACTAAAAGTAATGCAACAATCATCTCTAACATTAGGTACCCCATTCGTTTTTAAATAATGGAACTTGCAATCTATCGCTATAACGCCAGCCACGCTTCATTGCGGCAAGGGCAATGGCTTTAGCATTGAGATTATAAACAGACTCAACACCACCGACAGGCATAAGATATACGTGACCTTTAAAACCCGCTTCTCTAAATTGTTTAACTGCTCGTTCTGCATCTTTAACATCCTCTTCTGTTGCTACTACAAATTTCAAATACGTTGTTCCAACTTGTTCATATTCACAAACAACTTCTGGGAGAATAGCTTCCTCCCACTTTTCACCACTAGCCGGAAGTTTAGCACTTACACTGAATGTAAGTTCTTTACCTACTTCACTATTCCATTTAGTCAAGTATCCTTTAAACTCTGGCGTAAGTTTCTGAGTACCGTTTGTTTCAAACGTGATCTCTTTTAATGCCTTCATTTTAGGATTGTTCAATAAGTCTGGATAAGCACGTTGCCAACCTAGTAAAGGTTCACCGCCTGTAATAACTAAATGCTCGTCGTGCCATTCACCATGTGGAATAATTTCCATAATACGATCTGTGATAGCTTCACTAGTAAGCATTGGACTTAGATCTTTAAAACTAGGATGCCAGCTAGCATAACTATCGCAACCAGTAGAAACTAACGGAAGTTCTTCATACTTGTTATATAAATGTACTACTTCTGAAATATCTTCTGCTTCCGTACTTAACTCACCACGTGGCATACCGAAGCCCTTACAAGAAAAATTGCAGCCAAAAGTTCTAAGGAACACGCTAGGTACTCCCATATATCTACCCTCGCCCTGTACACTATAAAATAATTCTGCAATTTTAATTTTACTCATCTTCATCTTTCTCTAAATATTGACTTACTTGATCTTCTGCATCTTGTATACTTTCTGCCCATACTGTAAATGTAGCGATACCTTTACTAGCACTAATATCAAAAGGAACAGTTCCATTAGGAATCCAATTGTCACCGACTTCACGTTTGATCTCAAACTTATTTAGGTCTGTAGTTTTCATACGGTGAATTAATTCATCAGTTATTTGTTTGGCGTTCTGCATCTCGTTCCTCTTTGAATTTTTCAACATCTTCAACAGCACTTAATAGTGTATGAGCATAGTTAAATGCTTGTTGTTTACGCATAACTAGGGTAGACTCTGTATCGATATAGCCTTTAGTTAACAATGTCCAAATATGATGCCAGCGATCCTTGCTCCACCAATTGCTTCTTACAGTTGTATAAACAGTAACACTGACTTCGCCATGATCGTCAGCTTCTACCCATACATGATGATCGTGCTCAGAAGCACCACACTCACAGGCAACTCGGTAGACTTTACTCTTACCCCAGTCGTTAGTTTGCATAATACCTTCAGCTGGTACTTGTATTCTTAGGTCAGTCATTTAGAAGCATACTCCTGTTGCATTTTAATATTGTCAAAGAATTCTTTCTTTGTGCCAGCATCATTAGTAAACGCACCTTTGAGTACTGTGGTCTGTGTTAAACTACTCTTGGCCATAATACCGCGATTCTCACAGCAACCATGTGTAGCTTGAATATACACACCTAAATCCATGGCTCCTGTAGCTTTTTGGATTTCCCTAGCAATATCGTTACACAACTCTTCCTGGAGAGTCCCGCGACGAGCACACCACTGAGCAATACGAGTGTACTTAGACAAACCAATAAGTTTTTGTGCGGCGATGATGCCAATGTAAGCGACACCAGTAACGGGCTGATGATGATGACTGCACATAGAGCGGAGCTCACTACGTACCACCAACATACCTTCGTATCGATCCACCGAGTCGTTGGGAAATGCTGTTGCGTCTGGTGCTGGTTCATATCTGCCACTCATTATTTCGTTGAAATACATTTTAGCTAATCGCTTGGCTGTACCTTTGCTATTAGGATCATTTTCACGATCAATAAGCAAACAATCTAATACTTTTTCAAAAGCCTTAGTAGCTTCTTCGATTAAGACTTCTTTTTGTTCTTCGTCGACAAACTCGCTAATGTTGTCACCGGCCCAAAAACGTTTGCCTCGTCGTTTCATTTGAAAGCGGATAACATCTGCTAGATTACATTCTTTATAATTTTTGTCATCATCGCCTTGCTGTTCTGCGCCAGCAAGAATGTTTTCGTGTTCGTATATTCTGGATTCAGTCATTATTACTCCTATGTGTTATTATATAGGTTTATTTAGGTCGTTGTCAATTATTTTGTGCTCGAAGTTTACGGCATGCTTCTTTAACAGGTATAGGATAGTCAGGACTAATTTCCGAAATTGAACAATCATATTTTACAGTAATGGCAGGATGTACAGTTACATACCATGCTGTATAGATGCAGGCAGTTAATGCTATAATAAGGATTGTGATTACATCCCAATTTTGTCTGATAAAAGTATTTTGCATAAATGGTAATCTTTTTTTGATTTAAAACGAAAAAACATACAATTAGTATGGGGATGACTAGTATATCTATCACCGGGCAATCCAAACACTTCTACAATATCGGCACATAATTCATTCCACCAATATTCTTTTTGACCCTGCCAAGGTACTTTGATTTCCCAAAGGATATCAGTAACGTCCATTTAATTTTGCTTCTTTTAATTCATCTTGAAGATAATCAATGTAGCTAGTTAGTGCCATACGTGCATTTTCTGTATCGGCAGATCTCAAATCTTCTTCGACTTTTTTAATCTTATCTTCAATTTCTGAAACAGTTAACTCATTCATTTCTTTAACCTCGTAGCAAGACTGCCTCCAAATAATACATTGAAAGCTAACCAAGTTTGCCAAGTAAATGGGATATTTAATACTGGAAATAAAGTATTCAAACTCCAAATACCTACAAGGGGTCCAAATACAACTGCAATTACAATAAATGCAATACCAAATGTAAGTTTTATTAATGCTGAAGTCATAGTCATAACCAAAAATCCTCCCAAGGATAAACTAACCAGCAGTCTTCTTCTGCTTTGTTTACAGACCAAACATAATAGTCTGGGTCTTTGAATTCACTGCTGAGGTTGTGTGTTAAAACTGCAAAGCGAACTGTATCGCCCCAAACATATTGCCATTGGGTCTCACCGGGTAAACAACTAGATTGCCAATCTTTTTTAATCCAAGCGACAGTAGATCCTTGATCATTGATGTCATCAACAACAAGAATCCGTTTACCTTCATAAGCATCTTCGGCCATATTACAGTTACTAACACAATCTCCTCCGTCGCGTAGACTTACGTCTAACGATTTCATCGGAATACCGGTATACTGACTTAATAAATTAGCTGGCACAAGTCCACCGCGGGTTATACCTACAATATAGTCGGGACGCCAATAGTGTGCCGACATTTGGCGAGCGATATCTAATACCGCTCCTTCGACTTGTTGCCAAGTGTAGTGGATTTTTTTCATGCTGTTAGGCCACTTGCCAATGTTTGGCATTCTTCCTTAGTCATAAAGAAATTATATGTTTGTGAGTCAACAACTTCGCCATCTTTTAAATGTTGCTGTTCTAAATCAAGAGCAAACAAACCTTTTGGAGCAAGTACTTCGTGTTTCTTTAACACAAGTCGAAAACCTTCTTGTTCTTTGATAACTATTTCTTTGTAGGTATCTTTAATTGATTCGTGTAATTGTTCAACTTGCATCTTCATCTCCTTTAATTGCTTCAAATGTTCTATATTTGCCCAAAGCATTGATGTAGTCATCATATAACTTCTTTAGCTTTGGATGTTTACGTTCTAGTGTAACATCTCTTTCTGGAATTTGCAAGACTTTTTCAATTGTCTTTAGCCGTTCTTCCAGATCGCGGCCATTTATTACAAGATTACCTTTGACATCTAATGTAGGCGGGTTGGATTGACTGATTGTCAGTGCGGCATCATAAGGATTGGCAACACTAGTACCAGTAGTCCAGACAGTGTTAGTTCCAGTCGACGTTAAATAACCACCATTTGGTATAGTAGCTGTGCTGGTACCATTAGTATATACTGAAGTAGCAGTTGTATTAATTGTTGGGAAGTAGGCCATTCTTTCTATCACTTAAATATTTTTCAAAGTGGATCCATTTATTTTCTACAATAAATCCCCACTCGCGTTGGCGTTTGCCCACAAAGAACAATGTCCATGGAGTAACGCCTTCTTTTAATTCAATACGATGGAAGGTATGTGTGTTACCAAAACGGAAACTGCCGGGGCCACGCCATACTCTTACTTCACAGTTCTTTGTACCATCTTCGTTAAATTGAGCGATCCACTCATAGTAGCCGCCAGCAAGAATAATAGTAAAATAGTTCCAAGGATGATCATGAACATCATCTGGATCTGATTTTAAGAACTTGTGTAAAAATACGTTGTAAGGGAATGTTACACGTTCTTTGAATAGAACATAGTAACGTTCGAGATATGGTTCGTTCTCTGCACGATCCATAATGATGCGTTTACGGTCATGGCGTTCAAGCCAATTAAGGACGAGGTCTTTGATCTTCTGGAGTATCATAATGGTCTTTCACTAGTTGATAAGTTGTTTTAAATTTTTCAAATGCTATTTTTAATCCAGGATATTCATCGCACATTTTTTGTATTCTACTTATATCGGGCAATGTATCTACAAATTCTATAGGCATCTTATATTCGTAGCCTGCTGAACCTGTAAGAGTAATAGTAGGACCCGAACCGATAGTACCTGAAACAGCACCAGTACTACTAATGGTAAAAGCATTACCACTCGATATTCCTGCACCTGTATAGTAATAACTAGACCCTGTAGTACTATTAATAGTAATATTACTTAGGGCAGATATTTGATCAGACGTTAACGGTTGTATTTCTTGAGCTGTTATACCAACAGAATCACTTGACCAATTGAAGGAGTTTGTTAGCACTGAAGAAGTTGTCATGTAAGTCCTTTGTTTGTTTTCGAACAGTGGGAATCATGCGTGTATGATTGTCCATTAACTCTATAATCTTACGACACAGATCGGGACGATATACAGTATAAGCATTAAAATCTTCTGTCCATTTGCTTGGATATTTAAATCCTTCATAATACATTTCGCTGTAACTAAGTCTATCGGGTACTAGCGGAATAGCATCAACTACCGCACCTTCATAGCAACTAATGCCTAGTGTTTCTTGTAAGTTAGCACTAAACACCATCTTTGCTTCGCCTAACAAGTTATGATATTCATTTTTTGTTAGCTGTTGATCCTGACACACTACAAATTCATACTGCGGTAAATGCGTAGCTAAGTCTCTGAAAATCTCAACTTGCTTCTCGGGTGCGATGCGATGAGGGAAAAGAATTAGATTACGCTTGGGCATGTTCTTATACATGAGTAGTATATCTTCCATATACTCCATCGGCCACCCTGTTTGTTGCATCTTGGGAAATTTACTGTCTAATACTTCGGCTAAATCTTCTTCATACCAAGGATTTTCATTTTGAAATCCTCCGTTGAGTAATTCTCTAAAGAATAATTCCATATGAAATTTAGTAGCAAAGTAATTATGATCAAACGCATGATAAAAACTTTGTTCAGCGTGTCTAACCCAAGGTTTAGCACCGACTAGACGTCCTAAGAAATCTTGAGGATCATAACTGCCAGCATGCCATAGGCCGTGTGTTGTTACAGGAATTTGCAACAACTCACTCATATACTTTAAGTTTATGATACCAGGGTGCCAAGCATCAGTGAAGATGAAATGATCGCCAGGCTGAACTGATCCGGAGCAAAATAGACGCCCCATTTGTTCCACTTGTCGAGACTTATATATATTGGTGCCGCCAAAATTAAGAAAAGCACCAGGAGTAGTGGCTGTAGGAATATCCGTAGGCCCAGATATAATTTGAACATTGTGTCCTGCCTTTCGTAAGAGAGCAGGTACATGAGTCTTCCATTGACCCGTGTACCTAGTTTCAACAGCTTCTAAATCAATTAGAAATACGGTCATTATTGTATCTCGGATTTTTACCTAGATAAGGTTTACGTTCGCCTGTGAAAGGCTTCTTAGGACGACGTGTCTTGTCGAAGTTACGCCACTGCCAGCTTTCTCTGTTGTAGAGGTGAGCTTCGTTAAACTCGCAGAGTTCTGTACGGCACCAATCATGGAATGCCTCGAGATCATCAAATAATTTAACAATATCGGGACGTGTTTCGAAATAACTAAAGTCCTTGTAATTCTTAGCCATTATAGCTTTCCTTAATATTTAATAAATGAACCATTTTCTCCGTCTTCGGAGACCTCAATCCAAACCTCACGGCTTGGATACTTTTGTGAAATCATGTCATACAAATCGTCTGACATCATCTCGCAACTTTTATAATCCAGTTTTAGTATACTGTCTTTGTATAAATTTTCCAACCAGCGTTTGAACTGGATGAATTCGACATCACGGTCGTTGTGGGTAACTGAAAGCCAAACACGAAAATGGAATATATGACGATGAGGAGTAGCCAAAAACGATACATCATATTCATCTCCTGTTGCTAAGTTTGGATCAGTTGCGGCCGCTGGATAAGCATGGATGCCTTCTTTTTGGAAGGTGACCCAGATCATCTTGTTTGGTCGCCAGTCTTGACGTAGTGTACTTTGTGTCATATAGTTTCCTCAAAAAGGTTTTGATAATTTGAACGGGACATTCTTTCTATTGCTGGCATATCATCTTTACTTAATCTAAAGTAAAAACTATCGGATCTAGAATTACATTTTTCAAAATATCCCCAATGACCTTTGACATGTGTACAACTTAAGGCTGTGTTAGAAACAATTTGATCTTTTCCGTGAATAAATGCTTCTTTAAATTTTTGTTGAATATGTGGAACTGTAAAATCAAATAATTCAGCTTTGATAATTTTAAAATTTTCTGTAGTAACTCTTATCTGATATTGTAATTTTTGCCAAATGCTTGAATCTTCATATAATGTATTGGCAACTTTTGAAGGATGTATAGTTCCAATAGTATGAGGACTTGTAGCAGATACATCTCTAGTCTTAACTTCTACATAGTATGTAATATTAAATAAATTAAGTACTAACGTAAAATCGGCACCTTCTCCGGGTTGGATAGGAACGCCCATATTTCGTAGTATAAGTTCAACATGGCGACCAGCTTTTCCTCCTTGGTTAGTTGGAACTATAAGTCCGACTAATGGTTGACAAATCTGCTGTTCTATAAGTTGTCGAATTTGTGTATTCATAATGATGTGTCTTGTGTATACTGATCCCAGTGAGTATATTTGTCCATACTCATTAGATCATGTAGTTGATGTGTCCACACACCTGGATTTGTAGCACCCCAAGTGCGATCATCCAGTTTAAGTGTGGCGTTATAGTTGTGTTGATTAATGTAAGGTAACTTAACACTAATCATAGGTACGAATCTCGGATATTCACTGTATCCAGATTCAAGTACACCTTCAGAGTGACTGACATCAAAATCTAAAGTCACCCAGTAGTCTTTCTTTAAACATGGAATAATAACATTATCCCACGCTCGATATTCTTCGTGGCTAATTGCTTTAGGATTAAAACTTTGGCTAGTACCAAAATAGATATGCTTGATACGTTTAGATTCATCTAACATTGCTTGACTGTCATCGGCAATACGCAGGATATCTTCTACAGGTGGCGTGCCTACAACAAATAATGTAAACATGCCATGACAAATAGTATGCTCTACTTCATAACCTGTAAAGTAAACGACACCTTGTCGTTCTTCTGTGTTTAATCCCATTTGATATAACCTCTGCTGTAACCCTTCGGACGATTAACGCCGTCCGCAAACGCTTGTTGCCATTCTGTAGTACGATTGTAACATCTTGTCCAAAAAGAATCAACCTCTAAGTAGCCTTTTTCAATCCAATATTTTGCCATATGCATACAATCTATAAATTCTGGATTGCGTGGACTTGGTTTGATGGTAGTAACAGCCTTCCAAAGTTGAGCCTGTGCTTCTTGTTTGCTAACAGCCTTGCCAACTCCGTCGATAATGACCGCATTGTTATTTAGGTTAATCTGTGTACCTAGCTCATAGTTACCACTTAGATCGATAACAATATCATAGTTTTCAATAGTACTGGACAATAGTTTATCCTTCCATAGGGCTCGATTACTATGTCCTAGCACATCCACGTGGAAGATATAACCATTTAGCCGTAGTGTATGATAAGCTACCCAGGCAAGAAACCCACTGCCAATAATTAGTACTCTGTTATTTTCATTTCTGCCTTGCTTGTCCTGGAAATACGTCTTAGATTGATTAATAAGATTAATGCCACAAGCTACAGGTTCTAAAATGTAACGAGGATGTGCTTCGGGAATTTTAACATATTCATCTTCTTTAACATTGTAGTAGTCGGCATAGGCCGGTTCACCACGTGTAGCAACAAAGTCACCGATATTAACTGTTCGTACTTGAGAACCAATATTAGTCACTTGACCGATACCTTCGTGCCCTTGCATGTGCAATGGTAGTGGCCCGAAATCGCCCATCATCATGTCGATGTCACTGCGACAAACACCAGTCATAACTGCTTTAACTTCAATTTCGTTAAATGCTATATCGTTTTTGGCATAATCTACTTCTTTGAATACACCGTCGCCGACAGTTTGTAAACATTTAACCATCATAAAACTTCGATTTGTTTGTGTATCCATATATCTTGTTCTAGTTGTTTTTGCCAGAAGTTATCGTTATTTAGGTTTTCAACAGCATCTTTAATCATATTTAGGTAAGCATCTTCCGGACACCAACCTAAATCAAAACGTTCTACTGTGTTATCTTGCATTATAAACTCTATGGCACTATTTTCATAGTCCATACTTCGCCAATTAGCACTACAATGCCATTTATTACCAAAGTTTATATTACACTTGTCATCCACATCGTATGTGCCATTCGGATTAACAACGCCATACTCTGTACTATCTATGTCTTTTAGTTCCCACATCATCTGTGCGCCTCGACCATTTACTTGATCCTTGCGCCAATCAGGATTCATAGCAATATATAGACTTAGCAAGTGAGGCATTAAGTCTCGACTAACTCCGCCAAAAGCCAGTTTGCGTGTAGTAAACCAACTGCCGGGACTAGGTATACAGTTCTTACGTGTCCATTCGATATTTACGGACTTAGCTCGCCTTGCTGATTCTGATAATTCGGTAATATTACTACGCCACATATTGTTTTTAACCATCATAAAGCGTGTACTTGGAAATGTCTTAACTAAGGTATACCATATATTACTAGTGCTGACGCCAGGTTTTTCGATAAACACCATACTAGAACATTTAGCAACCTTAGTAGCAATATCAAAGTGTGTAAAATTAGGAGTACAAATATGTACTGTATCAAACATATGACATGCTACAATAGCCGCATCCACTGTTAAAAAGTCTGCACCTTTAGCAGGATCGCTATCTACAGTAACAATACCGTGACCAAGTTTACCTAATACGGTAGCATATAGATTGCCAATACCCATGCCTACAACAAGACTAGTTTTCATTTGTAAACTTCTTCCCTTCTTCCCAATACTTAATCATACGTTGTACATCTTCCATCCGTTCGGTTATAACTTCTGGAGCCGCACGTTCGATTTCTTTTAAATTATGATAGCTAGGATAATGACGCAAACACCAACGAGCTTGCTCACGTACTTCTTTTGGAATACGTGGAGTCTTTTGAGGATTCATTAAATCCTGTAAAAATTCTTCTGTTCGCTGTATACTTCTAAAGCGTTCATCAGGTAATGTCATGTACACTGGCCTCGAGTTCGTCAAGTTTGTCACTAACTTCTTCAGAAAAGTCTGGTTCATCTTCTAATTGTACACTCGTTGCGTCTACTTCGTCAAACAATTCGAAATATTTGGTAGTAGCATTAACTGTCTTTTTACCAGTATAGCCACGTGTTCCGGGAATAGCCATCCAAAATTTACTAAATTCATCAATAATAGCGTTGGCAGTATCTCGATCATCTGTAGCAAATATAGCTTCGATTACATCTTTAGCATAAAGCCTATCAAATTTTTCTTGTACCAGCATAGTCGGACACTTACCTGCATCATATTGACGATTGGCTTCCTGTACAGCATTGATATGCATCCAAACATTATGTCCCATCATGATAGCATAGGTAAAACTATCCCAACTAGTCTTGCCAATCTTACCAATTTTATTCATATCATTTGGACCATAGATACAAATTTCGTTAACTTTGACACCATCCATGATAGGGCTTGTGGTAAAACTATCAAAATGTCCGTCTTGTACTACTACGTCTTGGAAGAGTCTTGTGTCTTGAGCGTACTTTTTGTCATCAAGAGACGGCAACATGCGGTAGAGCCATTTTTCTCTATCGGTAATTTCTGTTTGGACATAGATTTGTCCATTTGCTGTTGCAAGGAACGGCGAGGCGCAATCAAAAGAGATGGTAAAGTTTTCATTATGATATTTCCTTATAGCACGTTGTATGTCGGTTAAAATTAATGCCCACTCTAACTTACTGGTGCCCAAGAAATGCATCCAGTCCTGATGTCCTTTTTCAAGAAGTCCATCAAAGCGTAACGCCACTAGACGTTTTAACGTCAAGTGAATATCGCACATATTTTGTCCGCCCATAGCCCAACCATTAAATGGTTTGTCATATTTCTTAGGATCGCAAAAGTCTTTCATTTGTTGATACCAGTCTTCTGCCTGTGCGTGATTTTCACCTTGTAATACATTTAAGAATTTACAAGCACCTGTGCGATGTTTAATGAAATATTCATTGTTATACTTGGTTGCCGCTACAGCCTGTTGATAACTTTCAATACCAGTGGCCGCACGTCCAACAGGACTACGTTCAACCCATGCAGGAATATCAAGTACCATGCCATAATCCATTAAGGCGTCCATCCAAGCAAGAACTTGTTCACGTTTCTTTTGTGCCGCATCTAACTGTGCTTGATACAATTTTGGATGATCAATTTTAGACATTTTAGGATTTCCATTCTTGTCTAATTTAGGATTACCTGTGGCATCTAGTTGTGGAACGAGCTCAACACCTTTTGCATTAACTTCTATCCATTTGGCCGCAACTTCTGGTCCAAGCGGATCTCGCCATTCACCGGCCCACACACCTTTACCAATTTGGAATCCGCCTGAATCTCCTAGTACCCAACTAGTACTACGATCTCTATTGCGAAACATATCTTCGCTTGGATCAGGTTTAGTCAAATCTAAATTAGCATGTCCAGCTGAGTACAAACAATGGTCAAAGTAAAATGCCGCTTTGGGATTTAGATAGTTCATTGCTTCAACCCCCATGGGTCCAAAGCTAGCAGGAATACGTGCAGGATCAACATAGTTGCCATACCGTTGTTTACCTATGTATGTACTAAAGAATCCCGACGTTGCCGGCAGGAAGTACGCATAATCATTCTGAGTAGCTGTTAAATTTTTATTCATTTTATCCAATGTTGTGCTAGAACCATAAGACTTAACCAAGCCCACATGGTATTAAAACCTACAAGTGTTGGCAATGCCTTTTTACGGCTGGCCCAAATAAGGGTTACACTGGTTAATAAGGTCAAATAATATAGTTCCCAAATTTGAATACCAAAAATTAATCCAGGAATAATAATAATTGCCTTAGCTAACCAGCTGATAAACTCGACTGTATTATAAGCAGTCCAATACTCTTTTGTAAACCACATCATATAGCAGTCACGCATATTGTGCCAACCGCTATGTGTATAGCTAATAACCATTAGTATTAGCCATACACCGCATGCTAGCAGTATTTGATCCTGTGTCATATTATTTGCTCTGTGCTGGTAAGATATAATTGTAAACTGCGATACCGCTATCTACTGTAATTTGTAATGCACCTGCATCTGCAATACGCATAGTCTTGTCACCTGATAGTGCCAAAATTGCTTGTACAGCGTTCACAGGCCATGCCCACATTTGTTTTAATTTACCAGTAACACCTGATTGGAATATAAAGCTACCTGCGTGTGTATTAGCATCGCCAAAATAAAATACTAAATTTCCATTTTCAGTTTTAACTTGAAATGTTTTTTCTTCTGTGTGGGCTGCCGCTTGATATTTTAATTTCTGAATACTGGCAACTGCTGGTTCAAATTCAACATCCCATGTAGTTCCTTTGAATTTAGCACTCTTTAATTTTTCGTTAATGATCTGTTCATTCATAAAACGATAATCATTTTCAAAGTCGCCTAATGCATTTTGAAAATGTAGTCCTGTTGGAATAATTTCGCCGTTACGGTCTTGTTTAACTACACTGATACCGGCACCTTCTTTATATTCTGGGCATTTTAAATGCAAATCTAGTTTATTAAGATCCGGCATACCAAATACGCCTTCCAACTGGTCGATTGGGTTATGTGTTTTTGCATCAACAATAACCGAACGATCTTCGGCAATCGATTCTATCTTAGTTTCTTTAGTAGTAGAACTAACTCTAACCAACGGCAAAAAGCCCAGGCTGTGTGTATGTGCTACTAGGTCTTGTAAAAAGTCTTTCATATGATTCTCCATGTTTGTTTATTATATAGGTTTTTGTGACTATGTCAATGTTTTTCTAACTCGTTTATTGTATTTTACTGCCGATTCTACCAATGTGTGAGATATTTGTACACTATCAGCATAATGTATAAATGCATTTGTATCCTTGGGGAAACAAGCACCACCAAATCCTCTACTGCCGTCGGAACCTGGAACTTGCATATGGCTACTACCCATACGCTCATCCAACTTTAACAGTTCAATAATTGTATTATAATCTGCACCATTTAATTGACACATATCATAAATTTGATTAAAGAACGCTACCTTGACACTTAGGAAACAATTAGTGGTATATTTCAACATACTTGCTTCTGTCAGTGTGCAATATTCAATTGTATTTAGGTTTTTAAGTGAACTAGTAAATAATTCACTCCAAATATTGTTGGGGTTAGCACCGCCTAAAATCATATATTCTTGATTAGCAAAGTCTTCGTTAGCACTTACCGCACGTAAAAATTCTGGACTATACGCAATACTATGTTTAGGAAAATCTGTTACAATCTTATTCAAATAGTCTGGACGTACGGTACATTTGATCAATACCGGCATAGATTCGGGAACTTGTTCCATTACACTATAGATTTGACTAACATCACAATCTCCTAATTGTGTACTAGGAGTACCAACACAAATAATAACCCCGTCTGCATCTGGGTAGTGTTTTATTTCTCCAGTTGTATATTTTGGATCGACAACGTGTATTATAGTTTCTTTCAATGAGTTGGCTACTGCTTTGCCAACAAATCCGTGACCCGCAATTATAATTTTTTTCATATTAAAACTCAAATAAACTATTAAAAGTATTTTTTTCTTCGGTACTATTTAGGTCCCACTTTAGTACACCAATTAAATTATCTAACTTATTGTCGATAATTGTTGCCTCCATTTCAGCATGATCAAAAGGTAAATCTTTGAACCACTGTGGTAATCTCAGTTCATCTACTGGATAAGCAACCGATGTATAACCTAACGGATTAGGTTTAAGTTTACAAACAATAACCTTAGCACCGTCTGTAATAGCCATGCTATACTTGTCGTCATACATACGTTTTAATGTATTCCAATTGATACTAGCACGGACATGCCCTGGCATATTGGTCTTACCTTGTTTCTTTTCTTTAGCACCATAATCAGTAATATTATTAGCACGTTTGGGACTACCTTTTTCCCATCCTGGACGAGCTTTGAAACGAATACGGAATTCACTAATATGATCCAGAACTTCTTGTTCAGGTTTACCCATCAATACCATTTCAAGAACATCGCTTAAGAAGTCTTGAATAAATTCTGGAGTATCACTACGTTTCAGATCCAACCCCATGGCTTTAATCTTTCCTGCTTTGCCATCTATGTCTGCACGTTTACCTTCTTTATCATAGTAAAGAACAGCATAGCGTTTCTTAGTAATAAAAAGGGCTTTACTGCCAACAATTTCACGACCGGCACGAATAACTTCTCCACGAGTCTTTGGACAATGAAAAGTATCTAACATAAATTGTGGAAATGTTTGATTAACTTCTTCCCCAATTTGATCGTATAATGAAATTACATTCTCTTTACTCCAAGGAATCAATCCCGCTTCGATGTCCTTCTGTAAAGTGCGATAAGCACTAAAATAACAACTATCAGTGTCACCATATATAATTGCCTTTCCTCTGTAATCATATTCGCCTGTGATAATCTCGTTTACTTTGGCCGCCATATGCCGGACAATCTGACGTCCTGTGAGTGTGGTCGATTGTCCAATTCGTTTATCAAAGAATCTACAACCGCTATTAAGAATAGCGCCATACAGACTGTTAAGATTAATCTTCTTAACAAGTTGTCGTTTGTCCCAGTATTCTTCTTCAACTTTGTTTCCAGCTTTAATTGCATCTTTTAATTTGGCCTGCATTTCCTTGCGTTCTGCATACCACCTTTTCAATAGCCCTGGAATTATACCTTCAATTTCATAGGTGAAGATAGTACCATTTGCCGAAAGCATCCAAGGCTGATTGCTTTCGTAAATTAATCTATATACTTCTGCCGCACTTAATACATCAACGTCGCCATTTTCCCAGTCAATTGTAATATCAGTACCAATTTCTTGATTCATTACAGCTTCGTATTCATCACTACCAAATTTACCTTCCCAACTAGCCGCAAATGATTTGCCTTTGGCCATTTGAAGTTCAATGTATTCTTCTGTTTTAGTTTGACGTAGTTGACCAATAATAGTTTCCGGTCCCATATTTAATGCACGAATAGCACTTGGATAAAGACTGTTAATGTCTAATGATCCAACCCAGTCCACAATACCTTCTTTAGGAACAGCAACATAAGCACCGGCAGCCGCAGTATCCTCACGTTCACTCATTTTTGTTCGATTAGGAACTTGCATACCTCTACGATGTGCTTCGTTAATAATAGCTTGTTCAGTTACAGCCACGGCACCCATTGTAGTTTGTAGCAATACTGTATTTTCATGTGCCAGTGTATTGGCTAAATCCATGAATTTTAATTTTTTATCTAAATCGTCAAGAAGTTTACAGTCATTGATGTTGTATTCAACGAATGTTTTAAAATCATTGTTGTATAATTGATCTAGTGTACCTTCATATTGTGTTTTACGTTTGCCTAGCTCATATTCTGCAATCGCATCAAGTCTATAACTGTGGCGTTCTTCATACGTATACTTGCGGTACAATTCGAGATAGTCTAAATGAACGCGACCAATATAGTCATAGGTTACACTATTTCGACCAAACTTTTCATATTCTCTACGTTTTGGAAATTGATCAAACAAACAAAAACGTCTTGTGTCTTCTTTACTCAATACTTTTGTCACGCGATTAGTTGTGTAAGGAATATCAAATCCTTCTGAGTTCCAACCGCTAATAACATCAGCATCTTTAATTAGATCCAAAAACATATCCAACAAATCTGCTTCGTTATCAAACAAGTATGTATTAGGAAAGTCTTTGACCATTTCTTTAGCTTCTTCCATCTCAAGACCCTTAGGAGGAATAGCCATACATACCATAGTTTCTAACCATTGTAGGTAGACAGCAATCGCAGTAATTGGCATGAATGCATCGTCTGGACTTGCATAACCACGTTCTGGATCAAAGTCTACCTCAATATCAAAAAATGCTACATTTAACTTTGGAGCATCTTGATTAATATAGTGTTCGCTTAGTGTAACAAAGATTGGATTAATGTCTGCTTCGTACATTTCCTTGCCACTATTGATGGCTTGTTCTTTGCGTAGTTCTTTTGTGTTTTTACAAATGATACGAGTGAGTTGCTCACCGTAAATTGAAGTATGTTTACCCTTAGGGTCTTTAACATAAAATGTATGGCGTACAGGAATATCTCTAAATACTCTTTTGCCATCTTTATTTCGCTCAACGATTTTTATAATATCGTTCTCGCGGTCAAACCATGCGTCTACATAAGACATAAATTTTTTTCTCCATGCAATTTAAGGCTTGCAAATACCCATGTGCGATTTGTTGGCTCGCTGGACCTTTATCTTGTGTTGAAAGCAATAACAGTTTTTGTCTGTTCACTTTTATTTGGTTTACTACAATGTAGCACTGACCCTGGAAAAGTTAATATATCGCCTTCGGTTACTTCTACTTCGAATTCTTCGTCAATAAATTTAAAAGTTGTTTTACTTGAGCCTTCTGGTAAATCTAAATAGTATACATTCGAATATAGACAATTAGCATGACTATGCCAACTGTGATAATCTCCTGTACGATATTGTTGAAACCAATAATCGATACAATCAATATTAAATGGTAATTTTAACATATTTTTAACTTGTCTACAATGCTCTTTGAGCAACGGACTCATTATATTAAAATATGTCGAATTTAATGATTGACCCCAGTCAGTATTTGAAATACGTTGTGGAATCAATCCATTCTCTTCAATAATACTATGTTCACCTAACTTACTAATTGATTCAAGCAAGTGTTCTTTAATTAGTTCGTGCTGATCTAGTTTAGTAATTAAAAATGCACTGGGCTGTTGTACTACTCGCATATTTAAATACGTTTTGTAATATCCAAAATTGCTTCAATTTCTTCCCAGTCTTCGTTATATTGTTGCCAATCGCCTTTATGAGCAATCTTGATAGCCTTGTTAATAACGCTAGGTTTAATTTGTAATTCTTCGGCAACTGCTTTAACAGTTTCTTTTAAGCCTTCTTGCAAATCTTCTACTTCACGTAATACAGTAGAACCCTCGCTAATTAGTCGTTCTAATTTTGCTTTTTCTTCTGCGCCATAATTTCTGCCTGCCATAGTTCTCTCCTTATATGCCTATTATAAAGTATTTATTGCTTAAGAGCAACACTTTTTTTATTTAAATTTTGGTCCGGTTAACCAAATAACTAAACTTTTTCTAATACCCTTTGTAACGGGTGTAACACGATGCATCATAAAACTTGGAAATAAAATCAAAGCACCTTTACGCATTTTTGGTCTTTCGGTTCTATTATCCCCACATGTATTAAATTCAAAATCTCCGCCTTCAAAATCGACTCCAGGTTCGTTTAATAATAATGTCATGGACAATTTTCTATTTTCATGCCAATCTTTCATCATTTCACCTAACGCCATGTCTATGTGAAAATCATATCTTCCATCTTTATCAGCTTCATAAGTTGAATATTGTATGAACTCGTAACCGTTTATGTCAAAATTGAAATATTTTTCATTCATATAATCCAGTGCATCGTTGAATCTTTCAAAGATCCAATAGTTATCTTTGTTAGGATGCATAAAATTTATATCACTCTTTCTTACGTTTCCTCGATCTATTCCTGGCATTAATCCTAATTTGGAAGTATGCTCTATAATTTGATCTAATTCTTTTAGCGTAAAAACAGTATCGTCCAACGCATAGGTTGGGAAATAGCGTAAACGTTGATATGTGTTATTGGAGATTTTCTTGTACATACACTAATTATCAGTGTATGAAAGAGACTAGATTATTTTCTGATTTCTTTTAAACCATGCTGTGCGTATAGATGATGTAGTTCTTCATCGCTTGCAAGTTCTAAATGACTTAAATCGTAACCGCCTTTTTTGCTCAATCGGCGCATCATACGATAACGTTTGGTTGGATGTAGTTTTGACTGAGCGTCTTCTAAATTAAGATGTCCGCCGCTTGGTGTAGCATCTTTTGCATCCATTACTCCTGGAGTTGCTCCCATAGGATCGAACCCTATTCTGTGATCTGAATTTTGATCTTCTTTAACTTTCTTCTTATGCTTCATAGCATTGCTTAGTTTTTTAGTACCTGTATCGGCTTTATTAAACTCTTTAGCAACACTAGATTTAATACCTAATTTTTTAGCAAACTCTGGATTATGTGCGGCAGCGGCCATAGTACGTGCTTGTTTTTCTGTAGTACTTTTTTCACTAATAACACTTTCGTTTGGTACACAGTTATTAACACGAACACCGCCTTTAATCTTGGTGCCTTCTTTGTGTTTGCCTGTCCAGCATTTAGCATCTAATCGTTGTTTAACTTCTGCTACATCCTGCTTTTTAGAACTAGCGGATTCTTTCATTAAAACACGTTCGGCAATATGGCTAGCGTACTGACGCATTAGTTGTTTCTTTTCTGTAACAGCTTCTAAATGTTGGTCTTCAACTTCTTTAAAATAAGATTTAAGAACAGTTGGTTTTGAAATAACAGTTTCTTTCGGTGCTTGATAGTGTTGCATCGCCATTTGTACCGGCAATGACACTTTATGAGGATTGGCACCTTCGTTTAAAACTGTGTTATTGTTAACTTCTTCTTTTAAAATTTTGACATCATTTTTGTCAATGATAGATAAAAATTTGTTTATACTTTCATCTGTACTTGTTGGAAAATATTTCTTTGCAATATCAGGATGACGACTTATAGCGGCCTTAGTATATTTTCCCATTACTCCATCGACTCCATCATGATTTGGTCCAAATGGACCTAGTTTTCCGCGTTCTCCCGCGGATATTAATTCTTTTTGTAACTGCATGATCTTAGGATCTGCCGGAGCAGTAGTACCGGTAGGTGATGCACTTTGATTAGGTTGCCCATTTTGATCTTTGGAAAATAATTTAGTTCCTGGTTTGATATAACGATTGCCACGTAGAGGATGTGCTTTCCCTAACGGGGCATCGTCCTCGCAACCCACTCCAGGATCATCCATTCCAATTCTATCAAGTTCAGTACTACCGCCCATTGCTAATACTTCACGTTCAGCGCCAGTATAAAGATTTTTAGGAATAGGAATCCATTCGCCATCGACAAGGAGCTCAGTTGGTATTGTGTTTAAAGTTGCATATCGTACATATCTAGAACCTTTTTTAACATGGTCCTTATTGTATGCATCTAGTTCCTGCCCAATTTTGTTCCAGTCTATTTTCATAGCCTTAGCAAGTTCTTGAGCTCGCATTGTACTATCTTGAGTACAATAACCGAATCCATGATACATTTGTTGCATGCCCCATTCGCCGGAACCGCCTTGAACTTGGCCGCCTCTTGCATCTACAGCATTTTTGTATTTAGGATCGTCGAGGTCGACGTATTCGCCTGAACGTTGATATGGGTCTTCGTTAACAATACGAAGAAATTTAGACATTTCATTAGCGCCTACTACAGGCTTGGTAGCAACTCCATCCATAGCCTGTAGGATACGCTTCATGTCCACGGGTATTACCCTTTAAGAATGTTTGTTAATTTACGGAAAGTATCAGCTTCGCGTGATTCGTTGATAATGTTTTCATTACGATTCAGACGACCTGTTAATTCACGCATACGATCTACTTCTGTAGATTCTTTAACAGTTTCTTTTTTACCAAATGGATGTCCTGCTTTAGCGGCGGCTTTTGCACGTGAACCCCAAACTTCATCTTTAGGAGATTCTACTTTGCCATCTCCATCGTAATCTTTGTCAGCTTTCTTTTCAATTGCTTTCTTTTCTTCGATATATGCAGTAGTTTCTTTGATGTTCTTCCACATAGCGGCAGCGGCAATCTTTTCACCTTTCTCACCACCACCAGCTTTCTTAGCTAGCTTATCAAAGTTCTTACCTGGTTTACCAATGTCTCCACCGGACTTAGCTTTCTTAACTGTAGCAGATTTCTTAGCGGCACTCAATCCAGCACTTGGTTTGCTTTCTTCAACTTTACCGTGAACTGGGCATTTAGCTTTACCTTTTTCTTCACAGCAACACTTAGCTTTAGCTTCTGACATTTTTTTCTTGTCAGCGGCAGCCTTCTTCATTGGCTCTTTTTTGTTACCGTCTTTGTCTAAATCTAAAAAGTCTGGCTTAGATTTTTTACCTTCTGGAACCATTTCACCATCTTCGCTATGATCGTTTACAATAGCTTTAACAGCGTTCTTTAATGTTTTATACTTGTTAATTTTTTCTGCATGATCTGGATGTGCTTTAGGAGGAGTTTTTGCAACTTGTCCTGAACCGCCACAATGCTCGCAATCTTCCATGCTTTCATCAATGCCATCATCACTGTCATCTTTAGCTTTGTAAATATGACGTGATCCAGGATATTTCTTTTCCCATTCTTTACCACGTTTGTTTTCTTCTTTATCCATATCACGACCAGCTTTCTTTTCAGCACTTGATTGACCTTTGGCTTTGCTTGCTGGCTCAGAGTGTGGCTCATCACTGAAACGATCTGGATTATGTTTGTGTTTTACTACACCTGGCTTTGAACGATCAATATCTCCACCAGTTGATGATTTTTCTTCACGCATTAACATTTTAACAGCTTGAGTTTTCTTTAATTCAGCAATCTTCATTTTTGCCTCCGATAGCATAGTTTCCATATGAGCACGTTGCTCATTGGTGATCTCAGCATCATTCAAATGTTTGCCGAATTCGTTTACTTTCATTTCATATTCTAAATAGTGATATACAGTAGCAATATAGTCTGCCGCTTTAGTAATCTTGGCTTCAACCCAGTTTTCTAATTCGTCATCATCGTGTAACTGTTTGAATAATTTGTGTGAATAGCTGGCTAATTTATATAAATCGGCCTTGGCCATTTTGCCCTGTTGCTGTTTGTCTTCAGGGGATAGTTCTAGATGATGCTCTTGACCACCGGCAGTATCGCCTGGCATTTCTGCCCCTGCTTCTGCTGTGCCCATTCCTGGGTTCAATTGATCTAAATCTGACATGTTATGTAACTCCGTTATCTTTATATATTTAGCGTCTTTTGATTATTGCTAACTTTTTACCTGTTTTGTTTTTCATGGTTTCCATAGGTGCGCCAAATAAACTTACACTATTTTGATCAAGGGCACTAACGCTTTTTACAGGTTTTTTATTAGCATTATTGGCGTAATTAGGGTTAGGAACACTGGCAATACTAGCACTACTTGTAGCACCTGCACTAGCTGATTCCGCTACACCATGTTTAGCATCTAACCCATAATTTGGATTGTGTCTTCGCTGACCTAATACTTGATGTATTGCTTGAAATTTACTGTTATATGGATACGGTTGTCCATTTGCCATTCTATCTTCTGGACTACGTCTAAATTTTTCTGCTAGGTCGTGAAGTTCTTCATTTGACAGATGTGAAAAAGGTTTAAGCCACTCTTCATATCTTCTTACGTTTGCTTCACCTTCTTTTTTTCCTAAGGTGACGCCGTGTTGGTAACCTTTTTCATAATGATCTGATGAAGGACCATATATAGAACTGGCACGTGGATTTCGATGACCTCGTTTACCATCATTTACGCCATCTTCATAAGGGCCTTCTAACAATTCTTTAATTTTCATTTTTTGATTCCTCTAAACCCATTACCTACTGCACGTTCTCCACCCATAAATTTAGGTAAACTAAACCATAGTTTGAACCATTCTTCAGTTCCAGGTTGTATATTTTGTTCACGTTCGATAATGCGTTTCTCTGTACCAGTTATACTGATGTTACTTCCGCCATAAGGTTGCAAGCCCTTAAATTCATTAATGCCTGCCAACTTCTTAAGACGTGCTAGTTCATCCATTACTTCAAGCTCGCTCTTAACATCCAGCTATGCTTTTTATGTGCATCTTGACGGTCGGCTAAGAAATTGCTTAATCCATGATCGCCATTTTGTTCTGCCATTTCAAAAGTAATACGGAAAATATTAGCCATTTTTTCGCTGTCTTGTAACAATTCGCTCAGCATCTCGTGAAATCCTGGAACATCATTTTCATCACGTACATTAGTTAACATACTAAACTTTTGTAAACTTCCTGGTGCATAAATTTGTAATGCACGTAAATGTTCTGCAAATGTGTCGATACTACCGTATACTTCTAAATAAATTCTTTCAAACAATGCATGTAGACTTTCAAACAATGGACCTTCTACGTTCCAATGAAAGTTGTGTGCTTTTAGATAAAAACTAAATTCACTGGCAAATGCTGTTTTAAGGGCTAAATGATATTTGTTATGTTCCATTATACACCGTATTTGTTTGGCTTGCGTTTAGCTACTGGACTTTTTTGGTTTACAGTCGACAATTCTAAACTTTCAGGAGTTGTTCGTAATTCAATGTCGTGACCGATACGTTTAATATCTTTGGTAATTTTAGCATGTTCTTGTTCTGAAAAAGGCATAAAGAATGGATGCTTACCAAAATTATCTTTTGAAGCCACGTTTCTTTCACCGCCGGCAATAGCTACTCCAATACGATACATGCTGTAGAAATCGCTAGGAATATCTTGAACACTAAATGCACCCGGCATAGCCGCTACGGCCTCTATAGGTACATCTCCTTTAGTACTACCATATTCGGTGTTGCTTTGACTTTGACTATGTGCTTCGTGTGGATCTAGACCAAAATCGCCTAATTTTTTCTTCATAGGAAAATCTTTAGCCACGTAGGGTTTGACAACCTGGGTTTGTTTGGCTTTTTTAGAAGCCTTGGCAGGAGAATCTGTTGGTTTTACAGATTGTTCAACTATGAATTCTTTCGCTCTCATTATACACCGTACTTGTTACGTTTTTTATTAGCCACAGGACTTGTTTTGTTGGTTGTGGGTAATTCATGACTACGCATGTCACTAAGCTGAACAATAGGACCAGCCATTACCATTTTAGCGGCATTTTTAATGATATCATATTCTTCATCAGCAAACACAGTTAACAAAGGATCCCCAGCCATAGGTCCTGCTGGCGGAGTTATTTGATGGTGTTCGTGATTGGCTTTACTGTGTGCGCCAGCCATAGCAATACCAAAACGATATCCAGAATAAGGATTACCGTTAGCTTTGTTAATACTGATGCCCGGCATACTCAATGCTCCACGAACTGCATCCATTTCGCTTTTGTCAAATTTCTTACCGTTAGCTGGAATATCGCCTTCGGACAACTGTTTTTTTATAAATTCGTTTGCTCGCATTTTTCTAATCCAATAATTTGCTTCTTTTATATTTAGCGGTTCTTGTTCTGGTGCAGGAATAGCAGGTTTCTGAACATGATGTGTATGTTTTGGTGTTGTAATTCCCATACCCTTACGTGTCAAATCCATTAGATGTTGAATCCATGCTCTGCCTAATTTGTTAACATCAAACCCTTTTTCCCATAACGCCAACTGTTGTTGCGGAGTAGCTTTTGGATCTTTAAGAATATTACGCAACTGAGTAAAGCTCATACCGGTTCCACGAGGTGTAGTTTCTAAACTAACTTTTACATGTTCGTACCCTTGAAACTTATTAACTGCCTTCATTAAAGCGGCTGGCATATTCAACCCTGCTTGATCTTCACCTACCATAATAATAATATTATCGTATCGTGGAGGCTTGCCCGGTAACGGATTAATTAATTCATGTTTAATTTTTTGAATTAGCGTACCGCCTTCGTGTGTTACTGTACTAATATTAGCGGCATAATTTGGATACATTTTATGCCATGTTTGAACTTTAACATTTGGTGGGATAGGATCGTTTTTGCCTTCAGCATTTCCAATAAACAAATAAGGATCACCTCCTACTTGTTGTGCTTTTTTAATAGTATAGTCAAATAATTGCTCATGCCCGATGTGGCCTACAAAGCTACCGATAGCAACTACAGCCGTTTTGTTAGAATTTTCACGAGGACGTTCGGTTCTTGCACTTGCCTTAGCCGCCATTTTGGCACTAATAACATCTCGCTGTTCTTGACTAGTAATTTTAATAGGACCCAGTCGACTATTAATGACAATACCTTCGTAGTCTTTACCTAGCAAATCTTTTCCAACAATGTTAGGATCATTAATAATAGCTTTTTCTAATTCAAGTTTAACTGGTGCTAGTTTTTCTTCAACTTCTTTTCTTAACTGTACACTGGCACGATCACGTTTACCATGCGTATCTGAAACGATGCGTTTAAGTTCGTCGATATTATCTAAAACATTGATAATTTCAGTTACGTCTAACGGTTTATTTTGTGTTAATGCGTTACTGATAAACATAATACTACCTTGTTGTCCAATGCTAGTAATAGTTTTAATAATCTTCGCCGCATCTGGTACATCTTCTCCAGTAGTTGCATCTGCTACACGGAATGGAACTAAGGCTAACTGTACACCTCTTGGTAATTTATTGTAATGGATACCAACAAATTTTAATTTGCCTTCTTCAGTTTCTGTAGCAAATGGTAAAAATAAAACTTCACAAGTTACTTGTTTATTCATAAGCAACTCTGGACCTGCGGCATCGTCGACTAGTTTAACTGCCTTGATCATTTCATTAAATAAATCGTCGAATTTTTTAGCACGACCTAGTATTTCTGGATCCTGTGTGCCCTTTGCCTGATGATATTTTAAAAAACCAGCTTCGTATCTAGGAGGAGTATTACTAGTACCCATGAAAGGTTTACCTTCCGAGTCTTTACCAAACCGCCCACCAAATCCATCTATTTTAACATTTAATGGAATATTTTTTAGTTGAAATTTACCATTGTCGTGTAATTCATCTACTAGATCTAAAAAGTCTATGGCTTTTAGATCTTTCATATGCGGCATATTTTTTCTAAGTTGAGCTTTGACTTCTGCTTCAAATATTTGTTCGGTTGAGTTTTTACGCCAATCTGGCCATGTACCGCCGGCAATAGCATCTTTTCTATGTCTACCGTATTGTATTTTTTTACCAGCTTGGTCTGGAGTACGCTGATAGCTCTTTTTAAATTTTTCTAAATCTAAAAATTCTCCCTCGTATTCTTTTGCCATGTCAACTGCTAATGATCTCATATTTGTTAGATTCAATTTTTCTAACATTTGATCAATAGCGGCAAATTTAATATCGGCATCACTTTTAGGATCATCACGCTCGATCATCTGACTGCCAGGTTCGAAACAAATTTCAAAGAAACGTTTTACTGTTTCGTGTTGTTCTTGTTTAGATAGATATTTGCCTATTAAGTCAACAGTACCTAAGAAACTCCATTGTAATTTTAAATCTTCTGGAGTAGGTTCTGCATTAGGATTATTTCGTAGAAATAGTTTTTTAAATTGACTATGTAGATGCTGATCGTATACACGAGTTTCTGGTTTTGCCACTTGCATTACTGGCAACTGTTGTTGCGGATTTTCTGGATGTGGTAATTCTTGCGGCTCGTCATTGTCTCCCACTACTGGACTGTATGGTTCACTTAGACCACCGCCTTGTTTACCTGATACCCCAAATGAATATTTTGAAAGATGATCGGGAGTTACTGTAGTTACTTTGGCTTTGCCTCGACCTTCCGATGATTTTAGATGTGCATGTACTTTAATTGAACCTGCTAATGCTCTATACAAATATTTGTGGAACACACCTTTAATATTGTTTGAAACATCGTTCCACTCTGAGCTATGGCTAAATTTAAACCAATCGTTAGGAACTCCGCCTTCATACTCGCCAAATTCAAAATCGATTTGTATTTTGATTGGAGGATTTGCAAATTGGAATAATGCGTTATACTGTTCATTACCACTACCAAATCCTAGCAATGTAGTGTCGCCGATCTGTTTGTTTGTATATTTTGTTAAGAATTCTTTAACTTGTGGTTCTAAATCTCTATTGCATTGTGTATCGATATCGCCCACACGTGGTTTATGTTTGGCAAATTCCTCATCACTAATACCTTCAGTGTTAAAGAAATGCAAACTACTACCGCTTAGGAATTCTTTGCTCTTTAGTAGGTTAGGTTCCCATAAATTTTTTCTAGTTTGTTTATGAAATGCTAGATTAATGTCATGCAATAACTTATTTAAAAGTCCAACCATGTACGTACGATTATGTACTGCTAAATCTATCTTGTCTGCATAGTGTACTGGTTCACCACTGTCTGCATCGCCAATGCTAAGGTTTCCGCCTTCGTTTAAAGCAGAGTGGTTACGATAAAATAATTCTCTAAGAAACACTATTAATCCTTGTATTTGCCATCAGCATGATGTGTACTGTGTTCATCATACAATTTTTCACAAACTTGACCTAGTGTATCTTCATCTAATTCATCTGGTAGTTCACGGATGGGAAATTTTTGAACGTATATTTTATAACATTCTTTGACAGCTTCTTTAAAGATTTCAGGCTTAGGATCTTTTTTATTTTCTCTGACATGAAGGAATCGATCCAATGCAGGATGAAAGAATCGACGATAGCAGTGATCGTCTTGTTCCATAAAGTGTGCTATATCATCAACTAAATCGTAGTTAATTTCACGCTCGCCACCTTCTTTAGCTTGTACATAATCGGCATCTTTAAAAAAATTACCTTCAAATAGTTCACGTATACGCATTTTTAAGCCCGTTTTAATAAATCAGCAGAAATCTCTGCGGTTAGAGTATTTATCGCTTTTGTAACGAGTTTATTTTTTAACAATGCGTTCGATTTTAGCTATACTACCACCTAAATGCATCTTAGCCAATAGCAAATTGTTATCTCCGGTGAGATAAAAATGCTTGCCTCCCCAAGTGCGTTCCTTTAATAGATCCTTTTTGCAACTTGGGGTTAGTTTTAATTTAGGGTTAGATTCCGCCCATGCAATAAATGAACTGTGTTCTTGAGTAGTTTTACCCAGGGTAATACGATAATCAAAATTCATCTTGGGCATTAAAATAGTATTTTCTTCTAGGGAACCAGCTGGTTCGCTAATGTACTTAACATTATTTTTATCAATCTTAGCTAGACGATCTATTAGTTTTTTATCATTAGTATATACACTAATCCAAGGACTTTCTACACGAACGTCAACATCTTGATGGTTTAGAAGTTCTAAAGCTATCTTAAGACCGTATTCTTTAGCATCTTGACGTTTGGGTGAGTCTAATTCTTTAATTCGCTGTATAGTTTCAGGCATGTCCCCCGAACGGAACCATGCAGAAACACTGCATACCAGTACAATTTTGTACTGGTATTTTCCTCTAAATAATTTTGTAGTGATTTTATACAGCATCTGGTATTTCAACTAAAGGAGTAGTAGAGTCTACAGTTAGCAAGGGTACTTTAGATTCTTTTGCTTTAGCAACAATCGCTAATTGATCATTATCGAGTGTAATAGTAGCCCAGCCACCATTCTTCAATTCTCCAAACAACATCATCTTAGCAAGATTGCGTTTGATCTCTTTATCGATTACTCGTTGTACTGGACGAGCACCCATCTTAGGATCAAATCCTTTAGTAATCAACCATTCAATTGCTTCTTTGTTGATTTTAATACGTACTGCTTTATCTTTAACCTGTTCTTTAAGTTCGTCAATAAACTTGTTAACAATCTTAACCATAGTATCTTTACCGAGTTTATTGAATGTAACAACACCGTCCAAACGATTACGGAACTCTGGAGTCAGGAACTTCTTCAAGTCTGCATCACTATAGTCTTTTTCTTGTTTACCAAACCCAATTGCGTTCTTTTCTGCAGAATTTGCGCCAGCATTAGTAGTAAGAATAAGGATAATGTTACGGCAATCTGCTTTCTTACCATTAGATCCGGTAATAAAGCCATTGTCCATTAGTTGCAACAGTACAGTCATCACATCTGGATGAGCCTTTTCAACTTCGTCTAGCAACAGAACAGCGTTAGGTGCTTCTTGAATTTGTGTAATCAACTGTCCAGCATCTTCTTCAAAGCCAACATATCCTGGTGGGCTACCAATTAACTTACTAATACTGTGTTTCTCTTGATATTCACTCATATCAAAACGCAATAGTTTAACACCCAAGTGTTTAGCAAGCGATTTAGCAGTTTCAGTTTTACCTGTTCCTGTAGGACCCATGAATACAAAGCTACCAACTGGTTTGTTTTCTGTCTTAAGACCAGCTTGTGCAACAATAATCTTGTCAACAATTTCTGTAAGAGCCATGTCTTGTCCATACACTTCTTTTTCAAGATTAGTTTGCAAACTAGCAATATTGCTAGACTCTGTTTCCATAATCTTTTCTTCAGGCATATTAACCAATTTACTTAATTCAAATTGAATTTCGCGTTCAGAAATAATACGATCTTCAACTAATTTTAAATTAAAACGACTACATGCCAAGTCAATCAAATCGATTGCCTTATCTGGTAATTTTTTGTCTGTTTGATATTTAACCGACAGTTTAATAGCGGCATTAAGTGCATCGTCTTTGATCTTTGTATTATGGAATTGTTCATAATACTTCTTAATACCTTTAAGAATTTGTAGTGTAACTTCTTGAGTAGGTTCATCAACTGTAATGCGTTGGAAACGACGCATTAATGCACGATCCTTTTCAAAGTGTTTACGATATTCTTCCCACGTAGTTGATGCTATAACCTTGATGTTGCCTTTGCTTAGAGCAGGTTTCATCATATTGGCAAGATCGTTGGCACTATTGCTAGCACTTCCAGCACCGCTAATCATGTGTGCTTCATCGATAAACAGCACAGTCTTGCCTTTCTTTGCTAGGCCTTTGAGTACTTGTTTAAAACGTTCTTCAAAGTCGCCACGATACTTACTACCAGCTAGCATAGCTGAAATATCTAAACTATAAACCTTGTATTCTTTTAAGAACTCAGGGACCGCACCATTTACGATATTATAGGCAAGCCCCTCTGCTATAGCAGTTTTGCCAACACCTGGATCTCCTACAAGGATTACGTTATTTTTACTACGACGACCTAAAGCCAGGGCAATGTTTTCTAGTTCATCGATACGACCAATTACTGGATCAATCTTTTTCTTAGTAACTTCTTCATTTAAATTAGTTGTAAATGCCGCTAGTGCTCTACTTGTACCTTCTTGTGGACCAGATTCTTCAAATTCTTCTTCGGAAGTATTTGTAAGATACTCTGCAAATTTATCTTTATCTATACCAGCTTGATGAATATAAAAATACGCCCAACTACGTTTTTCGCCTATCATAGCAAGGAACACATCAGTTGGTTCAATTTTTTGACGCCCATTAAATAATACCTGAGTGAACGCACGATTAAGTACACGTTCAACACTCTGAGTCTTTTTAGGTTTAATTACTACTTCATTCAGTACGATTTCTTTGCATTTATTATTCAAATAATCTTCTAAATTAATTTTAAGGGCATCAGGATTACTACCAAACCCTGTTATCGTAGTAGTAAACCCTTCATCGGATAACATCGCAAACAATAAATGTTCTATTGTTAGATATTCGTGATGTAGTTTCTTAGCAGTATCAATTGCTTTTTCAAAAACTGCTTGTAGGTTATCACTTGGTTCGACCATTACTGTTCCTTATCTTGTTTTGTCGTTTACGAGCCATTGCTAATTTCAATACACTAATGTTATCAGTGAAACATATACCGTTTAAATGATCCAATTCATGGAGGAAACATCTAGCAGTAATGCCTGATAATGTCATTGTACACTCTTGTGCATTTTTGTCAAGAAATGCAACGTCGATTTGTTGAGGACGGGGAATATCTAGAAATAAATCTGGAAAACTTAAACAACCTTCTTCAGCTATTTGTATTTCTTCGCTAGATTTGATTAATCTTGGATTAAACATTCCTAGCCTACGACCGTTATCTAACTTAATAACAAATACTCGCTTGAGTAAGCCAACTTGGTTTGCCGCCAACCCAATTCCATTGTTGGCAATCATTATGTCAATCATTTCATCTTCAAGTTGATCTGCGTTAGAATCTAACCCAAAGTCCCAATCTTCAGCACGTTGTTTTAATATGGGATCAGTTTCTTTGATTAATTTTAGCATCGATATCTTTTAATTGTTGAATAATTCCGGAGTCGGTTACAGGAGTTGGTTTAATTTTGATTACTGTAACAAATCTTCCTTTGTATCCATTATTTACATTTGGAAACCCGTGCCCGTTACTAGCAAATTCTGCACCATGTTCTATACCAGCTCTGATATCTAAATCTAATACAGTGCCTGATAAATTTTTTACATGTTTTCTGCAACCGATCATTGCTTCGATGGGAGTAATATCCACAGCATGGAATATATCATCCCCTCTACGTTCATAACCGGGTTCTGCTTGAACTAAAATTGTAACATTAAGATTACCGCGTGGTCCAGGCATACTGTCATCGCCCAGCCCTTGATATCGAATAGTGTCTCCATTATTAACGCCTGCTGGTACACTAATAACTACGTTTTGTTTCTTACCGCTAGGTAATTGATAGCTGGCTTCAAGTTGTTTGCCTGTATAACTATCTAAAAAACTAATTGTACATTGAATGTTTAAATCTCTATTACGCTGAGGTTGTCCACGGCGCATGTGTCCAAAAATATCCCCAAATGGGTGACCTTGCGGAAATTGTTGACCAAATATACCACCAAACGGATCGAACCCAGGTTGTCCTCCAAACGGATTGCCTGTATGAAAATGGAATTGTTGTCCGTTTCCAAACTGTCGTTGGTGGTCGTATTCGGCTTTCTTTTGAGCATCACTTAATGTATCATAAGCAACGCTGATATCTTTGAATTTGGCTTGATCTCCACCCTTGTCTGGATGATGTTTATTAGCCAAGCTTCGGTATGCTTTTTTAATTTCTTCTGGGCTAGCTGTTTCGCTAACACCTAATGTTTGGTAATAATCAGTCATGGTCGTAAAAAAGGCTCCAATTAATAATAGTAATTATACTATCTTAAACGGAGCCTGTCAAAGATTTGAATTACTTTTTCTTTTTCTTTTGAACTACTGTATCGGGTTTGGTACCTGCGATTTCTGTACCTTCTGCCTTTTTATGATGTTTAACTTCTTTTTTTGGTGCTGGCTTTTTAGTTTCTGCAAATGCAGGAGTACTAGCTAGTACACATGCCGAAATTACTAATGCTAATATTTTTTTCATTTTATTTTTCCTTATAGTGCTGGTTGCGAAAATGTTGGAATAACTTTCTTACCGCTTGCGTTTACTGCTGGTGTTACTGCTGTTACAGGAGTTGCTACTGGTGTTACTGCTGTTACAGGAGTTGCTACTGGTGTTACTGCTGGCACAGGAGTTGTTATTGGAGCAGGTGGAGTATATGTTGTTCCAACATTAGTTGGCATACTTAATCCGCCGTTGTTAGCACCGTTTAATTTTTCCTGTGTACGACCGTATGCACTTACACCAATAATGGCACCCATTGCGATATGGAATAAACCGGCGCCTTGAAGTGTTAATGGTTGCCATTGGCTATTAACTTGCCCATGGGACATGGCTTGTAATAAACTCCATAGGACTGGAAATCCTACAAAATCCATAGTACAGACTAGCATATACATCCAGCCCATCATTGGACGCCATTTACTGTTCATCCAATCTTCTTTTTTCTTTTCGCTCTGACTCATTGACATAGTCGCTCCTATTTGTTGTACTACTATTTATTTGACGCTATCGAATATTTTTTCCTGAGTATTATACCATTCAATCCATGCGTCTATTTTAATTTTGCATTCTTTATATTGTTCGTAATTATCACTGACTACTAAAATTAAATCGCTTAGTTTGCTTGTATTTGGATCGATTAATTTTAAATCTGGACACGCTACCTTCATATCAGCAGGTACATCTGGAAAATGTCTTTGAACAGGAACTGCTGTACTGCATCCTGCAAGTAAAACAATAATTGATAAAATTAGTAATCTTTTCATTTGATTACTCCTGCGGCATCATTAAGATCCTTAATTGCTTCTGGAGCAAGTTTACATTCTGCATCTATGGCCGAAGCATCGTGTACAATATGTTCTTTGACAACAACTTGTACATTGTGGATAACTTTAGTTTTTCCTTTTAATGCATCTTGTAATTGATTGTTGGCATCCTTACTTTGCTTTTCAGACACAGCTACTTTAGACTCGAGATCTGCTGTTTTTGCTTTCCACGCCATCTCGACATCGTAGCCGCCGCGTAACCATACACCTAAAATTACTAGTGCAATTCCAACAGGTTTTAATATTCTTACATATTTGCCGTAGAACGGAATAAATTTTCCAATCCAACTTGCAACCATACCTGTAAGTCCTACTGCAATTATAGCCCAGTAAATCCAGTTTAATATTGCATCAGGTATTAGACTCATCATCCATTGAAATTGCCACATATTATCCCTGTAATACTTGTTGTGCGTTAGCAGTATGTTGTTGACGTTCTTGTAGACCTAATGTACCGCCATTAATTTTCTTAGTTAATCCAAGTACATCAATTTGATCTGCTAGTGCATTTAAATTGTTTGCTTCCCAGAACCAGCAAGCTGATTGTACACAGCCTTCAAATGTTGTTAAAAATTCTGGAACTTCTTCTAGCGGAGTATCAATGCTTTCTGCAAAACGTTCGTAATTGCTTTTACCAGTCAATTGAATTAGTCCACGGCCGCAATATTTAAAACCGTCTCCTGATTCTTCAGGACCATTGCCCATACGTCCGCCATAAGCACGATTAGCAATCTTTTCTGGTTGGTGAGCATATTGATTTGCTATTTCCATTGTAGGAAAATAGTGTGGCCACACTTTCATAAGTGTTTCTGGACGATAGTTTAGATTTTCAACAATAGCTGTATAGCCTGCTGATTCTACCATGGTCTGGCCTAAGAAACAGGCTACACGCTCTGGTGTGTTGATATCGTAATCGGGCAATACTTTGCACAATGCTTCATACCAATGTTCGCTGTATGGGTTATTTCCAAGTATAGCTGTACACTTTGTTAAACTAAAATCAAATGTAAATCCGTCTGCCATCATTATTTCCTTTCAAGGGCTACAGCCCAGTTTGTATTTTCAAATATAAATGTCTTGCCAACTTTAACAATGTTATAGTTACCAATAACTTTAGTTAAAAACATAACTTCTGCCATGTCTTTGTTTTCTAATAAAATTGGACCTTTGATCATATTGTGAATTATATCTTTAGGTCCACTTTCTACAATATTAAATGTTACTTCACCACTGTACACTCTTTTGAATGTAATACTTTCATCTAAGACAACTATGTTGTCAGCATAACTACGTTTAAAAAATTCACTAAAATTATTTAGTTTGTTTTCTTGAGTAGCAATTTTGTAAGAATTTTTATCCTTAGGTACTATTGCACTTAAACTTTCGACGGTAGCAGGCTCGCTTTTAAAACTTTTGAAATATCTAAAACGCATGTCTTCCATGCCTGTTAATTTTTTAACACCTTCAATTAATTCAAAAATTTGTTCGCCAATATGTCTTGATCTTTCAATTTCAACATATACACGATATTTACCATCGTCTAATTCACCTGGAGTAACATCCGAATCCAAAACAAAGCTATAACCCATCTCAAAGAAATTTTCTAAATCTTTAGCAGGTTCCTCAGTGTCTACGGTAAAACTTAATACACAAATATCTTCATCATCACCGATTTTACTTTTATAACTGTCAATTTCAAAAACTTTTTTAACTAAGTTTCTCAGATCTCCAGCTCGCAAATTTTCATCTAATTTCATTGTGCTACTCCGCCTGGTGCTCCGCCTGGAGTTACCCCGCCTGGTGCGGCTCCTGGTGCGGCTCCTGGTGCCGGTGCTCCGCCTGGTGCTGGTGGAGGCATTCCACCACCTGGTGCTTGCGGTGCTGGTGCTGGCGCACTACCTTGATCGTTAGTTAACATATGGTCTTTATCTTTACCTTTCATCTTAAACATGTAGCCTTGATAAATTTCAAAAGCAATATGTTTAGGCATCTGTACTTCTACAATCCAAATAGGTTTACGATCTAGTTTACCTTTTTTACTTCCTGGACGTAGGTCCTGGGGACTTTTAATTTTGCGTGGTTCTAGCAAATGACTCTTTTGATATGTAACTTTACAACCTAATTCCATTAAACGCTTGCCAGCAGTCGGATTAGGCATCTTGTCTTTAGGCCACATAAAGCCGGCTGTAATCCAATGACGGTCCACTTTAGGGCCGTATGCTAATTCACCATCGATCCAGTTTTCATAGACGTATACGTCCATCTCTTCAAAAACACGTTCAAAGTCCTTCAAAACCGCAAGGCTAGAATTGTTTTCGTATAGTTCTTGTATGTTTTTAATAACATCTAATATGTCGTGGTGCATGTATTGATCCTAGAATTCTCTATACTTATTTAGCTGGTTCAAAATCATAACGTATTAGTTTACTTTTCTAGGAATACGTTAAATAATAGTGTAGGACCTCTGTAGTTATCAAAGGCGGTCACTACAAGTCCTACTTTAACAGTAAAGTAGGAGCAACTTAATGAGTAAACAACGAGTGAAAAAGCGTTTTACATCAGAAGTTAACATTATAGATTTTCCGCAGTATCTTCCCGCGAAAAAGCCGAGAGTGAGTCTTTACCCACGTAACTCTAATCAGGCCACATACGTCCAAAAACTCCAAGATGAAACTAAAAGTATAGTATTTGCTATCGGTCCTGCCGGTACAGGTAAAACTATGCTAGCGGTTCAGCATGGTATTAAGATGTTGCAAGAAGGGATTGTGGACAAAATCGTAGTGACAAGACCCGCCGTGTCCGTAGATGAAGATCTAGGATTCTTACCAGGTACATTAAATGAAAAAATGGCACCGTGGACAAGACCTATATTTGATGTATTTGCGGACTATTATCATCAAAAAGACATAGCAAAAATGCTAGAGGAAGGTGTTATTGAGATAAGTCCATTGGCCTATATGCGTGGCCGTACATTCAAAAACGCATATATAGTAGCAGACGAAATGCAAAATGCTACAGTAAATCAAATGAAAATGCTGTTGACTCGTTTAGGCGAGGGAAGTAAAATGGTAGTGACAGGAGATTTAAATCAAGCCGATCGTTTAAAAGACAATGGCTTGATGGATTTTTGTAATTTATTACAAGAGCATCCAATTCTAAAACATTTAGATATAGTAGAATTCGATGCCAGAGACATAGAACGCCATAACGCAGTGAAGGAGGTGTTAGCTGTGTATGGAGATTAGTGTATTATTACACCAAATGACTCAAATGAATTAACGTTGCGGCAAGGTTTATTTCGGGATCACTCACAAGAGTGTTGTCGGCTAAACCTTGTTTTATTCGTAGTATAGCTTTTTCTTGTGTAGCATCGTCGCCGAATATCTCGACATTGTCATACAACCATCTGTAAATTTCTTCCATCTCTTCTGGTCGTGCTTGACTACATACTAGTTTTCTTGCTTCGCTAATCTTTCCTGCTTTAAATAAATCAACCATTTGAATTTTATAATCAGCTTGCCCTGTATCTGCCTTTTCGGGTGTATGCAATTTACCTTCCATACTATTCATCTGTACAGTATTAATACATTTACGCAAATCTGGATAAGTTCCTTTGACAAAAGAATCTAGTGTATCTAAATCAAAATCGACATTTTCTTCTACTAGGATAGTAGCAACACGAGCAGTAAACTCTGTAATGTCCACCCTTTCAATATGGAATCCTTGACATCTACTATGTAAGGCAGGAATAATACGATTAGGATAGTTACAAGTAAGAACAAAACGTGCAGTAGTGTGATACTCTTCCATAACTCCACGCAATGCCGCTTGAGCATTTGGAGACAAATAATCTGCTTCATCTAACAACACCACCTTAAAGTCGCCAAACGGAATCATTTGGACAAAACTTACAATTTTATCACGTACATCCTCAACTGAGTTGGTACGGCTTGCATTAATTTCTAATACATCTAAATCATTTACTTCTAACTCATTTAGTAGAATCTTAGCTAAGGTAGTTTTACCAATTCCTGCATTACCGCTGAATAACAGATGAGGGATACTTCCTTGTTTAATCCAGCTTTCAATTTGTTCTCTTTGATGTGTATCTCTAAAAACATATCCATCGATTGTTTTAGGACGATATTTTTCTACCCATAGTTCTTTCATAAGATTCCTTTGTTTTGCTTATTGTACAGGTAAAAACAGGACTTGTCTAGAGTCCTGTAGTAGTTTGGTAAAATTAATTTTAAAATTGAGGTCCGGCAAACTGGGCGGGATCCCATTCTTGATGTTGCACTTTAGAGTGTGCGCCATATGTATTTAGGTATTTTTCTTCCGGTTTATCATCACTTACCATTAGAATGGCGTTTACGTCAGCACGACGAATGATGATTTCAGTACCGTCATCTTCTACAACAGTAACACCACGAGTCCAACGACCATGTTCTAATAAGATCCATTCTCCGACTTTGACATCTTTTTGTTCAGGGCCTACTGCCCAAACTCGACACCAACGATGACGTACACCCTCGGCTTTGCCATCATCGCTAGGTAAAATAAACATACCCAGTTTTCTTTCTCCAAAATCCATATCAGTAACAAGAACATTGTTACGTATCGGGATAAGTTTGCCTCGTACTTTAGGTTTAATACCTTCGTGACCAATACCTTTTAAATCCATTATTCGTTCCCTTCCGGATCTTGATTTTTAATGTCTTTTTTGGTAGGAATTGTTGTCACTGCTGGCACAATTTTTTCTTCTTGGGGACGAACATTAACTTGATTAGGAATAGTAGCACCTGCACCTTCTGCTATGATCTCTTCTCTACGCTTGATAATTTCTCCGTTTACTCCAAGTTTATCTCCACGAGCATTAACTTTGGCATTGCCGACAGCAACAGTCATTTCGTTCTGCTTCATAAGTTTAAGCATATCGACTTCTTTACCGCGAGCTGATTTATAAATTTGTTTTTGAGCCATTTTTAACTCTCCTTAATATACTACTACTTATCTCAGGAATTCCTGCCAGTCTAAATTATATTTGACCGAATCTATTTGATGTACACCTAGCAAATACAGTACAAAACTGGCTACACTAGAACCTCGTCCTACACCCCAAACTATACCATTTTCGTTACAAGTGTCCACAAAATGTTTAGTCCATTGCAGTAACGGTAACATGCCTCTTTCGTTGTAAGCATTCATTTCATCTAACACTCTGTCTTTTTGTTGCTGAGTGGTACATTTGGCAAGACACCATTCTTCTACATTGAAATCTCTATATTCGGGAGGCATGAACCAGTCACTTTGTAATGCACTATCGAAATCTGCAATATCGATAGATTCAAGCTGTTCGTTAAATCTTTGGAATGTAAATCCAGCAGTTTGTTCCAACTCTCCAATTTCTTCAGTATAGTCTACTGTGATATCTTTGAGGTTGGTAAGTTTTCCTTGATAAAGGAATTTGAATATATCTTGTGAATTAAAAATAGGATTACCGAATTTATCTAGGCGCATAGCCTATACTTTAACTGACCTTGACTAGTTTGTCAAGTGTTTTATCGCGATTGGCCATCATTTTTTCTAAAGCCAATTTTTGTCTTTTTCGCTGTTCTTCTTTATAAGTTTCCAAAACAGCAACCATTTGAGCTTGCAGTCCAGGGTTTCTAGTCATAAAGTATTTTTGAGTAAGATCATTAATCTTACTGTCAATTTCAGAATCTTTTAAATCTTTTAAATCGCCAACTAATGGATGCATTAGAATTGACCTTCGTATCTTAAATAAACATTACTGCCGTTATTAACAGTCCATGCTAGTATTTTTGTAGTTTGAAGACTTGTGCCACTGGTTAATGTAGCAGTACCTGCCGCATTGTCAGTACCAGTATGATTACCGTTGCTTGATATAACAACAGTTGGTGCTGTCGATGTATAACCTTTACCAGGAGTAGTAACATTAATAGCACCAATACCGCAACTAACTGCTAAACGTGCTCCGCTTCCACCACCACTAACTGTAATAATATTACGCAATGATGTAGTTAACGAAATAGGACTTGTAAGTGTTCCTTGTGGGAAACTGGTTAATGTTGCGATTGGGCCAACAGTAGTTCCACTTGCAGGATTATATGTGAATATAGCAGTTCCTGCTCCGGTGGTCACTACAGGAGTTGAACCATTGCTGGCTACTAGTGTAATAGATCCTGGAAATCCAGGAGTAACAGTTCCAATGTATGTACCAGCTGGAATCAATCCAGCAGTAGTTGTAGTTATAGACATTCCAGATGCAATATTAGTAAAATCATAAACAGTCATAGAAGATGAAGAATTACTAACAGTTCCTACAAATGTATTTGCGATTGATGCCACAGCAAAAGTAGTATTAGAAACTCCTGCAATTTGTACAAGATCGCCAAGTGCATATCCTTTACCGCCAATGCCACCTTGAATAATTCCTGCACCAGCACTGCTAGTCATATTACCAGTAGCTGTACAATTATAAGTTACTGTGGTAGCACTACCACCAGTAACAGTCCAAACTCCGTTGTAACCAGCAGGAACTAATCCTGAAACAACAATAGTTTGACCAATAGTGTATGGCGTAATACCACTTGCCTGTGTGTTTTGAGCAAAAGTTAATGTAACAGTAGAACCTGTTCCACTAGTTGCAGTTACAGCAACTGATGTTGCAAATGTTGTATTGTTAGTTAATGGAGTAAGGGATGAAGTTCCAGCATTGACAATAGTATAAGTTGCACTTGCTACTGGTGTAATAGCATTAGTAATTGGACTACCACCGGTAAAAGAAATAGTAGCAGGGCTAGTATAACCCGATCCTGCATTAGATACCACAATAGAAGAAACACCTTCACCACCTACTACAAATCCAGAAGTGCCTGTACTTGGACTGATTGGAAAATTATTATCGTAAGAAATAGTTCCTGCTGTTGTTGCAAATGTAGGAGAACATACAGCAGTTCCAGTGCTTTGTATTAAAATAATAGCACTTGAATATAATCCTGTTGTACCTGGATAAGTTGGAAATCCTGTTGTACCGCCAGTTAAACTAAATGTAAATGTAGTATTACCTGATAGAATAAATTTTTGTACAGCACCTTGACTTAGATCAATATTTACAGCACCGCTAACATTAGTGGCACTATAATAAGTTCCAGAAAACAATTGATATAAACCATTGCTAATAGTAGCACCCAGCAAATTATTAACTGCGGGTGTACTAACTCCTGTTCCTAGTTGTGTAGAAACTAACGCTTTAGATTGTAAATCTGTTATTTCGTTATAAGCAGTTGTAAAATTACCAGCAATCGCGGCAAAATTAGTACGAAATCCTTGGCTAGGATTATCTTGTCCTTCTATGGGAAAAGTTGTCGAAATGGTGTTTGGGTTAATTGCACTGGTCATACGGTTATCCTATCGTTTCTGAATACAAGGTATTTATCGCTTGCGTAACCGGTGACAGCAGAGATGATGAATCTGTCTACGGTATAATCTATTGTGTTAAAATTGAACCCACTGTGTTCAATATTTAAAAGTATGTCGTTACTAGTTCCAGGCTTACAGAAGCAAAGTGGTACACATAACACATATCCTAGTTGAGCTTTTTGCCCTAACGGAATACTACGCATCCATAGCGGCAAATAATTACGTTCAGTTAGGCCCACTCCGCTCAATCTAGTTTGCCAATTAGTGATACTGTTTGGGTAATATTCGTCAGTATTTGGATTACTTACCAAATATCCTTTACTATCTACAGTTATATTGTATAAAGGTTTAGCATTTATTATGCTTTCGTCTACAGTTATAACATTAGGTTCTAAACTGGTAGTCTTGAAATTTAGAGGTAAGTGATTTCCATTTGATTCTCTTGGATCAATCATCTGCACATAAACTACTTCATATACAGTTTCATTAGTAATAGGATCAGTAGCAATGGCAGTTTTTAAACTACCAAATTTAAATTGTTTACGTTTGAATCCTAGTCCTATGGCACCTACATACGCACCGGCTACCTCTGTTTGAATACCTGCATAAACTAACATGTTTAAGTTGCTTTGTATTCCAAAATTAGGATCATTGATTCGATAGATATCACTAGGTATAAAAATTGTAGGATTATTAATAAATGCCTTCCATACACTTCGTTGTGCGGGTGCCAAGAAAGGTTGGCAAGTAATATTACTGTAAGGAACACTATTAGGAGCACTCAATGTTATAGTAAATGTTTGAGGTAATGCACTATATTCATACTGATCGCTAACGGTCACTGTAAAATTATATGTTAAATCGCTTGTTGTTTCTTTGAAATCAAATGTAGTCAATCCGCCGTCGAACGTAGTTAAACCTAATTGGCCTGTAGTAGAATTATAATATTGATTAGGAATTCCTACAATTTCACCATCTAGTGTCAAAGTTAGTCCTGGAGGTAAACTTCCGCCAGTCAGTGTGTATAATAATGTATCGTTAGGAATATTGGTTGTTGCACTTACACGCAATGTAGATACATAGTTTGCAGGTATAGTTCCTAAATTACTTGGACTAGTCCAGGTTATTTGACGATTAATACTACCTAAAATTGTAATATTAAAAGTTTTGTGGTTAATAACTTGATCAACTATATTGGCACTAAATCTAGTAGCTGTTATAGTAAAAGCATAAGTTTCGGTGATAGCAGGTTGATATGGAACGCGACCGTATATCTCTCCTGTTTCAACATCAAATTGTGTACCCTTAGGTAATTGACTTAGTGATCCAATATAAAATGCTGTAAAATTTGGTATGGCTATAGCCAATGGAGTTGTTATTGTTAAACGATAATAACCTGCAATGCCGACATTAATACTGGCAGTGGTAGAAACAGTTGCATTATTATTCATTGTAACTGTAATAGTATTTGGACTAACATTACTGTTTACAGCAATTTGAACAATGGTACTATTAACAGGAATACCGCCGCCGTCAATAGTTGCACCAATAGTCAATTCATTAATAAACGCATAGTTGATGCCAGTTATTATTTTGCTACCATTAGTCAATGTTCCAGTAATAGGAGCAGTTACTTGATTGACGGCAGAAATTTGATAAGTTTGACTAGTAGCACCATTGAGATAGTTGTCTAATGTAAAATATTGTCCAATTACAGGAACACTTGATAAATTTGTCACAGTGACAAAATAACTATTTAAGGCGTTATCACTGATTAGAATTTGTTTACTTACTGCGTATACTTCGCAATTAGTTGTTTCTAATCGAAATATAATATCAGTGTTATCATATAATAATACAGGAACTGTGAGATAATTATTAGCTCTAAAAATACCTAAACTAGTATTACTTAACCAAACAGGTGTTCTTAAAAAAGTCGAGTCTGCGGTGAATCCGTCTGAAAACCTATTAGTACTTGTACTGTCTGCACGAAATTGATCATCGCCCACGACAAAAATATTAAAAATTCTTTGAGCATAGTTGATACCATCGGTAGCTGTGACTCTAAATTGATAATTGGCATTTAAACTTTTAGGTAATACGCTTGGTAAATTATAATCAAAAAATACATCGTCAAATTGATAACTGTCAAAACCGTCAGTGGGTATTAATGCAAAATCATAAGCACCGATATCAAAATCTGCTTGATCAAACTCGCCAGTACCAGCGGCAGGTGTTAATATTTCTTGAGGTTTAATATATCCACTTATTACACCATCGTTGCTAAGAGTAAGCCCCGGTGGAAGTGATCCATCTCCTGTTGCTATAAAATATTTTAAACTACCACCAATTGATGTATTAAGATCAAATGCTTCTATCTGATAATTTACATACGTGCCGTCTAATGCATATAATTGTTGTCTAGGACCTACTGGTAATTCTCCAGCAGGTGTTACAAATTCAGGAGGATTAGCACCGTTAACTATCATGTTAAAAGTTCTATCTGCAATACCGTTACTGCTACTAGCTCTTATACAAAAAGTATATGTTGTTGCAGAATTAACAATGTAAGGATTTCCTACTAATGAACTACCGATAATAGAAACACCGCCTGGTAAACTTCCCGAAATTATGGTAAATGTTATACCTGTGGTTGAGCTAACGGGCAATGCTACATTTAAAGAAACTTGTTCTTGAAATGGTTGACCACTATTTGTAAAAGTATATCCTGAAGGTTTAGTCCAGATGTTTAACATCAATTACTCCAGTTATTGTATTCTGTACCATGAGGTATTGCTTGCTCTATAAATGTAGATAATTGATGTAGATTGGTTAACAGTACCAGCCGCCGATCCAATTAATGTAGGTCCTGCGGTAACTGCTAGTGTTACACTATAAGTTCCTTGCACTGCTATACGCAAACGTTGTCCATCGATTAAACCTGAACTTGGGAAAGTTACAGTTGCAGTTAATCCAGATGCACCAATTATTAAAATATTATCAGTAACTGTGGTGCTCAATGCGTAAGTTGTACTAGAATTAACTGTGATGTAATTTGCTGGAGTAATTTCTAAACCAGTTTGTGTAATATTAGTAAATGTTGGACTTGCAACAGTATTCCAAGTTACAGAACCGTTAGCACTTTGCGTAACACTTATATTTGTTCCGCTATTATAAACTGGTTGTATTGCCCACCAATTAGTAGTACTTTTTGCGGCAAGGCCTAGTGTAGCGTATGCAGGTAATGATGTAGGTATGTTAACTGAACTATTTTCAATACTTGCTCCACTTCCTGGATAAACATTGATAGCACTAGCTGTGTTATTTGTAATTGAAATTTCTCTACCAACTATGGCAGTAGGTAAAACTACTCCGCCTGTCCCACTTGATATATAAGTGTTATCTGCCGTAATTGCTGTAGCAGTACCTTGATTAGATCCAGCCGCCACTATAGTAGCTGAACTGAACAATATAGCACCAGATGGAGTCGTGTTACCATATTGGTCTATGGCCAATAGAGCTACCCTGGTATTGTTAGCATTATTATAGAATGTTATGCCAGCGCCGCTGCCAACACTTATACGGCCCAGGCTTGAACCTGAAACATAATCAACAATGATACCACCAGTATATGAACTAGTAAAAGTTCCAGTTGATACAAATCCAGCTGACGCCGATATAGCAGTACCTGTTTCAGTATTGACACTTGTTGTAGTTCCGTTAACAGTTAAGTTTCCTGTAACGGTCAAATTATTATTAACTGTAGTAGTGCCTGTACTTGCACCAATATTAATAGTAGTTGCTGTAGTAACAAAATTAAAAGTACTATTAGCCGCAGTAATACTAGTAGCAGTAGCACCATCGATATTTGGAGTCGTAAAACTTGGACTAGTTGCAAATACAATATTACCTGTACCAGTCGAACCTGTAACGCTTGTACCTCCTATAACTGGAGTACCTGTTAAACTTGCACTATATAATGTTGGGCTTGAAGAAAATACAAAATTACCTGTGCCTGTTGCACCTGTTGAAGTTACTCCTTCGATAGTTGCATGTCCAGCAATAGTTGGAGAAGTAATTGTAGGACTAGATGCAAATACAAGACTACCACCTGACCCAGTTGGATCTGCCATTACATTAAATAATCCAGTACTGGTCGTAGTAGCAAACTGCCCTAAGTTACTAGCAGTTGATGCCAATGTACCACTAGTGGGTAAAGTTAGTTGTGTATTAGCTGTGACAGTTAAAGTTAAATTATGACTACCAGCTAGGCTAAGATTTCCAGTTAATGTTACTTGATGATCCTTGGCATCTTGAATAGGATCTCCTGCTGTATAGTTTCCAAAATTAATTTTATTGTTTATTGAAGTGAAATTAGCACCAAAGTCCCATTTGTAACCACCGCTACCACCACTTGTACGTTGTGTTACTGGGTTAGTTTCGTATCCAGTAGGAGCACTAAAAGAACCCATGTCAACGGTTAAGTTGTTTGTGTCCATTAGTAATTCAAGTAATACACTATCTACACGAGGATCATAACCGTAGATTGTAGTTTGAGCATCACCGTTAGAGATATTATAACTATTTAAATTAATATTACCACCTGCAATAGGTGAAGTATCATTTACTAATTTAGTAGTTGATTCTAAATTAACTGTAGTAGCAGTACTAGTAATTCCAACACTACCACCGGTACTGGTTAAACTTTTAAATTCTAAATTTAGTAAGTTTTTGTCAGCCCAGATGCCAACACCTGTACCAAGATTAGCCGCACCAGCAACACCTGAATCTGTTTGTAATAGTGTAAAATTTGCATTAACTTTGTTAAACGCGGTTAATAAATCGTCACCTGTACCGTCATTTGCATAGGTTCCAGTGTTGATTAGTTGTAATGTTGTCATATTTGCCGCTCTCTTTTATATATTTACCGTATTAGACTACTGTATATTATCTGCTTTCAATCCACTGCATACTGGCTTGACCGTATTGTGTACCTGTTGATAATTGTGCGATAGCGATAGTATAAGTATCGCTAACAGTTCCTAGACTTTGACGACCTAGTTGGAAAGCAATATTACTGATATCTTCAGCCGTGCCTGGCGCGATTGCCTGTTTGATAATTGTTCCGCCACTTATAGCCGTAGAAGCACTGTCCGTTTGTGCAAAGCTACCTGTGTTTACACTATTGTTCCAAGAAGGACCTGTTAGCGTACCATTTTTAATAATTCTGTATGCACACACTACGACTGCACCTGCGGCAGTAGTAGCACCTGTGGTTAGATAGGTAGGTCTCAAAACACCGTTGAGTGCTGTACTTTGCAGTCTAACACTGATAATAGGTAGGTATGTACCAAGCGATAATGTAATAGGCGTAGATGTAGCGAAACTGTTGCTGGCACCTAGGTTAGGGCTAAATGGTCCGTCACAAGTAACGCTGTTTGATCCTTGACGCATTGTGCTTGAACTTGCGGTTGTACCTGTATTGAATAGTTCTAATCTAATAGGAAGGAAAGGAGTGCTACACCAAACAGTAGTTTGTATGTTGGCAGTATAATAAGTATGACAGTTTATGATAGAACCGTTGACAATAAACCCTAGTGTAACAGCACCGACACCATACCATTCGTAATCGAAACTGATCAGTTGTTGTTTAGTTAAGTCAAGAGTGATACCACTGGCACCTGTGCCATCTAACTTGTCGCCGTTCCAGCTGGATCTGGCTATCCTTGTTTCTTGCATTGAGCCGCTGGTGCTGGTTCTAATTACAAAATTGAATGTGCTGGCGCCTACTAGTTCAAAGAAAAATCCGTTATTTTCATCGAACAAGCCAACACGCTGAGTCAAGTTGGCAATTGGGGTTGAAAACTTGATCTGCTGATTAAGCTGTGCAGGGCGACCCGGAATGTAAGGGATAACCCTTTGTGTTTGTCTAATAATACTAGCACCACTGGCTGTAGTTGTGGCCATATCCACTCCACTGTTGGCGCTGTTCCATGTAGCACTGCCGCCAGTAACTGTAGCTTCGTCCCAGTTGTCTGTTTCTTTACTAAACTGAAATGTATTGAACCAAATAGATTGATAATCGGTAATACGTAGTCTGTTGTGACTGTTAATTTGTGCATTGGCTAATGCATTGTTTATTATGTATGTCATTTAGATTAATCTCCATCCTGATCTGTATATTAGAGTCAAAGCTCCGTTATTAGCTGCCAGTATTATGTTTGTGTTGTTGTCTATAGTGCCTACGATTGTAATTGGATTAGTTGAAGATCGTCCGCTTTCGTCTTTAATCACCAATTGAAATCCATTGCTCACGCTGGGTAAAGTAATAGTTACTGGCCCAGCATAATTAACTCCAATGTAATAATCAGAACTAGTTGCGGTATAAGAACTAGTAGTAACTATTTGAGTTGAATGTATGTTAGAATAGAGATCGGTAAAGTTTGCATTTATTTTTGTAAATGCTGTTCGTAGAGGATCTCCAGTACCATCGTTGGCTGTATTTCCTAAATTGATTATTTGTTGTGTCATTAATTTCTCCCTACAGCAACTTCGATGATACCGGCTTCGCCGTAATCTTTATCTTCTAGTGCCTTACCAATAATAGCACCTAATGTTGGATTCAATGCTTTAACAGCATATCCAGGAGTTGCACTAGTTGTTAGCATATCGCCTTTCTTAACACGACCAACAACTTTACATGGAACACGACCAGCTAGTGCTACAAGATTTTTTAATCCTGGACAATCGCTGTACATAACATAGGCTGCCTTTTCAGTATGACTTACAACACCAGCTAGTCTTGTATCGTTCATAGTACTTGTAACAGTAACTTCTTTGTCCCCGCCAAATACTAATACTGTACCAACTTCGTATTCTGCGTCACCTTCGTAATATTCGGCCAAGTCAGCTGAGTATGTAGCAATCATTGTTGACGAACCAGCTAGACTAAATTGTCCCCAAAGAGTTGCTTTTCCTAAACTACTGCCAACGTTATTGACGCTACCAGTCGCAGATCCTGAACCTGCGCCGCCAGCAACTAGTGTAGTAACAAGTACATCGGATGCGACTGACATATCTACATATCCGCCAGTACCGATTGTGACAGTTCCTGCTGGCGTAGCTGATCCAGTTGACGCCATAAACAACCAAGGATTCGAACCTGGAGTTGTAAAGTTTATAGTATTTGAACTAGTTGCAAATACAGCTGACCCATTTAACGAAATGCCGACAACGTCGATATTACCGCTTGTATCAGTTTGTACAATACTGTCAGTGGCATGCGGACTGTTTAATGGATTAGTAATCGGTAAAACAGTATACGCATTATTCAATCCGCTAACGGTGGCTCCAGCACTATTTGTAGTAGAACCAACAGATTTAACAACCATAACTCCTGTGTAGGGTCCTAATGCGTTAGAACCGGTAGTAGTTGAAGTAAATTTATCGTTAGTAATACCGTTACCATTTGCAACAACTGTGTTGAATGATGTAGCTTGTGGATATGTTGCGGCTAAGTTATTGGCAACACCTGATGCATTACCATAAACAGTACCAGCTGATATGAATGGCAATGTTGCAATAGGAATACCAGTTGTATATGCTCCTCCACCAGTTTGTGAATAATTCTGCAAACTTACCCAACCATTTGTTTGAGTGAATATAGCACTATTAAAACTTGCCAAACCGTTAGCAGCCTGTATCTGTTGTGGAGTTCCTGACGGAGCCGATGCTAATGTTGTACCGTTACTAATAGTAATTTGACTTCCAGTAGCCGCAGATCCTTCAGTAATTGTAGTATAAGAAGCACCTGGAACATTTAACAACAACTTGCTTTGTAAAATATTAGCAGTACTAATTACCATTGAATCAACAATACTGCCAGTATTAATTTGTGTATTCAATGAATTACCAGCACCACCTGTATAAGTTAAATTGACACTATTACCAATTATGGTACCGTAAGTTGATACGGATCCAGATGAATAGGTGTTAGCATAACTAACATAACCAGGACTAGCGGCTGTAACTGTAAATATACCGTTGTAGGTAACTGGTACACAACCTGTTACAATAATAGTAGACCCTACTGGGAATAATATAGATGCAGATGTGTAAGTTAATGTTACAACATTACTGGTAGTTGAACCGCCAGTAATTGCTGAACTACCAGTACCTTGTGGAATTGGAATATTTCTCCAACGACTACTTGACCAATAGAATCCAGTAACACTACCATTGCCTGAAGTAATAGCAATAGTTGGGCCATCGATACTAGCACTTACTGTAATTTGAGTGTTAGCAATATTAGTAATAGTACCAGCTGTCATACTAGCACTAGAACTAACAGTAATACTAGTATTACTATTAACCGCAGTAACAGTTACCGTACCAGTTCCTAATGTACCAGTACCAGGAGTTGCTGAAATTATGCTGTTAATATTAAGATTAGATACTCCGGACAATCCAGTAATAGTAGCTGTATAAGGACCTGATCCAGATACAGTACCGATAGTACCTGTTTGGCTAGTCAACGCATTTGTACTATTGATATAATAAGTTTGGTTGCTTAGACCTCCAACTGGAGTACCGCTGAACGTAATAGTATCGCCTTGTTCTAATGTAAAGACACTAGAGTTTGCGTTGGCAACTAGAGTAATTAAGTTAGTATTAATTGCTGTACCAACAACATTACCTGAACTAGTATCGTAAACTAATACGTTTCCAGCTGAAGGACTAATAATATTAACATCTCGTTGAGTTGACAAATAATTTATATCATCTACATAAATCTTATTAACTGCATCGGTAGTGTTAACTGGAGTGTTTACATTGATAATACTGTTATTACCCATGTTTAAACTACCACTCATCGATAATATACCGTTCAATGGTAAGTAACCTGGTTTAATTAAATTAGCAGCCGATACAGGTGCACCACTTTGTGTAACACCTAAACGATAATCAACATAGCTACGAATAGCACTTTGTACAGGTACTTCACTAGAACTGTTGTCGTTCATTGTTGCATCAGTTGAGAATTGAGTAACAACAACACCCTGTTTAAATCCTAGGCCTGACAAGTTACTTAACGCAATACTAGCTGAGAATGTAACAGTACCAGTACCTTGGTCAACGCTAAAGAATTTACCAACTTTGAAAATACCGTTCTCGTCTGTAGTTACATAGAATACACGACCTACAGTTTCTTCTAATACTTGGTTAGCTGGGTTTACAGCCAATGCTGGTGGACCATAAATGGTGTTTGGATAGTTAGTTGTGTTATACCCACCTGTACCAATACCTAAGAAATCGTGTCCTGTCACACGGCAAGTACTAATGTTAACAATAATTTGTCCAGTAGAACCGGCACTTAAACCAACACGTAATCCGTTGTTGCCAACAGTACTAAATGGTTTACCTAGACCCAATGTTGAACTAGAACTTGTTGTAGTTTCAATAGCAATGTAAGTAGTTGTTGCACTACTCCATGTGCCCGGATTCATAGGATATGTTAATGTTACACTACCGCTACTACCAGCTGTTGCTATAAATGTTCCGTTATATAGTGGATTACTATTTCCGTAAACACGATAATAAGAACCACTTGCACCAGTTCCGCTTGTTGTAGCAAATTGTATACTATATGTGCCTTGTGTACCGCTTGTTGGAGCAGTAACAGATGGAGTACCCGTTACAGTTAATTGAGATCCAAATGTAAATGCAGTAGCACTAAAGTTCATCGGACCACTTCCAGTAGTCGATGTTACACCACTCCATACTGACAATGGTGCTGTTCCCCATTGTGATGCAGTGATAGTAATAGTTCCGCCACCAACGCTATAGATATAGTACGGTGTTCCTGAAACAATATTACCTAATGCCGAACTATTAACCTGAGTAGTGAAAATAATTTGATTTCCTACACTTAATCCTGTAGTTGTACTAATTGAAATTACAGTTCCGGTACCTGCATTGTAAGCAGACAATGTAGTAATGGTCCCAGTTACAGTATTAGATAATGTAGCAGGATATGCTACAGTAACTTGTGTAGTAGTACTAATAGCGTTGCCTGTTTCTGCTGTTATAACTGCACTGAATGTAGTAGTAGTTGATAACACAGCAGTATATGTTGCAGTACCATAACTTGCTGTAACTGCTGGAATACTAGTATAACCAGATCCACCGTTTACTACAGTAACACCTGTAATGTATCCGCCAGCAACTGTAGCAAGAGCTGTTGCTTGAATACCGCCTCCGACTGGAGCGGCTACAGTGATAGTCGGAGCAGTTGAATATGTGCCAGTTGAATATGGATCGCTAAATGTAATACTTGCAACACTTCCTGGGAATTGTGCAGTAATATTTGCTCCTGGTGGAATCCAAACACTTGGACTTACTGTAAACGTATAAGTGTCAAGACTGACTGACTGTACAATACAGTTAGGAGGAACAATAGAATTATTTGTAACAGTGGCGTTAGTAAATGAACTAATACTTGTACTTGTTGAATTAGTATATGCTACTGTATTATTAGTGCCTGTTGTAACAGTATATGTTCCGTTATAACCTGCGACACTTAATCCAGACACAACAATAGTACTGCCAGTTGGGAATGGAATTTGTGAAGCATTTGAATTACTAAATGTTATAGTAACAGTAGTACCGTTGCCTGATACTGCGGTAGGAGTAAATATTCCTCCACTAGTTACCACCATACCAACACTTAAACCTGTTGTACTTGGTACCTGTAAGGTTGTAACATTACTTGCACCAGTAACTTGCACAGGAACACTAGCACCATATGTATTAACGTTATTGAATGGAGTAGCAGGACTTCCGGTAATTGTTAACCAACTGTCTACAGGAGGTAATACAGGTGTCGGGTTAGCATAAGTTTGAGTATTAGGAACATTAAATGTTACTAACTCATAGCTAGTTCCGTTTACGTTTTGTTGAGCACCTGCGAATGACATAGCCGCTGGAGTATAACCATTAGCCGCACTATTAAGTATAGCATTAGGATCAATGACTACGTAAGCATTTGCCGCGATTGGACTGCCTGACGAATTAGTTACTTGACTAAAATAAATTGTACCACTTTGTGTTCCTGCTACGTTAGCATACGCACTAATTGGAACACTCCAATATCCTGTTGAAGAATTATATGTAGGAGTTCCTGTAACAGTTTGACCAGCAGTGAAACCGTTAGTATTATAAACCACCATACCTTGTATAATAGTTCCACCGACTCCAGACAGTACTAATGTTGTTGGAGTAGCACTACCTGAAGTTCCACCACTTACATAACTACCGCTTGCAGTTATAGTTGGAGATACATAACTGGTAATACGATGTGTACGTCCGCCCCATGATGTAATGTATACTCCACTATTAAGTTGACTAATAGTAGAATTATTAGTAATTGCTGTTACGGCAATTTTGTTATCGCCAATATTTGCACCCTGAGTACTGTTAGTAAACCAAATAGGAACACCGGCTACAGGAGGAGTAGTAACGTTGGCCGCACTACTCATTGTAACTGTATAGTTACCACCACTTGGTCCACTTACAGTTTTTACAAATTGTCCTGCTAATCCTAGACCGCCGATGGCTTGTCCAACTACTGGAGCAGTTGATAAACCAGAAACAACTAATGTATAAGTTGGGCCAGCACTTACAGTATAACTTACACATGTTCCTTGAACATAACCTGAACTATAAACAGTAGGGTCCGCACTAGAAACGTTTGCAGGATCGCTAGATAATTGGAAATAGTTAAACGAACTATCTGTTTGAATAATAGAAGTTGTTTGACTTTGTGTTTGGAATGTAAATGTTTGACCAATTGGATTACTTCCAGGAGGGCTAGTCAATGTAACAGCATAAGTTGGCAATACTACCAGAGTTAATCCTGTAATATTTCCGCTACTTGCACTAGCTACTACAGCAGTTCCGTTTACACTAGCAGACAACGTAAATGTTGTAACACCTCCAGCAGTAGCAGTACTGGTAATATAGTATGTGTTACCGGATACATATCCAGTTAAGCCACCGCCTCCGCCACCGAACGCACCAGTAATAGTAATAGCTTGACTAACAGCTAAACTAGTTGGCGTGCCTAAGGTAAATGTATTTGTATTAGTTGTTGATAAACTAATAGTTCCTGAAATAGTCTGTCCAGCATTAACAGTAGTTTGAGCGTAGACGTTATAAGTTCCGTTTAGTCCAGTACCTGTTACTAGTTGGCCAACGGCAGATCCAAAATTACCTCCATTCAAATTAGTTACTTGAATAACTGAGCTAGTTGTATTTCCGGATGTTACTACAGCAGTAAATGGATTGCTTAATGCAACTAAAGTTTCACCAGTAGACTCTGTTAAATTGTAAGTAATAATACGATAGATAGCCGCTAAGTTATTAGAGTATTGTAAACTAGTACTTGGACGAGTTGGATGTACTGTAGCAACATTTAATACTTTTTGATTTTGCAATACACGGATTATAACTTGTTGTCCATCATAAACTGCATATTGAAGACCGGAAGAGTTTCCACTACCTGCACTGCTAAATGTTAGTTGTAATACGTCTTGTACAGTACCGTTATTTAAAATTTCAATACCCGAATGTTGTACAGACGATATTGAATAACGTGTAAGTCCGCCGCCTTGCAATGTGTGGTCGATTTCAACTTCTGAATTGTTAAACGGAATATACTTATATCCAACAATCCAAATATACAATGCTGGTTGTGTGCTGGTTGGCACCATAAAAGAACTTGTTACACCTTGCTTGTAGATACGTGCTGTTTGTATCATGTCACTAGCTAGTGTTACAATATTTGGTAATGAAGTAAGATCGTAACCAGTTGCACGTAAACCAAAGTCACCTTGAGCATTTGATCCTGCAACACTTCGGATTTGTGAACCATTTAATGACCAATATGCTGTATGGCAATAGTATGTAAATGTTGAAACTTGTTCGGTCAAACCGTTGTTAGTAGCCAAAATACCATAACCTAAATCATTAACCTGTGTGTAGTCATTGGCCAACATACTACGGTTACCAGCGGTTTCAAAGTAGATAGATAAGTTTCCACCATTTGAAACATAAGTTGAAGCAGAAGATAAAATATTAACCCCTGCGTTAATATTTCCAGTAATATTGGTATAGTCAGTAGTTTGTGTACTTGTTTGACCAGTATATGTTGGTGAATTTCTAACTACACTTCCTTGAACACCACTACTTACGATACTACTTAATTGTGTGATTAATGTCGAAGCTCTAGTAGATTCTGCAGAACTAGCAAGAGGATTACTTACATTCTGTGTAACATTATTGCCAGGACTTGGAGTAACTGGGGTTGCACTAGTCAACATCGTTTGAATTACTGTACTTAATCTAGCAAATGATGCAACATAGATACTTTGTACTCCAGTCAAAGTAGTAATGCCACTGTTACTGAAATTAAGAGCTACGTCAACGGTCATACTATTACTATTGCCAGCTTGGTTGGCATATAGAATATCGTATGTCAATGCATCTATAATGTATCCTATATCACGCTGAACTTTAACAGCACTATAGTTATTATTGGTGCTTATGTTATAGTTGGCATTGATCCAAGCAGTGATTTCTTGTTGTAAGAATGATTTGTTCGCTTGCAGAATAGTTTTTGCATTAACTTGATATGCGGTGTCATATGAAGTAGTTGCAGGCGCTGTCCATACAATACTTGGCAATGCACTGACTCCGTTGTTAAGAACACTAGTAATAGTTTTAACATTATTAGCTACAGATGTAAGGCCAGTACTACTTACTGCATTCGATCCGGTTAGTCCTGCAATCTGTGTATTACTGTAGTTGATAGCTTGTAATACTAATGCTAACTGAAGACCAATATAAGAATATTGCGGTGTTAACAATGTCAATGCCATCTTAACACTTTGATAGTTAGTAGCAAACACTACGTCATATGCAAGTGCGTTAAGTATGTTGGTCAACAATGTTTGGAATGTTGTAAAACTTCCACCAAATGCTGTTAATGGATAGAATGGTGTGGAATTATCTAATGTTACAACTGCTTGAGCAACACCAAATGTATATGTACCTGCGGCTTGTGCAATTAAATTGGATGTCAACGTTATTGTAGTTGTTCCATTCCAACTTGGACTTACGTATGTATAAGCCGGTACACCTGTACCAGATACAAGTTGACCGGCAACAATTCCGGTTGCACTGGCAACAACAAATGTGTTTGTACCAGATGCTCCGGTTGATCCTGCACTTGAATATGTCGTTGTTGCAACAATGACATTTGGATTATAAGTTAATATGTTGTCAACTTGATATCGTTGTCCTAATACATAGAAACTGCAAGGAACTTGCGGAGCACGTACATCTAAACCAGAATTGGCCAATCCTTGAACAGTAAGACTGGTACCGTTAACACCAGATGAACTAGCGGCTACTGAAATAATATTGCTGTTTATACGTCCAGAAAATCCGTCAATTAACTGACCACCGGCAAAGCGAGGTTGATTAATACTGCGACTAAAGCTGGCCGATTCTTGTCCATAGGGAGATTTAGTTTTGATTTGTCCTTCTGGGTCAAGTACCATCATAAATCCGCCATGCCCTTGACCTGTTATCAAACGAATACGAGTCGCATCGTTGACTAAGAACATGTCCATCTGAGTATTATTCAGAGGAGTTGAATAAAAATTACTTGGGTCAGTTAAGTAATGACGTCCTAGAGGAATTCCAGAGAATAAATGCCAACTACCACCAGCAATAACGTTAGGATTAACGTTAGAGTTACTGAACGGATATCCTTGTAATACTGTACAATTTAAAATATTACCGCTTACATTGGTAACAACAGCCTTGGCCGCTGTACCACTTGGATCCGTAGATGCAACCATCAATATCAAACCAATCCAACTAGTCAATGCAGTTGTTGTACTTAAGGTAGCTGTAATATTACCAACTGTTGCACTTAGAGTAATTGAATCATTAGATGCATAATCAATTCCTCCACGATTCAAACTTGGGAAATTAATTTGTCCTACTAACAAATTATCTACTACGGCGTCTCTCCAGAAGAATGTTTGTCTCCAAGGACTTTGACTGATACGATTTAATGGTCGTACAATAGTACGTCTAAAGTCATCGCCACGTAGTGTGGTGTTGGTAGGAATCTTGATTGGAAGATCTTCGTAGTAAATACCACTTTCGATATTAATACAAATATTTAAATTAGGAACTGTTTCACCAAAGTCTAATGTTTCGCCTGTTACAAAGAAACCAGGTTGTGTTAGTTTAACATAGATAGTATCGTAAGAATTAATAGTACCAGGTGTGTATGTAACAATAACACCTTGTGCTCCACTGGTATTACCAATCAAAATCTTACCAGGTAGAATATGAATATCGCCCGGTGTTCCTTGGTCAACATACCCACGGCCGCCGTTGCTGAAATTAATTTGCCACAAACCGTCACCAAAACTAATTGCTGTACTTGCTACGCTGGCGTAACCATTAACAATAATTCCTCTAAAGGTTTGATAGTTAGCAGAAATACTATTGGTCCATGCACCGCTAGCATTGATCTTTGAACTGTCGTATGTTGCTTGTACTGAATTACTTTGATAACGTAACGCAGTAACTTGGTATAAACATTGTTGAATAAGACTAGCGGCAAAATCTAGTCCGTCTAAAGTTTCAACAAACTGAGTTCCAATAGCAACGTTCTGAGCAGAAGCATTTTTAAAATATGATCTACCAGCATTAATACTTTGATAATTGGCAGAAATACTATTTGCAGAATCACTAGTTAATGCGTCAATGCATAACGCATCGACCAGATAACCCACATCTCTAGCACAAGTTGATTGATTGTAGCTAAAGTTTCCTGTATATTTTGCCGATAACGATGATATAACAGCGTTGGCAATAACTGAATCTTGAGCTGTTATGATACTGTATGCTGTATTAAATTCTGCATTTGCGTATGCAGTGACATCAGGTTTTGTTCCAGTTGTTACACCATTACCGCCAATAATGTTTTCAGCAATAGTTAATAAATTGTCAATCTGTCCAGCAGAAGAACCACTGCCTGGGAATGAAGTATTTTGTGTATTTGTATAAGTAACACCTGAAATCAAACCAGATGTAGATGACACATTAGTATTTGTAGCAACTGCTTTGATAATAGTATCTAAACGATTCTTAAGAGCGTTAACAACTTTTGTATTTTCACTTAGACTAGATGTATATGTTAAAATTTGATTGGCAGCATCTGTAGTTGCTTTGGTCGAAATAACACTTGCATCAGTGTAGTTAATATCATACGCAACAGCTTCCACCAAATACATAATGGCATTTTGGAATTGTACTGCACCAATGGTAGGTTGCAGTCCACTGTTTACATAAACATAATAGTGATATAAATCTTCTGCCACAAATGCTACGTTGGCCATAATGGCAGCCGCAGAAGCAGGGTAACCACTGACAGCTCCTAGTGGAGTAGCTGATATGAATGGAGTAGGACGAGAACTTGCACCAGTTAGTGTTGTATTGTTTATACCGTATGTAAGTAACGTTTTAGCTAAAGTAAATAATTTATCAATAGCACCTGTTCCTTGCGGATTTGTTACGTTAAGGTCGTTGATTACATTAAAATGTGATTTAGTTAAATCTGTATTAGTGGTATAACTACTAAACGCTACACTATTATTTTGTGTAATAATACCATTAAAGGCATTATAATATTCACCGTTTGATGCTAGGAATCCTGTACTTGGATTTGTTACTTGTGCATTGTAATAAGCAAGAGCAAGACTTTCGCTTGCAAAACTAATCATAGTTTGTATTGCGGCAAGATTAGTAGTGAGGCTAGTAACATAAGAATCTGTAATAGATTCGCCAGCTACTGATAAAGTTCTGTTAATGTATTGTGGAATGGTTGTTTGATACAATGTTGTGTTGGCAACAGTTCCCATAGCATTGTTAACAGCAATGTTGCTTACCAATGTTTTTAAATAATTGATAGCATTAATTGTAGCTGTTAATTCTGAACTTTGCTCTTGGAATGTAGTTGCATATTTTCCACCCCAGTATTGTAAACCAGCGTATAAACTTTGACTATTTCCACCATACATTAAGTCATAGGCTAAACACCATACAATATATTGAACATCTCGTTTGCATGTTGTTTGACTGTAAGATAAACTTGGATAGTTAGCAGTTAGGTAAGCAATAATTTCAGCTTGTATAAATGAAATGTTACTTAGTAATAAAGATTTGATATCGGCTTGTTCGGCACTAGTAGTTGAGATACTTGGAATCGAAGGAGTACTAGCAGTAGCACCACTTACCAGATTTTTAATTAAAGCAATATTATTGGTAACACTATTTGTAGCATTAGGAAACGCCGATTGGAATACAACATTAGATCCATTTGCCTGTACAGTACTTGTTAAAATTCTACTTTGTAACTGAGTAAGAGCATACAAAATTTCTGGATTACTTAATCCTGTACCATAGTGTGCAAAATTTAAACCAACAATAGTACTTTGGAAATTGCTACCCATTACAATGTCGTATTCTAATGCAGTAACAACTTGGTTGATATAACTTTGTACCAAAGATGTATTATAAGAAAATGCAGTAATTTGTGCAGGTACCATATTGGTAATAGCATCTGTAATCTGTGCCAATTGAGTTTGAAGTATATTTTGATTCAAACTTGTAGGATTAAACAAATTACTAATTTGTGTAGTGGTATTAAATGTCGAATTTAATATTAAGTCAGTGGCAACTGCATCTACTAAATTTTTAAGTATGTTATAAAAACCAGTTGATACAAATGGTGTTGCATATTTGCTGTTGATATAGGCAACAGTCTCTTGTTGAATAAATGTTCTATTATAGGCATTTCCTGACAACAATGCATAGGCATTTGTGTATACACTATTACTGCTATTACCACTAGTAATATTTGCACTTGTAGTGGTTGAAGAAGATTGAACTTGGTTCAGTGTATATGTAATTGTTTGACGATAAGGACCTGGTTCTAATTGTGATAATGTTATTAAATTCTGTGCTTGTAAACAGGCGGCACTGATAGTTTTATAAGCATATTGTGGAGCACGACCGTTACGTCCGGCTGGCACGTGTGCTTGAGAATCATCTCCGCTAGTATTAACATATAAATTTACGTTACTATAGTATGTGCTATTGTCTACATAATATTTTGTTGCCGCTTGGAGGTCGCTACTAGTACTAGGAGTTCCAACTCCTGACAACGGTACAGGATGATCGCTTAATGTTAAAGGACCAGTCATAGTGTCACCGCCACGATAAGTGACATCTTTACGTTGCATTACTTCAGTAGGCAAGTAGTTACTTGTATAAGAAGCGTTATAATCTGAATCAGTTGTCTGCGGTAATGCAGGTTGACTACGAGTCTTTAATGCGGCACTAACTGAATATGTTCCTACTACAGGAGTTGTATAGGTCTGACCAGTGTTGGTTATGTTACTAGGTGTTGCTTGAACAAAATTGTTGTATGCATAATTGACTGTAACAGGTAATGAACCAATTCTTGTTTGATCGTTGCTATATGTAGCATTAAAAGAATTAACAGCATTAGTGCCAGGATCAATAAGGTTGCCAACAACATTAAATGCGGCATCCATGTTTTGTCCTAATGTTGGACTTTTATCTGCATTTAGTGTAAGAGCTGTTGTTGCTAAATTAATACCAGTATTGCTGAATGTAATTTTAACAGAATTATCAGCACTAGTTAACGTTCTGGCGGCTAATCCAGTACCGCCGGCATTTGCAGTGATTAACTGATTAGAAGCGTATGTTGTACCATCGCTTAGACTGCTTAACTGTAGCTGTCCGCCTTTGCCAAACACCGCATAAATTTCTGTAAAGTTTTGATTAACTTTTATAAACGATTCGCGAATACTGTCGCCGGTACCATCGTTGCCCTGGATACCTGTATTAATTACTTGTTGTGTCATTATTAAACTCCGAAACTGCTACCGCAGCCGCATGTGGTTGTTGCGTTTGGATTCTTTATGCTAAAACTACTACCCATTAGATCTTCTTTATAATCTATCTCGGCACCTTGTAGATATGTCATGCTCATGCTATCTACCAGAACTTTAAACTCGTCTACTGGTATTTCAAAATCGTCTTCGTTCTTTTCTTCATCAAATGTAAAACCATAGCTAAATCCGCTACAGCCCCCTCCCTGCACAAATGTACGTAATGCAATGTCAGGATTGTTTTCTTCAAGTAGTAAATCTTTGATTTTTGCTTTTGCAGATTCGGTAATTGTGATCATAATAGCCCTCGATATGATATTTATCAAAGGCTTTTTATAACCTTAATGTAAATAAGAGTATGTATATCGGAACTGAATTTCGTGAAAACTTCTATGTACGTACCGGTAAAAGAGGTACTGTGCATACTTATAACCGCAAAAAACGTGTAGTAGTGTTTAGGTGCGATGCTTGTCACGAAGTGTTTAATCGAGACAAAGGAAGCATGGATCCTAAGCGATTAAACAACAATTATTATCATGTATGTGGCTGTTGCGACGCTAAGAAATTTGCTCAATCAAAGGGTGTTGAAGCTCGCAAAGTATGGGACATGCCAGTAAGTAGCCTTAAGACGCTAGGCCAATTTTAGCTTTGCCAATCCTTGTCGCCTGGATGTACTTGACTGTATCCACGTTTCCATTCTTTTCTATATTGATCAGCTGGGAGTAATCCAGAAAAATCTAATTTCTTAGCAACTCTATCTTTGAGTTGCGGGTAAAGTTTTTGTATATATGATTTATCTTTACTTCGCTGGCCTATCATATCAATAAATCCACCTGGTCGATTATAACCTACATACCACTCAGTGGGTTCGGTTTTCTTTGGAGGATTACCACTGGTATATCCATTATTGTGTATTTTTAATTTTGACGGATCTGTATAATCGTTCTGCGGTTGGGGTCCAGTATCAGCAGGCGGTTTAGCTAGGGGATTTTGCCCTTCCTTGCGCCACGGAGAAATTTTAACACCCATTGTTTTAGCGTGATCAAAAAAACCTCTGGGGATTTTTAAGTCAGGATCGTATTGTATTTCAACTATAAATGGAGCCTGAATAGGTATAGGTTTATATACCTGTTCTTCAGTTTCGTATTTGTAATGCATCATAGCACCTACCTTAGGTACTACTTTGTAGCCGTGCTTACGTAAAGCATTTTTATCTATAACAAATTGAGCCACACCATGCCCGTAGGGAAAATGCAAGTATTGATTACGAGTTAGACTTATGCGTGGAATAGATTCTTCACCATTTTCTTGATCCATGTCTTGATCAAAGTCAAAGGGCTCTTGAGGTTTTAAAGCACCACTTTTTAATATCTTCATCATAGTAGGACCGTCTGGCACTCCGTGATATAAGAATTGATCGTTTACACCCTCGTCTAACAGTTCCCAGATTTTCATAGTAATATTATTTATTTTCTAGACCAACTCTAGAGCTAACGTTTAAAACCGTGAGCAAATTTTGTGTTTAATGCTAAACATACTTCAACAGCATCTTCAGAATTGATACATTGTACTACTTTGTTTCCTTGTCCGTCTACTACAAACGCATTAGCAGGCCTAAAAGGTAAAGAAAATCTAGCTAGAGTTTTTTCTTGTCTGTGCTGTTCTTGTCTTTCTTTTTCTTGTTGAAGCTTAAGGCGGTTTGCGTCCGCATGGGCTTGAGTGAAACCTTCTGCTTCTATATTTTCAATTAATCTAACGTAATCTCTAATAGTTTTCATATCGTATATTTATTCTACCCTAGGCCAAACCAATCCTACTTGAGATAATATTCCAGTTCATAATTTTCCACTGGTTATTGAGATATGATTTTTTGTCACTTCCGTAATCAAATTGAAATGAGTGTTCCCACCAATCAACCAACAGTATAATGTCCATCTTAATTTCGTGATTTTTAATTGTTTTAATCTTGCCATCACGGGCTAGATATACCCATCCACTACCTTGTATTTTCATAGCTTCTTTTTCAAAAGCATCGGTAAATTTATCAAATGTTTTGAAATGTTTGGTAATAAACTCACCCGCAGATCCATCGGGGTTGTTGGATCGGGTAGGTCTTTGAAATTGTGTAAAGTATATATCGTGTAAAAAAGCACCTGCTTCATTAAAATCTGGATCGCCTTCACCATCGTTAAATCGTGTAACATAGGCTTTGTACAATTTTCCATAATGATAGTTAATAGTATCTTCGCTTATACTGGGCTCTAAATCATCCTTGGCATAGGGTAACTTAGTTTGAACTAGAGTTTTAGGAGTATGACCTTCATTTAAAGTAATATGCTTGATAAAATTGTACATGGTATATTTATCTGTATTTTGTTAAGTAATCTTTTCTGTATTCTGCAAAGTTAGGCTCTAATCCGTATTCTTTAAGTTTAGAACATACTGCATGATATTGAAAATCATTCATATCTCCCCAGCTCCTGTGATTAGCACTAACCCATACGTGCGGTTTATGCTGTCCAATAAACCCAACGAAATATTCAAAATCTGCGTCAAAGTTTGGACCATCCCTGAGCATAGGATTACCCCAGTCATTGACTTTATAATGAAATTTATCTAGTCCGCCATTTTTTTCTGCCCACAATAGATATAGAATAAATTCGCTTTTATTACGGGTAGATTTAAACCATTTTGAAAATTCTGCAAGACCTTTAAAATATTCTATTAAAGACAATACCAAATGTGTGTTTAAAAAAATTGGAGTACATATAGACAGCGTATCGTCGGTTGGATATCCGATATCGGTATCTAATGCTGTTGCGTAAGCATCCCAGGTTTCGATAGGCATGACAAATTTGCCACTTCTATAAGGAAGTTTTTCATTTTCTATGGAGCAAGACCACGGATGGATTAAAAAATTTTGCGTATCTAAGACAAAATATCCTGGGTTAGCTATTTGTTTTGCGATAGCTAATTTTAGAATTTGTTGTGTTTCCCAACCGCTTGACCATTGATTAGTCATTCCTGGGCGCCAACTGGCCCACGGTGCATCGAATTCATGCCTATAGTAAGTATGTAGGTATTGATGAGTATAGTAGTGTTTAATCTTTTCGTCAAATATCGATTGCCATTCACTAGGATCTGCTTCGTTTACTACTATATAAACATCATGTCCTGGTGTTAAATGCTTGTAGATACTTTGTGCTTGTAATTCGAGCAATGCTAAGTCTCTAGCACAAGTCACAGTAACAAGGGGAAGTTTTTGCATATTGTTATATAGTAAATAAATAATCAACAGGAGATTATTATGAGAGAATTTATCAAAAAGATTTTTGCTTTAAAACCAAAAAAAGTAGAAACTGAAGTACCTTATAAATTAGAAACACCAACTAAACCGGTAGCTGACGATATTACTCGTGCAATGCTAGAGTCTATTCCAGCACCAACACCCGCTAAGAAAAAGCCTGCGGCTAAAAAAACTAAAACAACCAAACAATTAATCGAAGAGCGTTCCGATTACTTGCCAGAAACTAAAGTTAAGAAGCCACGTGCTCCTCGTAAGCCTAAAGCAGAGTAAGACTTTTAGCTTGCTCGTATAGAGCACGACTAGCTAAATTCTTGCCTTTAGACTCGCACATAATATCGTGCGAATTCAAAAAGCTCAAAGCCCATTCATTCGTTGCTGTGTTCCAGTAGAAGTCTGAATGAGCTCTGAGCTTTTGTTTTTTGTATCCGTCTAGAAGGAGTTGGGCATGAACAGGTGCGGTAGATTGGTCATGGTCCACAAGATAATCTTCTCGACTGACTGAATAATGACAAGTAGGCCGCACACCACGCCAACTATCCACAACACGCTTAACGCGATCGTCTGTCGAAGAGATATACTCCCCTTCGCGAATCCAGTGATGGTGAATATCGAGCACAATAGGAACGATATCGCTAATAGTAAGACAATCATTTAACCCCCATGAGTTTTCTTCATTTTCAATAGTAATGGTATTGCGGGCTTCGGGTGAGAGTAGCTTGTAGGCACGTCTAATACCTTCGGGACCTTGTTTACCCGAGATGTGTACATTGATTTTAAGATCCTGGAAGGTTTTACCGTAGCCCATGTATCGTGCCATATCCGCATGATATTCAAACTCCTCTATAGAGCGGCCAACAATGCCTGGATTATCACTTGCCAAGACAGTAAACTGGCCAGGATGAAAAGACAACCTAACATTGTGCTCACGAGCAACATCACCAACTTCTCTAAAGTGCCGCTCGCAGTAGTCCACGACGTCAGCACGACGCCAAAAATAACTCCAGTCAGCTTGAGTATATACAGGTAAAATATCACTACTAATACGGACCATACGTAAATGTTCATTCAAAGTTCCTACTCTAGTTACAAGTTTTCGGGTAGATTCGATATTCTGAACCATTAGGTCCCATAGCTTTTGTTCTGCTACTTCTGTTGTCTGTTTATTTAACCAAGTAACTGTAGTACCGCCAGTATTGTACTGTTTGGCATCATCGTTAGCTTTGATACCTTCAGTTTGTTCTGGATGGTCGATCCATTTGCAGGCAAAGCCGATACGTTTCATAATGTGTAATCAATAAAAATGGACATAGTGTATTATAACACTATGTCCTTATAGAGTCAAACTCTTTGATTAGCCTTCGTATGTAGCCGAATTACCAGCATGTTCAAACACTTCTACACTCTTAATTCGAACACTAGGGTTTAATGGATAACGATGGTTGCCATTTACCAATAAATCTGCCATTTTGTCATAGCACATTTTAGCAAATAGTTCGCAACCCACACCGGGTACAATGCGTAAATCGCATACACCCGATCTACGATAGGGCTCTACTTGTACACGTTCTGGATTGTTATCATGTTCTGGATTGGAACTCCAACCTGCCATTAGTTTGAATCTATCTAGCAATGGATCATCTTCGGCAATTACAGTGGTATGATCAAACATATAGTCTGCCCACGCCTTAAATTCCTTGAGTCCGCCAAAGTCCATACCCCAGTTCTTTTCGTCCAATGTATCACATTCAAAGATTAATTTGATACCAATTGAGTATCCATGCAATAATGAGCAGTGACTATGTGTGGCACGCCATTGTCTAAAACAGCATGATAAGCCACGGTCGTTACCGTATGTTTTTGTTGAGTAAAATTTTGCCATTGTCTTCTCCTAAAAGTAGCAATGACATGCAGAGTTTATATTGCGGGATGAATGCCTAAGTCCGCATAATATAATTATACACTTTTATAGTGTAAGGTCAATAGTATTGATTAACCTATCTGTCCAAATGATGCCCACTGTCCTGGTGTACCACTTGCAATACACACCCAGCCAATATGTCCACCTGGTACTGGAGCAATGTTCCAACAGATATCTCCAAGATGATATATTCCTGTAGTAGGAGCCATTCCACCATTGGTAAAACGTTTGCCTCCAATATTAACATCTCCATTAACACTAAACTGTAGTGTAGGATCTGGAGTATTGATATTGATACTCAATGGACCAAATACACGAACAGCATTATTTTGAAGAACAGGATCACCAATAGTAAGTTGTTCTGTGTCTACACTAATAATTTTTTGGCTGCCCAGTTTGAATGAAAAATTATTTGTGCCTAAAATTCCACTGCTAGTTAATTGTAAAGATTGTGATCCGCCAAGCGAATCGACTAGAGTTAATTGTTTGGAAGTTGTTGTGTTTAATGTAGTTGTTCCTGCAACTTCAAGACTTCTTAATACGCCTAGTCCTTGTAAATTACTATTAACAATTCCAGAACCTAAACCATTTGCTTGTAGTGCAACAACACCGTTGATATAGTAACTTTGACTTGGTCCGATATCAAAACTTTCACTAGTCCATAAACGATCTGGACTACTCATCATGATTAGCTGACGTGTTTGCCCAGTACCAGTCCATGTTAAACCTAGACCATAAATTGCATTATCTGTGCTAGCATTAAACTGTAAAGGACTGCTACGAGTAATACGTGTGTCAGTTTGAATACTTTGTGCATATACTGTACCGTATACGTTCAATACTCCGCCACCGTTTACTGGATCGCCGATATTAACTACACCAGTTGATTTAACTGTAATACGCGGTAAATTATCTGTAAGGATTTGGAAATCACTACTGGTAAAAGTACCAATAGAACCTTTGCCTAATTCTCTGCTACCGATATCTAATTGAACACCATTTGTTAAAATACTGATAGAGTCTGTTGGTTCTGCTGTTCCAAGACCAATGCGATCTGAACTATTATCGATAAAAGCAAATCCGCCTAAACTTGTGTATCCTGATACCTGTAAGGATTTTAAAACACCTAATTGTTGTAAGTTACTGCTGGTAATAGTACTACCTAATGCACTGGCAGTTATTACAGGAATGTTGTCAATGTTATAGCTAGATCCTTGTTGCAAATCTATATTGCTATTAGTCCATAAACGTCCGCCACTACGATAAATTAATTGAGTAAGACCGCCACTATAACCCCAACTAAACCCTTTGCCGTTTAGTTCGTTTTCTGTTCCATAATTCCATTGCCCCACTGAAGCTAAAGAACCGTTAGGAGTAACTAGGTTTTGAACATTAAATGTGTTGGTTGTAATAGTACCTGCAACTGTCAAATTTTGTTCGACTTGTACATTACCGGTAACTTCTAAATGATCATTAATTTCGTAGGCCATGGATAAACACTCTCTTTTAAGTATTTATCCACGTTTCGAAAAAGGATTATTGTACTTTTAACAGTACTGTATCCTCATTAATGCGTCCATTCATTTTAGTGTCTGTAGCATTAATATCTTCCAAAAACTTGCGTAGTTGTACTTTGCCTGCGGCTTTGAACTCTTTCAGCTTGTCTTCGGGTTTACGTACAGTCTTTTGGATGCTTTTGAATTCATCAAATCCTGTAATTGTAGTTCCTTTAACACCCAAATCGTTGAATTCGGAGGCTACATACTTGCCCAATTTACGAGTCTTAGTGTTAAAGATCCAAAGTTCCTTAGCACCAATAATGTCTGTCGGGTTGATACTAACTAATTTCAAAGGTTCATTGCTCTTCATGTACTTCATTTTGGCAACAACCTTCTCTTTTGGCTGTGTTTTACGAGCACGTGGCGCACGATTAACTTTGGCTTCTTGAGCAAGCATATCGCAAGCACTCATGATTTCTTGGTAAAAAGCAATCAAATTCTTGATTTGCTTCTTACTACGATGGGCATAGCCCTCACGTAACTGCTCGTCTGCTTTGCCGGATGCCAACTCCTCCAGTTCAGCTAAATCCCTGCTGTAGAGGGTTTTAATAAGTCTAGCATGTGCGGCTTTGACTTGTTTGCCCTTGAGCAAGTTAAGCACTTTGAACGCTTTTGGATCAAAGTTTTCTGGATCTGTTTGGAAGCCTTCAATAGCGTCTTCCAATTCTTCAGTCATTCGATAAGCGGCTTCTTTGACACGCTCTTGAATTGAAGGCTGAACTACTACAGGCTTGTCTGTAATCACTTCGTCTTCGTCTTTGTCGTTCTTGCCAGCTTCAATTACTTCTACAATCTGCTCACGCAACCATGCACTTGTGTCTCGACCTTGATTAAAGTCTGCACGAATAGATGGCATACCACGTAACAAACAACTTGCAATGGCACCCATTGTAGTGTTGCAACGATTATCTTTGGTTTTCTTAAAAGCTGTAATGTCAGCTTTGGTACAACCAGTATCAGTCATCCATTTGATAACCGCAGGCTTCAAATCTTTACCGCTAAATTCCAAACGGTAATAGCTCATAGCATTGTGCCAGTGACGCTGAAATTGTTCAGCTGTCATTTTCTCAACATCGTCCCAAACTGGACTGTGATCTTTCACAGCTCGTGTGCGATGTGCAGTTACCTGCTTTTTGGTAACGCGAGTTTTAGTTGCTGTCTTTGCCAATTTCTGCTCCTGCTTTGTTTAACATGTATATATTATAGCTTCGAACTACTTAGCTGTCAACTGTAAAATTGGTAAGTTAGTACCTACTTACATAGCTGATAGAACTTTTCCATTTCGGGAAATGCTTGTAAGAAATTGGTTCCTCTGCGTCTGTCGTGCTCGTTTACAAACTTGTAAAAGTCTCTTCTCCAAATTTCTAAACCTTTCATCGGACTAGCAAGTAAAGATTCGAAAAGTTCATATACTCGTTGCATACGATCAATTTCATAATCAGTATAGTATCCTTTGTTTACTTTCATATATTCTAAACTTGACAATGTGATTGGTAGGAAATCTTCTGTAAGCATACCAACAGTCATCCATTCCGGATTACGCAAATAAGGAATATCAATACCTACCCATCTTTTGCTAGTCACATACTTCTTCTTTAATTCCAAAAAGTCTGTCAAAAACCCTGTATAAGAATTAACTGATAATGCATTGTATGTTGACATTACAATTAATCTAGTATTAGGGCTTTCGCTTAACAATAAATTACAGTTATCAAGCCATTCGGTATAGTTCAAACCAAATCTTATATATTCGGCTTGGACTCCTTGTGCTTCGCAACTTGTATAAATTGTTAAAGATTTAACAGCATTTTTCTCATGTATGACTTTTATCTTTTTAATAAATTCGTCTATAAGTTTTTTTGGAACACCTAAGTTACTGTTAATGCCCAATTCTAAATTAGGATTAGGATTATCAATGATATAGTCTAACACTTTGAAAGTATGTTTAGTCATTAAAGGCTCGCCGCCTGTAATGCGGAAGGTATGCAAATTAGGATATAATTCGGGCCACCATTGCCAAAACGCATCTACATAAGGATTTTCTTCTCTTTCAGGTATTGGCATTTTATGATCATCTTCAAACATCTTTAAATGATTATAATTTAAATGTGTAGGGTATCCGCCAAACTGTTGTATTTCTTCCATCCATTTACTGCTAATTTCTGGACTACAGTAACTACATTTAAAATTACATCCGTAACTAAAACTAATTTCTAAATAACTGGGATTAATATCTTTTTCCCACCCTGCGTCTATAACTTCTTTAAAATAAGGTAATGCCCACTCGTCTGCACTTTTGTATGTTCTATCACTGAACGCATCGGTCTTATCTTCTACGTTCCAGCAGTACTGACATTCACTAGGACGAGTACCAGTCATCATTTGTTTACGCAATTCTTTTTTATATTCTGTATTGTGTAATGCACTAGGATTACGTTTAATTTCCTCAATAGGAATTACGTGAGTTTTAGGATGATGGCAACTATGGGTATGACCGGTAGGCAGGTGTACAGTTACTTGTTTCCATTTGGCCAGACACATACCTGGACCAATCTTATCCAAGTCGTGTTTAACGTGTTTTAATTTTCTATCTTGCACAGATTTTTTTATATTTCGAATTAAGTCCATAGGCCTTGACGCACTTTGATAAGACGAATCATCATAGCTTCATCTTCGGCCTCGTAAGCCTCTTCCATCTTGTGCATTTTGTCCATAGCAACACGACTCATCTCGGCAAGCTCAGGACTTTTTTCTTTGCCAAAACTTAGACGGCCACTATTGGCTAGACGTGCGGCTTCACAATAAGCACTCCAGCCGCTTGCCTCCATTGGTTCTGGTCGATTACGATACACAGTAGTCCACCAAAGATACAGCTCTTTAATTTCCTTAGCATTATTGGCTTGGAAAGTTGGAACGGCTTCGTGCTTCTGGTCATCGTCAAGAAACTCTTCGTTAGTAAGAGTACTAGCCCAATCTAAGTAAGCAAGTCCTGCTTCTGGGCAACGCCAAGTACGCCAGCGTAACCAACCACTGCGATACCAGGGAACATTATATTTCTTCTGTTCTTCGCTGTTCCACATTACATAATGCCACGCTTGTTCGATTTCAACAAAGTCCACAAGTTCGTTAAACAAACATGGAAGAAAACGATTACCAACGTCACTCCAACGGCCAGGGCGGATATCACGAGGGTGGGCAGTAAGAGCATGACTCTTACTAACCCAACGATTGTTGATGTAGTAACGGATGTCATTTAGTCTGTCCGGTATGTAAAGAAAAAAGCCTTGAATATTGTCAAGCAATTCTTCTGCGACCCAGTAGCGAAAGTTATGTCGCATTTTAGCAGTGGTACGCCATTCGTCCCAGTCTTCACTAGTAGCGGCACTTAGTTTTTTAGTGCCACGAACCCAGTCTGCAAATTTTGTACATGACCAATAATTACGCATTTCTATTCCTTTCTAAAGTATAAGTTTTCATGTTAAACCATCCAGTTATAATATATTTTTCTTGTGTAGGACTAGTTTCACCTCTGTGAGTAAAAGTCCAATCAGGTGGCCAAATAAGTGTTAATCCTTTTTCAGCCTTAATTTTCATTCCTTGATACAAAAATTCTGTACCGCCTCCATCATCTACTGTATTCAAATAAGTCATAAAGACTAAATGTCTTGTTACAATAGGCCAATCTAATCCTTCTCGTTCTAAATGCCATGCTTTAAAACCGCCGCCTGGAGCATAATATTGTACTTGTGTTGACTCTATCATGTCAACCGCATCGATTTTAGAATGAGGATATTTTTGATAGTATGCGTTCAAACATTTGAATAAATGCTTCAAATAATAATACGGAACTTGCCCCGGCGGCAACATTAAATCGATTGAATCTTTTTTAGACTTGTCAACTTCTTTGTTTGCACCGTACAATCCTGGACTTAAATTTGAACTTGTTTTATGTAACTCTATAAGACGATCGCATACTGTTAGGTCAGTATACCACCCCATGATAAAATTGTTTTGGGAATTTAAATAGTGCTCTTCCATGAATTTACTGGTTCCGCCTTAATTTCATCTTCTGTACAACTAAGAGGTTTACCATTTTCATTTAAAAATGTAGTACCCCAAATTTTACCGCCGTGTTCAAATTCAACATAAGTTTCGCCGTACGCACAGAATTTTCGAGTAATGACATCCTCACCTGGTTCAGGCCAACATATAATTGCCACTACTACGGCTAATAGAGCACACGAAATTTTTGTAAAACGATTCATGTTAAATTTTTTCACCAGCTGTAAATCCTCTAAATCCTTTAAAACGTGGAAATCTTAGACTGTATGATCCGTCTTGATTTTGAGTAACCGCATCAGCACGAACTTCAACAATATTACCAAGCAGGCTACCACGATCGGACCAAAAAGAATCGCGGTCATTATCAGTGAATCCTGAGCCAACGTTGACTTTAATAAGTTTACCATCATCCTCACCTTCGCATACAAATGCACCTAATTTACCTACATTTTTACCTGTACCTTCTTCTACTGCGGTTACTGCCAGGCTGACTTCAATGAATGGTTTCATTTTTAACCAACTAACTGTTCGCTTGCATTCGTAAGGTGCATGCGGATCTTTAATCATAATACCTTCATATCCACCTGCAATAGCCTGTGCATTAATTTCTTTAAATCGTTTTTGTCCATCATCCGTGTCCAAATTGACTTCTTCGAATGTTACATATTTCACATTGGGCAATTCTTCTTCATGTTCGTCTACCCATGTAGATACCATTTTACTACGAACATACTGCGGATAATCACTACTACCTGCTTCAAAGTGTGCCAGTTGACAAAAATCAAACAAATATAATATGGCGTCATTTGCCTGTACATCACTCTTGCGATGTACTTGTTTCATTAAGTCTTGGAAACTGCTAGACATGATTTCACCATCTAAAATCAAATCAAATGGTGGAGGATTCTTTTTAACTACAGCACTAATCTGTTCTGCAATATGTGGAAAATTTACAAGTTCTTTACCATTGCGACTAAACATATCTACCCGACCATCTACCCGCACAACTGTAATAACTCGAACACCGTCTAATTTAACTTCAACCATTTTGAGACCAGCAACTTTGGTTTCATGATTGGCACTGTCATGAGCAAGTTGACAAGCAAATACAGGAATGGCGTAGTTAGGATAATTCTTTTCCACTACTTTGTTGATAGTCTTTTCGCTTACGCCACAGCGTAAGTCTTTAATAAGGATACGACGATACCAGCCATTCCATTCTTTCTTGGTGGCTGATTTCATCATAGTTTCGATCATAGTCCTTGCTGTATTACCGGTGACATTGCGAGTAGTGAAACCAGTAAGAGCGAGAGTAAAACTATCCCAAGGTAACCCAGGCCCATCTTCATCTTGTTTCTCCGGTATTTGTTTAAGTCCAAAAGTAATCATTGGATCTAGTGCAAGCCTGCAACCTTCAAAAAATTCATTATTGCCTTCTAGGGCAATAGCTTCAATGATGGCTTCTTTGTTTAGACGACTAGGATGACTTTCCAAATCCCAAATATGACTAGCACAACGACTCATAAAGACTCCAATAATTATTTGTATAAGTTTGTATTATACAGAGTAATTATCAATAAGTCAACCAGAGGTTAGTTCTAAATGGTTTGCCTTCGTAGGCATTTTCTAAATTACGTAGAATTAAGTTTTTCATTCTGCGTATAATTGGATGATTGTGGTTGTAGTTAAATGCTTTTAAATAACTATTCCAAGTTGAGTTTTTATGTCTACGGCAAATATCGGAATCTAAATATTTGCCAATATTGTTAGGATCGTATCCAAAACGATCAATTAGTTCACAGGCAGTATTGAACGCATGAGCTCCCATTTCATCTGTATCACCATAGTATTCCTGTTCTTTACGAGTTTTGTTTAATTCTGCTGTACTTTGGTATCCAGGAATAGTTTTAAAATTTCTAGCACGAAACTGTCGCATGTGTACAACTTCGTGTAGAACAACATCGGCAAAACGAAAAGCCATACGTTTGAAACGATATTGGGTAAGTTTTATTTTGGTCTGGTCTGGATTAAAATTGAAATTAACTTCTATTGCAGGTTTACCCTTTTTATCCAGTCCACTATAGTAGACTCCGCCCAAAAAAATACAACCCATTGTGGTCGGAGCATGTATGCACTTTTTAAGTTTTATCGGTAAGTACTGCTTAACATGCCTATTAATACGCTTTTGAATTTGGCTGGGAGATAAATCTTTGCCTACTATTTCACTGTTAAGTGAGTAGAACATAGAGTATAAAGAACTTCTATCAAGTTTAGACCAATCAAACGGTAGTTGGGCCATAGCACACTCCTAGACATAGCTATTTATACTATACTATGAAACCCAATTATATACACACTTTATGGGCGTTTTGTCACGATTTCGTCAATCAATCCAAAATCTAGTGCTTCTTGGGCACTCATAAAGTTATCCCGTTCCATAGCTGTATAAAACTCATCAAACGTCTTGCCCTTACTATTATGGTTAACATATAGTTGGGTAAGATTTTGCTTCATTTTTAGGATTTCTTTTACTTGGATTTCCATGTCTGTAGCTTGTCCACCAGCACCACCACTAGGTTGGTGAATCATGTGTCTAGCGTTTGGTAGCATTTTACGCTTGCCAGGAGCACCAGCAGTAGCAAGCAAACTTCCCATACTACAGGCTTGACCCATGACGATGGTGCTAACGTCAGGCTTAATGAATTGCATAGTATCGTAAATAGCCATGCCCGCTGTAACCACACCGCCGGGACTGTTGATAAAGAAGTTAATATCTTCATTACCTTGACTTTCTAAAAATAGTAGCTGGGCTACGATTAAACTTGCTGAATGTTCGTTTACATCTGTATCCAACATAACGATACGGTCCTTGAGCAAGCGACTGTAAATATCATAACTGCGTTCACCTCGAGCTTCTTGCTCGATTACCATCGGTACTAAATTAGGCATTGTTTTCCTCTATTTTATCAATTCCATAAAAACTTTGAAACGGTATACTATATACCGAATAATGCAATGCTTCGTTAATTGTTGCAAAATATTTAACGAGCATATCGCCTGTTGTTGAATAATATCTTAACTTATACATTTTTCTTTGTAAATGGTTCTAAATTTGGTGGAACCCACCCGACTGGCTTTAATACCTTACCGTCTTCACGCTTACGCACAAGTCCAGTTTCTTTATCAATTTTAGCAAAGTTGGTACCCATAACTTCTCGCCAAGCACCTTCGATGTCGGCACCCATACTGTGTGCGGCACCGATAGTAACAACTAAAATATCTGTTAATGCATCTAAAACTTCTGTGCTATCACAATCGTTAATGGCAACTTTTAATTCGCCAAGTTCTTCTTCAATCAAATTAACATATAAATTGAACTGGGAAACATTCCAATCGTCTGTTGTTTGATCGCATGCCTTCATAAATTTTTCTTGATCGCGGAATGGGTTCATTATATCTCCATTGTTAGTGTAAATTCTTTGTCATGTTGGCTGAGATAAAAACTAGCCAATTTAAACATGGTACGTGCATGTTCGATATCTACAGGCACTATAATACGTTCGCCATCGCGTAGCTGGCGCAATTCTTCTGCATCTTGTATAGCTTGATGCTCTATGGCTTCGTAGTCTTGAGCCATTTCCATTAGTTCAATTTCATTATACAGCATTTGATGTATCGTATGTTTGATTAAAAATATCTTTCTTTACTACACCGTAGTCACCGGCATCATGACGAACAATATAGTCTTCACCTGCCTTATACGCTAGTGATTGCCCATTATATTTTAACACTACCGAACCGTCGTGATCTGCCAGTTTAGCATGTTTATGAATTTTCTTGGGAGTAGCAGTACCGTCTTTGTTGTCATCATAATATTCTGCAAATTTTGCAGGACTCACTGGATATTGCTCGCCTTTAGGCCCAGTAATAATTTTATCACCAGCTAGATAGTCTACCGGACCTTCTAAGGTTTCACTAGTACCTGGAGCAATAGCAGTTTTATAATGGATAGGCGTAGGATTTTTGAATGTTTCAAATGATCCTGTCTTGAACCAATCGTCAGTAATACCTTCCATTGTTTCTATAATGTTTATAAATTCTCTAATCATTTTGCCAACCTTATGTTTACATAAACTAACACAGCATTAACCAATGCCCACAAATCGTCTCCCTTTGAAAAACAATCGATAGCCGCTAGACAACACCAGCCGGCAACGAACATGGCAATCTTAGGTTGGTTGCGGATAAACCATTCATGCATTTTCTTCTTCCTCTATGCCTTCATATTCAGCAAGTTGTTTTTGGAAAGTCTTTAACTGCTCAATCAAATTAGTAATACCGCCATGATTCATAGTAATAGCACTATAGCCCATTTTGAACTCTAGCCTGTTATCACTGTTCATTCCTAGACTATAATAAGTTACGGCAGGTTTCTTTGGTTCGGGAGTATAACCGCCACCATCTCCGCCACCGTGTTCAGGCTCTTTAGGAAATGGAACTACGTTACTAGGTTTCTTAAAAAATAATTTATCTAACATATGATTCTCTCTCATGTTAAGCCAGCGAGCCAGCGGATTACATACTAACGGTAAAGCTACCATAACAAGCCATACCAACTCTACAAGCATAGTATAGTCTCTGTAAGGACTAAGAGCAACCAATACGGTTACACTAAGATAAAGAAGACCGCTCCAGAAGAGCCAATGTCCTCCGGTGCGGTCAAACAATTTCATATTACTTGCCCAAGTTCAAGAATGGAACTGCGCCACTTGCCATTGTACTAGGCAACTTGCCGTCCCACTTTTCAATTGCCTGCAACTGAACATATTGTACGCCACCGTTAGATTGGATAGCCTGTGCTTGGATAGCAATAGCCTTAGCTTCACCATCCGCTTGTGCAATACGTTGTTCAGCTTCTACTTTGATACGAGCCAAGTCTTGTTCAGCCTTTTGCTTGTTCTGTGTAGCAATAACTTTCTGTTCAACAGCCGCTTGATATTCTTGACTGAATCCAAAGTTAACCAAACTGATTTCACTGATATCCAAACCGTACTTGCCTACTTTATTCTGTAGTTCAGTATGGATAGCCGCACTTACCTCATCACGCTTGGTTACCAATTCTTCACTGTTATAGTGGGCAGTGGTAGCTTTGAATGATTCGTTAATAGCTGGCAACAGGATCTTGTTTTCTAAATCCAAACCAAACTCTTTGTACATAGTAGCGGCCTTGGCACCATCAATACGATAGTTAACTACGATGTCTGTATGCACAACCTGCAAGTCTTTAGTACCTGCTTGAGCACCTTTCAAGTCCGCTTTTACAACACGAACTTCAACTTCCTTAACCTGACTGATTGGGTTTACAAAATGCAAACCTTCACTCAGTGTTTCTGGATTAACAGTTCCTAGCGTAACCTGTACACCAATGTAACCTGCTGGTACGATTGTAAATGACTCAAATGCTGTAAACAAGATTACAGGTAACAAAGACAACACCCAAAGACGTTTGAGCATACTTGGATGTGCTTTGATACTGTCTGTATCTTCCTTGATACGCTTGGCATAAGCAACTGCGTTTTCATAATTGGTTTTGTTGTTATAATCAACTAGGCCAAGGCCCACTAAGACTACAATACCAAATAATACCCCAACAACGATTGTGAACATATTTTTCCTTAATTCATTTCTTTAAATGCTTGTTCTTGGCGACTTGCCGCGAACTCGCGTTGTTTTGCGGCTTCTTTAGCCTTACGCAAAATATTAGCATCACCTGTTGGCAAGGCCACTAATACATAAGTACGGAACCGTGTACCTTCTGCTACACGCTTGACTTCACGAACTTCTACACCAGTTAAGTCTACATCCTTACAACTCATGCGAATAGCTGATTCACTAAGCTCTGTACTAGTCACTTCGCTGTCTGTACGATAAATCTTAGTACGCTGGTTAGCAGTACCACCAGCGGTCATACAAATCTTTGCAAATGCATCTGCTTTGGCTTTGATATCACTCATACTGAAGTCTGAGCTTACAGCGGTACCAGATTCAAATACTGCACTATTACTGAGAGGTAGTTTAGTCATCCAGTCTGGTGCTTTACTCAAAGCTCGTTCGACATAACGTTCTTGACGTTCACGTTCATTGTCAGCTCGCTTTTGATAAGGATCAGTTGTACCACAAGCCGCCAGCATAGCAACAATTGGTACTAGTAGTAAAGATTTTTTCATATTAATTCTTTCCGCGGAGTCCGCCAATAAAGCCTTTAATAAATCCGTAGACTGCATATAAGATACCACCTAGCACAAATAATACAGACACGTCAGTCCAAAAATACATCATTCCGTGATTAAAAAATGAATTCATTATTTTCCACCCATTTGTTCTTTTGTCCATTCTGCGGACGATTGAATATCCTTACCAATGCCTGCTACAGTCGAGCAAGCGGCAAGGGCCGAAACTAAAATCAATGCAAACAATGTTTTCATTTTGTTTTCTCCAATGTAGTTATAACAATAGCATTAGTAGTATCTACAGCAGTACCAAACAAATTCTTAGTAACCGCAGGATACAAAACTGCCAAAGTTAAAACAATGCCTAAAATAACGCCTTTCATACTATTGCCTTTCTATGTTTGTTGAACATGTCTATATTATACTATAACAATTACCACTTGTCAACTACGATCCAGTTGTTTTCATCTTTTGGATCTACCTGACAAATAACACCAAAATAGTCTTTAATTTTTTTATCAACTACTCCAGATTCTTCAAACAATCGACATTTATGTCCGTTGTACTTAAAATACTTTTTGACAGCAGATTCGTTGACTTCGCTTTCCAAAATGGTATCACCGATTTTAACTCGTAGGTCGACTCCTCCAGTTTCTTTACAAATAGTAGCAGTTTCGTTACTGACTTTGCCGTCTTTCTCAATAGTAACTGTGGTAGTTTTACATTCGTTGGCAACTGCCAGCTGACTCACCAAAAGCATTAAGAATAGTATTTTTTTCATGATTGCTCGCAACTGTAAGCATACCACCAAATTGTGGCTTTTAAGCGACTATTATAGACACGATCGGGTTCGCTGAGTTTGTCAGGATCTTGATCAAAGTTTAATTTTGTTTGGATAGTTTTAAGTTGTTGCAACTGTTGATCTTTCAAACTGCAATCAACAGGATAGTCCCGCAACTGTTGGTAAGTTAGGGACTTATCTTCGTCTACACAAGCCGTAAGCAATAACGCTGACAGCAATAATGCATACTTCATTTTGAACTTTCGTTTAGTTACTATATGAGTATTATAAACGAGTTAGCGGTATTTGTCATCTAATTCGACGCTCGAAAGTCCAGCTATAGTTTTGAACTTTTCAAAAGCCTTTTTGGCTGTAGGATTCTTTTCCAATTCACTATTGGGTAATACAGCTTCTAGCCAAATTTCTGGACGGCGACTAGGGTGTGCTCCAAATTGACGTGGCTGGTGTAGTTTACCAGTTTCTAGTAATTCGATGCTAACACTTCGAAATCGGTCTTCGTCCTCAGCTTGATAAGCTACCCATTCAGGATTACTCAAACCATAGGGCTCGTGATATCCTTGCCAAATACTCTCCCATTGTACATCATTTCTAGGATCAAAATCTGTACGGCTAATAATGATGAGAACATCGTCAATGTCTACTACTCCATCGACAATGTCTCTAACGCATCGACTATAACTAAGTCCAATTTTCATTTTGTTTGCTCTGCAATTCTTTTATAACCAAGTGCATTAGGGTGGATATGGTCTGGCTGTAATTGATTATTGGTAATTACAGTATCTCCAAACTCCTTGGCAACAATACTAACAGTCTGCATAATTGCTTGGATACTTACTTCACTTTTAGGATTATTACCAGCAGGCATGATCCAAAACACTCTATCAGCTTTAGTCAGTCTACGAATAGTACGTAGTTCCTCTTCAGTCTTAATATATTTGTGATCATTTGATCCAAGACTAATAATTACAGTTTTGGCTTCAAACGGACTCTTGCCAACATTCTTATTAAGCCATTGATAACTATTAAGTCCACCTGTAGCATATGATACACACTCGGGGCGTACCTGGGCAGTACCTACAGCAATACTATCGCCCATTATTAGACAATCAATCATTTAACACCTTCCTCTAGCTCTTGCACACGAGCCTGTAATTGTTTTACTGCATCTTCTAATTTTTCAATATGCTCTGCAACTTGTTGCATAAAGTCGTTGGTATTATTACCAGTTACTCGTAGCATTTCAGCTACAGTAGTTGTTACAATTTCTTCTGCCATATTAAATCTCCAATAAAATATTAGGGTTCCAACCTGTGTCTTCGCTGTAACCATCGTTTTCGTAACCACGTGGATTACAAACAATTCTAGTCTCTCCAATCTTATAATCGAAAGGACAATGTGTATGTCCATGTGTCCACAACACGACCTGTGGGTGATCCAAAATGAACTCACTTAGATCACTATGATAGCCACCGTTCATGAGTGTCTCATGAGCATACTGTTCGTGTACACTTTGGAAACTTGGACTATGATGCCCGACCACAACACACTTTTTGTCCTTATGTTCTTCGACAATCAGCTTGATGTAGGCAAGAGTCTTATCGTGTCTGTGAGCGACATCCAACGCACTCATAGGAGCATAGCTTCTGTAGTCGTTACGAATGATACGAAAATCGTTCATCATACCTTCAATAGCATGCATGGTTAATGGATCACGCCGGTTCATGTTGGTCCACAGCGTACCACCAACAAACACTACATCATCGATAATTTTAGTGTCCTGTTCCAGCATATAGATGTTGGGAAACTTGGCGCACTCTTCACGCATGTAGTCAATACCTGCATAGAACTTTCCATTGTAGAATTCATGGTTACCCATAATATAGATTACATGTGGAAACTGAAAACTGCAACGCTTTAGAAAGTCACGGAACCGTTGAGCACGTTCTTGTCTACGACCCAAGCCGGTGCCATTGGCAATAGCCCGTTGATCGGCAGTATTACTAAGCTCAGGATGGTCGTGGAGATCCTGTGCGATCATAATATCGCCACCAAGGATCAGTACATCATAGTCCTGATCATTTTGAATGTTGATGTCACTGAACTCTAAATGGAGATCACTGACTAGTTTGATTCTCATACGCTTACATGTTTAATTAATTTAAACAAATCCTTTTTATTTTTAGGAGACCAAAACTTTCCAGACTTGCCACAAGGACTAGAACTAAGTCTTTCCATACTGCAACTAGGATAGTATGCCGGAGTAACTTTATGTCCTGTAACAAAATTTTCTTTAGTACTTTCTGGAACTAATTCTCGATGGCAGTACCATGTATGTAATTTCAATGGATTCCATTTTGCATGTTTACAATCTTTACATAAAACAGTTTCGCTCATTTATTCTTCCTCGTTTATTTCTTCCCCAAAATGATATTCAGGGTGTTCATTTTTAAACTTTTTAACATCCTCTTTATTATACTCGCCTTTTTCAACTTTGTCAATAAAGTCTTTAAGCATCTTATTCATCCAGTCATTGAACGTCATATTCTCAGTATGTGCGGCCTTGAATGCAAACATCAGCAAGTCGTCTGGCAAGTCCAGGGGAATGCTTATATCTGTGCTGTATTCTTCTCCTGCTTTGATAGCTAGGCATTTTTGAATGAAATCGTCATCCACTTCTAAGTCAACATACTCGATATTGTCCCATGCTTCATTTAAATTAATAAAATTGCGTTTAGCTTCTTTGGCATATTTTTTCTGCTTGTCCTCGGCAATCATACGATAAGCACGATCATTGGTATAGTCGCATACTGAAACTTCATAGACCTTTTGAGTCTTAGTACTGAATACAATGTTAAAACTGTATCCACCTTTGCCGTGGATACCATTCCAACTAGATAGTTGATATGAGTTAGGACCATAACAAGCCCAACCATAATCACCACCTTCAGTGATTTTATAGCCTACCAACTCCATCCATTCTTTCATAGTAATCATTGCTCGAATCCTTCTTTGAGTAATTTATTTTCTTCCAATTCTTCTTCCGGAGTATCAAAATCCTGACCGCCATGTTCTACACACACTGTCTTGATCCAACCACCTGGGGTCTGTGTTCCGGGCTTGCCACATTCTTCGCAAGTTACGCCTGACATTGATTCTGCCATGTCAACAAGTCCGCGAATGTATTCATCACCGCCTGTGTAGTAGAAGCGTAGGGTGCCAAACTTTTCTTTAACTTGATCCAGAGTTACTTGCGGAACTTCTGCGGGAATTTCACGCGGGGGATCTTTGATAAGTTCTTGCTTACGTTTTTCTACGTAATCTCGATTTAGCATGTCTTTCATATCCTCGTCGAATAATGTAGAGTCACCGGCTTTGAGTTGTTCAGCCATCTTATTAAATTTGATAGCGACTTCACGTTGTCTAATCTTCCAATCAATGTGATGCTGAATATTACCCATAAGCTGATTGAGAATCTGGAACCAACCATCTCCACATTCAAAGCCCCAGCACATACAAGTCTCCTGCATTGACTTGTCACGATTAACCATCATCTTTGGATATACCTTACATAGGTATTCGTCTAGTTCTCGTTTCATATAATTTTCCCCAATCCGTTGTAAATTAGTTGATCCAACTCTGTTTGGTAGTCTTGTCCTTGTCTACGTTTGAGCCAAATGGCAGTGAGCAGTTCGCGACCATCGCCACTGGCTCCGACTGCAAGTCCACGTTTTTCCATTTCTTCTAAAATATCCTCATCATCGAAATCGTCTAAGTCAACATCAATCTCGACTTCTTTATAAACTGTAGTGTATCTGCTCATTTTATTTCATCCGATGTTTCTGGAAAGTGACTGATAATTAAATCTAATGCTTCAATGGTACGCATATTAGTTACTATGTCATCTGGATGCAACCAATAGCCATCTGGGTTAGATTCTGTTTTAGGATTCTTCTTCCACTGTTTTAGTTCTTTTTTAAGATAAGCACGATAGTCCTTTAAGTTAAGACTAGTAATGCGATCAGCAGTTTCACCATCAATCCATTGATAGGGTTTATGTTTTGCCTTACCCATTAGTATACCTCTTTGGTAATAGTAAACTCTTCTTTAGGCCATTTGGCTTTGAACTCATCTGTCTTTACATATTCATTGTATGCTTTAGCATCAAAGAATACTTTGGTAAATTCTGTCTTATAACTACTTTTTTTGGTAATTGTTAAGTAAACCGATTTCGCTGTACCCGCCATTATTGTGCCGCCTTTACATAGTTAAGTCTGGTCTCATCGTTTCCATGTTTCCAGTGTTTGCTGTTATCTTTTACTTTTGCTTTGACAATGACGCATGGTCCACGTTTCAGTTCTGTTTGACTCATCCAACTTGCCATTTTATTGTTTATTATAGCACAGATGTTCCATCCGTCAAAGTTCTTTGATTTAATTACCTCAAGAATTTCACAATCTAAATCTGCCAAACGATCTCCAGGACTTCCTAAAAATCCTTCGTCAACTTGACGTGAAATCTTTTTAACTTCATTGTGCATCTTATCTTTGGCCTGTACACTAGGCAGACAAGCAATCCAACCAAATTCATTTTCTTTAACTGTATCACCGCTCAGTAAGGAATTAATTTTTGTAAGGAATTCGTTCTCGCCGTCGATTGCGGCAAACATTAATCTTTTGTAGTAACTACGAATTTCTTCTGCTCGAGTAATATCTTCAGATTCAATTTTGAGCACTTTAGTATCAGGGATAACCATTCTGGTATCCAGTGTATAAAGCATTAGAGTTTTGTTAGCCTGTTTGGTGTACATATAAACTCCATCATTGGCATAAACAGCCTCAGGTACTTTAAGGTACTCACCGTTAATTCTTTGTGCGGCACAGGCCAATTCTAATACTTGCTGTGTAGGAAAAGTTTTATGTTCCATGTCGCTCACTGTACGAGTTAATATGTGAATATTATAGCATACAATAAAGCACATGTCAAAGTCGGTAAGTTACACGACCTTTGGTTAAATCATATGGGCTAACTTCCAATTTAACATTGTCGCCTTCTATGATTCTAATTTTATGTTGTTTGAGTTTGCCGCCCATATAGCAAAGTAATAATTCGGGCATATTGTTTACTTCTACTCTGAACATGTTACCAGGCAACACTTCCTTGACTAGTCCAGTTAATTCAATTACATCTTCTTTTTTACTCATCTTTTACTTTTTCAAGGATCCAGGATCCGTCTCCATTATCTTTCCACTCAAGTGTATCTCCTTCTTGCCATCCAACGGCCTTTAAAAAATCTTCAGGAAATGGCAAAATTAAATCCCCACTTCCATCATCTGTTTCTTCTAAAGTTACAGTCCAATGTGTCATAGTATTATTTACTCTCAATCTTCGTCATCGTCCCAAGGAACCGGAAACCAGCCCAAACGGTTAAAGTCTTTTTCAACTTCTTCAGTGATAACACCTTCGGACACATACTTAGTACGTTCAAAATACTCGGCATCTTCTTTACCGTCGATACTCAAACCGCCTCTAATACCGGAACAGTACCAGTCCATATAGTCTCCGCCCTTACCTTGCCAATCTGCAACTAAGCCGCCAGCACTTCTCCAACTACAATGCCACAAGTCTTTTTTGTCATCTTGTCTTAATGCTGGAACTAGTTCTCTAGGGCACCAACGCATATTACAAAATGCCGCATAGACATTTTGAGCATAGTCGTCGCGAGTACGGATCTTGTTTAGGATCTCATCATCGCGCCAAATTTCTTCTTCTAAATTTCTCACTGATGCCAATCGCCTTGAAAACAATGACGCATTTCATGTCCAATGGTATGCATGTTAACATTTTTACCTGTAATGATAGTACAGGATGTGTGATTGTCGTCCCAAAAACTACAGGCTTTTAATTTAGCATTGAACCCTGCTTGTCCTTTGGCACTACGTTCTCTATTGCATTGAGCCGTAACATCATTTACCGATACCCATTTGATTTTGGATTCAGTGGTGACATTGGAAGCTGTAGAAAACAATTCTGCAGGATCATCGTTGTACGCAAATACACTAGTGCTAATAAACATCAATGTTGCAATTACAATCTTTTTCATTTTAAACTTCTTTCTATTAGTTAACAATGGTACAGACGGGAAGATTCGAACTTCCAAAGTCGCTCTAAGAGCTAGACCCTTGCCCTCCGTTCAGCTGGGGGTCAGCTTACTAGGAGGAGGTTTACCAGTTACACTCACGTCTGCCTGTTAATTATAGCACCATGTGTAAATAATGTCAATGCAATTCTCAACTATACCTTTCGCAAAAATACAACGTTTTGGACAACAATCTATGTTGGATCGTCCATTATTTAACATTAGTTGGATCCTGGGTAGATTTTGTAACTATAAATGTTCCTACTGTTGGCCCTACGCTAGAAGCGATCAACCGGATCACCAAACCTTAGAAGTGTATAAATCCGTTATAGATGAAATCAAACGCCAGGCTAGGATAAATGGATTTGAAGAATTCCACTGGAGCTTCAGCGGAGGTGAGCCGACTGCTTATCGAGATTTGCTCAATTTGATCAAACATTTGGACGAAACCGAAAGCCCGTACCAAAGTATCCATATGACAACTAATTTAAGTCCAGGATCAAAATGGTGGAAGCATTGGAGCGATGTTACAGACTGCCTACAGCGAAGAAGTATCACTGCCAGTTTTCACGCAGAACATGCTAGAGAGCAAGAGTTTGGAGACAAATGTTTACAGTTAATGTATGAACAGGTACATGTAACAGTTAATCAAGTAATGGTTCCCAGTGTGTTTTATGAAACATTGGCTCGCTGTGAACGCCTTCGTGCTCGTGGAATCAACGTAACTCTCAAACCACAAAGCAATGATACTGCTACTGCTATTGTAGAAGGCTATACTCCTGATATGCTTACTATAATGCAAAATGACTTTGAACAGCAGGAAGGATATCAAATCAGGTTAACCGACGGTAATCAGAATTATTTTATAGATCAAGCAGAACGATTCAACGCATTAGGGTTCAATAGTTTTACCAATTGGACTTGCAATGCAGGCTATCAAAGTGTTATAATAAAAGGTACTGAAGTTAAAAGAGCTTATAGTTGTCGGGATGAGCCATTAGGTACGATAGAAAAATTTACTTTGTTTTCCGCACCTCGTATATGTTCAACGCCTCGTTGCGTAAGTAGTGCAGACAGCAAAATACCAAAATGTATAAACTAACAGACATACGAGATATACACTTAGAAGTAACTACTAAATGTCAAGCACGTTGCCCTATGTGCCCAAGGCGTATCAACGGCGGCACATTGAATCCGCTCATGACATTAGTGGAAATAGATTTAGATACATTTAAAAAATGGTTCAGTAAAGATTTTATCTGTCAACTAGATAGTTTATTCATGTGCGGCAACTTGGGTGATCCTATCATTGCAGAAGATTGTTTGGCAATCTTTCAGTACCTCAGAACAACTAATCCTAATATACGTTTGAGTATGCATACAAACGGCAGTGCTAGAAGTACTCAATGGTGGGCAGAGTTAGCTAAATTAGATATTAGAGTAGTATTTGGTATTGACGGATTAGAAGACACTCATTCTCTTTATAGAATAGACACAGATTGGAACAGAATTATAAAAAATGCAACTGCATTCATACAAGCAGGTGGCCATGCAGATTGGCACATGCTGGTGTTCAAACACAATGAGCATCAAGTAGAAGCATGTCGCCGTCTGTCTGCCCAGTTAGGATTTAATTTATTCCAAGTAAAACACACAACTCGATTTACTGATATTAAATTTCCAGTATTAGATGATTCAGGCAAGACATTGTATCATTTATTGCCAAGTACCAAAACTGAAGAAATACTTCCAGAAGTTTTAAAGTATGCAAAAGATATGCCTATGGATCAAGTGGTAGACAAAAGTTCTTGTGTTATTACTTGCAAGGCAGTCAAATACAAACAAATTTATGTTGCGGCGTCTGGTAATGTCGGTCCGTGTTGCTGGATGGACTTTAAAGAAAAATTACATAAACAATATACTCGTATCGATTATATGGACAAGATTGGAGAGTTTCCTAATCTACATGAACAATCTTTAGAGGACATTTTCAATTCGGGTTATTTTAATCGTATTGAAAACACCTGGGCTAACGACCCAGTTTATGAATGTGCCAAACAATGCGGCAAGTTCGACAAGTTAGGAACACAGTTTAATGCTAATTGATACAGAACATTTACATTATTGGATGTGTGCTATAAGAGATAGCGACAATCCAAGTCAAACTTTAGAAGCGTTTTGGCGCGGACAAATTAAAAGTAAAGAATGGCTGATAGAACATTTGAAATTAGAAATTGATCAGCCTGTTAATATTGACATATACGCAGGGTGGGTAGGTACTCTAGCCAGTATGATATTTCAAAGTGGAATGACTGTTGAAAAAATTAACAATATAGATTTAGATATAAACTGTAAATCTATATCCGAGATGATGAACAAGATTGAACATATACAGGGCAGGTTTGAATTCATCCATGCTAATATGATAAACGTGCCTAGCGAGGCTGATGTTGTTATTAATACTAGCTGTGAACATATCACTCAAGAAGATTACGAGCTATGGTTGTCGGGTCTTAGAAAAGATAGTTTGATTGTGTTGCAAGGCAACAATTATGAGTTACCAGAACACATTAGAACTTCTACTAGTTTACAACATTTTGAAGAACAAAGTAAACTTGATGTCATATGGTCCGGTGAGTTAGAAACACAGATGTATACCCGCTATATGATTATAGGCGAATTGCCTCTATAAATTCGCCAATTAAATCCCATTCCCACCAACGTTCTGTTAAACTAAAATTGCTGGGATAATGATGATGGTTATTATGCCATCCTTCTCCTAAACTAAGAATGTTAGCAATCCAACTATTGCTACTGCAATCGTCAGTATTGTAACTGCGATATCCTTGTGTGTGTCCTAGTACATTAACTATGCTAGTTGTTTGTAGCGCCAGAGTTGCAGGTATAGCATATAAAAAAACTCCGAGCATTGGACTATACAGAAATAATGCAATTACTGGAATCAATAAAATTTTAAAATAATTATCGTGTATAAATCTATGTAACGGATCTCTTAATAGATCTTTTACAAAACTAACTGGGATCTTAGTTTCAGTATGCCCTATACCAGTCCATGCTTTGAATACTCCATCAGCTGGACTATGCGGGTCGTAGGGTTTGTCGGTAAATGTATGATGTGCTCTGTGAACACCGACCCAAGCTATACTGCTACCTACAGTAGCATATACACTTAACAGCAACATAGTTCTTTCCCAGAACTTAGATGTTTTATAAGACTTGTGTGTAAAGTATCTATGTAACCCTGCACTAATTCCAATAGGGCATAACAAAACAAAAACTAGATAACTCAACAACAAGTAATCAAACCCATAATAACACAATCCTACGATAGATAAGAAAAGATTTAAAAATTGTAAGGTTCGTAACTTTTTGTTTAATGTCATGTACCTTCAGGCAATACTTGCCATTCCGCCTCGGTTATAATTTTTGGGTTCCATTCTTTAAATGTACCTTTTTTTAATTCTGTATAAACAAAATTTTGACAACACTTTTGAACAAGCCATGGACATGTTTGCAAATAGCCATCTGCTTCAGTCCACATATTATTGCTGGATTCTTGCATCATTTTTTTCCAACGACTCCACCACCCCTTGTTTCCACGAGTACGATTTTGCATAGTGATAACATACAGATTGTAATCGTTAATAGCCATTAAAGGCTTAACTATACGTTCATGATGAAGTTTGTAAGATTCTATCATGTTGTGTCTACCGCAACGAAATTCTGGAAACAAATATAATCTGTTGGCTAATCGAGCTACGTTAGAAGGAAACATGCCATTATATGCACCTGCCATGATAATAGGTTTGTTAGTTTCTTTCTGATATACTACAACATAACCACTATGATCTTCTATAACTAATTTTTCTTGAGTATAATTTTTCTGTAACCAATTATTCTCTTCTAAACAGATACTGCGTACACGTTCGAACTCATCACATGTTTCGTGATAAATTACGTGGTATGTATTTTCAACGGCATACGGATTCAAGACAAACTTCCGTCAGGCATTCTGTATCCTCTAACCTTGCATAAATCAACATAGTAAAGAATTTCTTTTTCGAATTGATCAGCAACATCTGGTTGGCTATAAGGCTGCCAAAAGTTGCTATGTAATTTAGTGTAGTCATGTGGGACACGATGGCACACACGTTCTTTGATATCGCCTAATCTTCTGTGTAATGTAATACTGTTGTCAAACAAACACAAGTCGTGATCACTTTGATACCAGTGATCATAGATGTATTTGTCTACAAATAATTCTTTGTTAATCATAGCAAATATTTCATCGCTGGATTCTTTGCTCATGCCCTTAATACTATAAGCAGTATTAATACTATAATGCAGTCCTTTGATACCACCTGGACTTAAAATGGTCATTGGTATTTCGGTATCGTCTTCTGGACACATATTGGCATGCATGATTTCATCTTGATCTGCACGTAGACCTGGATTAATAGCACCCGGGATAAATCTATGTAACAGTATCATTTCATCTAATTCGCTACGAAATGCATTGCTTACATTTTCATAATAATCAGTAGTTGTGATAAATCCTGTAGCAGATCCTATCATGTTCTGCACACCCAACAATGCAACGCCCGGAGTAAATGTCAGCGTACCCGATTCGTTACTATGCCATAGTAATTCGCCTTCTGCAAACATCCCAAGTGCATTACCGTGTTCATCCTTGGCTCCACTCACTTTCATGAAACTTTTTCCGCCTGGAGTTTGATACTGTACTTTGGCAATAGCTTGTATACGTTCTCGATCCAATTCACTAATAATAGGATTATTTGCTTGTGCTTCTTTGAATAACCAATTCCATTGTTGACCATACTTCTTTTCCATATGGTAGCGTACTCCACTGCGTCTGGGACCAAACTTTTCACACCAGTCTGGTTGAGTTTCCCAAGGCATGTTACAGTCTCGTATGATTGTAACTAAGTTTTGTAAATGCAGTTGTCCGATTTCTAACCACTGGTCATCTGACATTGTAGTAAAGTCTACATCATCGATAAAGATTCCGAATCTTCCTAAGCCGGGTATTTTTGTAATTTTCATAGTACAATATTTATGTTGTAGAGTTAAGGGCAGAAAATAAATAGAGCTATAGGGAGATTTTATGCAGTTTGAATACTATTACAATCGCGTACCAGGTGAAGAACCTTGTAGAAATAACTTAATCTATACTAGTTTAATTAGTAGTGATAGTAAAACATTTTGTATGTGGTATCATAATGATTCCGAATATCACCAGGGTAAGAATCAAGTAATTGACCAAGAACTAATGGATGAAAAATGGAATCGAGAATTGCACTTCATTAGCAACATGGCTTGGCATAATCCAGACATGGTTCCAGCAATTAAAGAAGTAAATGTTCCAGAACGTAAAATTTATTTAGAAATTGGTGGTGTTGATTTTTGGCAACAAAGTTTAGACCGTAATTGTTCGTTTAATGAAATACTACCAGACTGGCAGGATCAAATGCTAGCCATTATCCAAGCACACAAAGACAGAGGCTGGTACAAGTACAGTATGCACCCAAGCAGTTATTTTATTGTAGATGGCAAACTAAAAAGCATCAACTATTTTTTTACTTACAGTAGCAATGAACCCGATTTATCCATTGCAAGTGTACAAAGTCACATTAGTTTACAAAGACAAGAACAGTTAAAAAAATATACAGATTCTATTAATTTAGATTGGAATACAAAATATCCGTTAAACGTAATACAACAACTTACATTTGATTGTTTTAGTAATATGTATCCAGAAGATTTTATTAAAAAGGCAAAACAAATATATGCGAGGGATTAACGGTCAGCCAATAGTAGACATGAGTCGTTTCTTAGATAGAGAAGCGTTTCAAAAACTTGAACCTGAAATTATAGCTGGGCTTGCAGAAACCAAGTTAGATGCATTTGAAGGTATATGGATTGATATTGAAAATCATCCTAACTCAACTAATCCGCAAGACTGGAAAACTATTCCGGACGGATTAAAGGATTTCTTGAAAGATCCAGATATTACAGATGACTCTAAAGCAAAGCAGTGGCACAATAATCTAGATAACGTAACTTCTAGAAATAAACTAATTAGATTTTTTAAATCAAAATACGGAGTGTATGATCCACTTCGTGTTTTTTACTTAACTACAAATGAAAACTTTGGCGGCACAACTATGCCCGATGCTAAACTACCCGAGCTTGCAGAAAAGTTTCCTTCAGTGATGGCATGGGCAAATTCTTTAATTGGAACAATGTTTGATAGTATATTCCGGGTATGTATATTTTACGTTGAGCATGATGGAAGAACTGTAGAACATTATGACCTAGCACCAGACAGTGACTTGCGGTTGCCGTTAGATAAGGTGCATGATGATATTGATCAATTACCTCATTTTATACATTTACGTTCTGACACTAGTAGACCTTTCTATGTATTCGATGCTGATAACAAAGACAAGTATTTTGCTAATTCATGGGCATGCTGGTTTAATGCAAAAGAATGGCATTCGGCAGTTAGACATATTGCACCCGCTTGGTCACTACGTGTTGACGGATATTTTACAGATGCTATGAAAAAGGAATTAAATTTATGATTAAAGGCATTAATAATATTCCTTATTTTGATATGTCGCCACATTTAGACATGCAAGGGTTTGACGCACTACAACAAGAAATACACGAAGGCTTTGCCGACGCAATGGAGTTTGCTAAAGAAGGCACTTGGATGAAACCAGGCTTTGATATTGCAGACATGAGTTATATCATGCATTGGAAACCAATTTACAAAGCTATGGAAGAATTTTTATCGTTACCAGATGATAATCCTATCAAACTAAAAGGAATGGAATATTATAAAGACTTTAAGAAATACAAGCAAAGAAACATCTTTACTCGTTATCTTAAAATTGCCATGGGTGCATACGATCCTTACACTTACTATTTTTTGTGGGAAGAAGGTTCCTGGGATGACAGGACTGCACCGCGTAAACTAACAGAAGAAGCAAAGTATTTCCCTAATGTAGTTAAATGGGTAGAGCAAACTATTACCAACGGTATCTTTGAACATATCGGCCGTGTAATATTTTTTGTATGCGATGCCGACGGTATCAGTTGGGAACATAGAGATTTGAGCGGAGAACAAGGACCAAAAGGTTATAGTCCACATCGCAACGAGTTTATTCATATTCGTCCTAATTTAGAAAGACCTTTTTATCTATGGGATCCAGAAACTAAAAACAAACATTATATCAATTGTCGTGCCGCATGGTGGAATGATCAAGATTGGCACGGCGGTGATCGTATTATGCGACAAAGCTATGGTTTACGAATTGACGGTAAGTTTACGGAAGAGTTTCGTAAAAAGTTAGGCATTGACAACTTGGAAAATTATTAATGAAATATCATATACACGAAAATGGGTGGACTGTAATAGTTGACGAAATTGATCTTATAAATCCAACTCAAGAAGATGCAAATGAAATTTGTCGACTACTTGATTCTAACACCCTGGTAGTGATCCCTAGAACTAACATTACAATGAAAGATGAACTAAAGTTTATTAACTTGTTTCACGAAGTGGAAACATACGATAAACCACCCGAATCAGAAACCATTGGTAAGTGTGTGATTCCTGATAGTGAATGCAAATTAATTCCTGTGACCGGACGTATAGTTAAAGATGGCAAGACTGGAATCTTTGGGCACCCGGCGGAATTAAAATGGCATTGTAATGGCCCGGCAAGTCCTGCAAGTAAGTTAATTGTGTACTTGAGAGGGATAGAAGGTACTACGGGTTCTATAACACAATGGACAAATAACTTCCTAGCATACGATGATTTGACTCCAGAATTATTTGATGAAATTAAAGATTTACAAGGAGTGTTTGGTCACGACGCTGAAAGATTATCTCCTGCGTTAGAACACATGCCTGGTAAGTTTATAAACGAAGAATACACTCCTAGTATTATAAGAGAAAACCGTCAAGGTAGGAAAGGAATATTCTTTCCGTATTTGCAAATGTTTTATTTTAAAGGCATGACTGAAGAACAAAGCCAACCTATCATTGACAAACTTGCAAAACATATTACACAAGACAAATATATTTACTCGCATGATTGGCAAGATGGCGATATTGTTCTTGCAGATATGGTGTTTGGAATTCACAGACGTTTAGAATTTCAAAGTATAGACAAACGTCTGTTACATAGATCTTCTTTTAACTATATACCACAGGATTATTTAAATCCTAAAAAATGAAATAAGAATTGTGGCTCCATACCACAGTTAGCGGCACAATGCCATTCTCTGTAATTAGGCCATTCATATATAGTGCCAGCAGGTTCATTGTAAAATCCTTTATTGCCAATAATTAAACTATGCCCAACTTTGGGTTCAGTTATAAAACAAGTCCATCTCTTTAACTTACCTAATTTTAAAAACTCTGTTTCTTGGTCGTCTACATCCCAATGCCAAGGTGCATTTTTTCCTGGGTCGACACGACTAATCCAAGCTCTACATATTTTATGGTCTACTAATTTACTAAATTCATCGACACAGGTGTTATCGAAATGTACACTAGGATAATAATCGATCCAATCTACAGAACTAAAATCATATTTGGCAGATTCTAATTGTTTCATAATTTCGACAAAATGCGGATTGCCAACAGGTATGTTGTTGGTATGTTTTAAGGACACATGCTCACCGTCAAGCAGTAATAGCGTATCGACGATTGGTTTCCATTTAATCATAATAATTTATAAATTTCATTTAGGTAATTATCAGGCCATTTGATATGTGTACGTAAACTATTTAAAAACATATCTCGCATATTAACCATATCCTCAGACTGTACTTCTGCAATTCTTCCTTCGCTACTTCCGTGTATTACGCCTTTAAGTTTGCTCCAGGGCATCATATAGTCGTCAAAATCAAAACAGGCATGCAAATCAAATGTGTGTAATGTGCTGGTGTTGTCTACATAAAAGCAATGTGGGTATTGTGTTATTTTATAAACATGTTCATCTAACTGATCATGTATGATATGTGTTAGCTGATCTTTCCAATTAGGCGGTAATGTATTGCCAGTATTAATTATATCATTACATGTGTTGTCATACCAGCGAATGTATATTTTGTTACCTTCTATATCTAATACTTCAGGAGCCCAACTGTATTTTTGAAACTTGGTAAGATACTTAACTTCACGATCAAATAGCTCATGAACTATTTCTGGAATAAACCCGACTTTGTTTATGTAGTCTTGATAAGAATTATTAGGATCAAAATTCATGCAGAATACGTTACGTTCTTTATTAATCAAAGGTTCGTAACTCATTTGAGCATGGCAGGGTTTTCCAAATTCGTCTAGTTTATAGTAATGTGTCCACATAGGCAATATTTATCGGGCAGTTAACACCCACTATAAATAGTTGATGATATATTCTAAAGATACAATTTGTGTACTGCCGTTTACTATGATGAGCAATACAAACAGTGGAGATTACCGAGTGTGCTGTGATAGTTTTGGTTTTGGCCCAAATATTCAAACGGACTCGGCAGATGTTGTTTGGAATAGCGACTACTATAAACAATTAAGATTAGACTTAGTCAACGGTGTTAAAAATCCTAATTGTGATTCTTGCTGGCGCATGGAAAAAGACAATGGATATTCGATGCGTAAGAATGAAAATAGGAATGTAAACATAGACGGCATGGTTGCTCATATGTCAGATGATGGAAGCTATTCATTGCCTCCCAAGTTGTTTGATTTTAAGTTAGGTAATCTGTGTAATTTAAAATGCATCATGTGTTGTCAGTTATCTAGTTCAATGCACGAAACAGAAATAAAACTATGGCAGGCCAACGATATACAACTACCCAGTATGCTAGAATGGATTGAAGTAGAATTTAAAAACGAAAAACAACAGTACAGATTTGATAAAGATAATTGCGATATAATCTTTAAAAATTTAGAACCTATTCTCAAAAACTTAGATAAAATTAGATTAGTGGGCGGAGAGCCTTTGATTAATCCTGTTACATTTGAGATTATAGATAAGCTAGTCGAACGAGGATATTCTAAATCAGTTGAACTTGAAATCATTACAAACTTATCTAGCGTAGAGCAAGGACTCATAGATAGATTAGAACAATTTAAATCAGTATATCTTACTTGCAGTTTTGATCACGTGGATTCGGATAAATTTCACTATATCAGATTCCCTGCAAAGTTCTACGAGTTTAAACACAACTTTGAAACTTTATTAAAGAACAATATTATTAAAACTGAAATTTCAGTAACATTTAGTATTTTTAATATTTTTGATATAGAAACAATTATGGCAGAATTTGAACGCTATGCTCATTTGAAAGATAAATTGCCTATCAGTTTTAATTTTGTTGCAGACCCAGTTTATTTTTCTATAGCATATTTGCCAGTAGAGTTAAAAGAACAAATTGTCAGCCGTGTAAAAACAATGTTACAACTTGATTACAAAATATTTAAAGAAAATAGTAATGTAGTCAACTACTTGCAAAATATAGATAAGTTTTTATTTGCCCAAGCAGAAGATTTCGATGCGGTGGTTGCTGAACGTACACGAGTGTTAGAGCTATATGATACTACTAGAAAAACAGAATATAAAAAACTATTCGATTTCCTATGAACGCACAAAATTTTTACAAATATAATAAAGATGCAACTTGGATCAAACAACCTATTCCTAATGGTTTGACTATTGATCAACAAGCACAATGGATCTTATTAAATTCTGCATGGATAGAATTAGATTTAACATTTGATATTACCGAGTGGCAAAAAGAAGCACAGTCTTGTTCTCAGTACCTAGTTCCGCACAGAGATACAGATTTAGAATCACATAATGGATGGCGTAGTTGTTGTATACATGGAATAGACGTTGATAAAACAAAAACATGGGATCACTATGTTGATAAGGAAGAATACCAGTGGACTAGTATTAGTCCGTTAACTCCTAGTATAAAAGAGTTTTGTGAAAAATTTCCTTTTGAAAAATTAGCTCGTGTACGCTTCATGGAAGTTAGTGCAGGAGGGAATATTGCTCCGCATTGTGATTTTGATTTGACCAGTATGCCTTCTTCATTTGATCCGTTGGAAATATTGTTACCTATAAACATTGCTATTATACATCCAGCAGAATGTTATATGACGTTAAAAGATAAAGGTACAGTTCCTTGGAAAGAAGGAAAAATTATTTTAGTTAATATTAGCAACTATCATTCTGTTATCAACAATAGTTCTACTCCAAGAACACATTTAATTATACATGGAATTACAGGAAGTCGTAGACAGGAGTTTTGCGAATTACTAGTAAGAAGTTATGAGCGTAACTAAATTTAAATCTAAACATAATAATGAAATAGTGTTTTGTTGTGTAGATAACATCCACACCTATCATCCATTATCAATTAGAGAAGTTATTAAAAATATTGCAGATTACACTATAAGCAATATAACAACTAAAGGGTTCGATGTACTAGTATCCCATTATGAAGATGAAATAATAAATTATGCTGTACAATCTAGATACAAATATGCCGTTGTGTATTCGCCAGGTACAGAGTTTATTAACGGCGAAAGTTTTTTTGATAATGTTAAGGAACTAGTTAAAACAGAATTTATAGTTGCCGGGCATGTATTGGATAGAGGAGATGCATATTATGAACTGCATCATCAATGCTACATTATTAATTTAGATGTCTACAAAAGATTAGGATGTCCAGCTGTTGGACAACAAGAACTTGGTAGTAAACATATACAAGTGAAACCTGTACGTAGCCTTCAAAACATACACGATGATTACACACCAACTTGGATAAACGCAGGAAATACCGAATCGCAATATAATCATAAAGCACATGGATGGCATATAATTTCAGTTGCACTTGAAAACAACATTCCTATCCTTGTGTTTAATAATGAAATTCGAAAAAATAAAAAACATTATTATCCAGAAAGCTACAAAGATTTTTTAAAAGAATCTGAATGGTTATACTATAGACAACACTATTGTTCTAGTACCTTTGTGCATACCAGTAGCAATGAATTTATTCCAGAAGAATCTCTGGAATTAAAAGGAACAATAACTCAGTTGTTTACACCCGCTAGCGGTACATGGTGGATTGATCATTTACATATGACAGATCCTGTTAAAGTATTTTTGTACGATTATAATCAACGTGCATTAGACTATTGGAAAGAACATTCAATACAACGTCCTAATATTACATACGAATTTATATTACTAGATTTACTTGGACAAACTGTTGATATAAGTTTTTTAGATCCTAATCAAACTACAATGATAAATTTATCAAATATATTTTGCTATGAAGGCACTATGGCGTTTGCTCCTCTTACGTATAGACTATACAAAGAAAATCAAATCCTTGAAAAGATTAATAACCATATACCAAACGCATACGTTTGCTTTTGTGATAGAGCCGCAACTGGATTTGCGTTTGCTCCTAATTTTAAACAAGGTATGCAACTAATTCCTTTATCGGAGTTGAATGTGCCAAGCTGGCATCAAGCAGGAGACTGGATTGTATAAAGTTAAAAGACTACATATAGAACTGACAGACAAGTGCCAAGCCGCTTGTCCTATGTGTGCCCGCAATCATAACGGGTACTCTACTCGTCCATTTATTAAAAATACTGAAATTGGTATTGAAGATTTTAAGCAATGGTTTCCACCGGAGTTTTTACAAACACTTACTAACTTTTATAGTTCAGGTAATTACGGTGATCCGGCATTTGCTACAGATTGCCTTGAGATTTACAAATATATCAAAGAGTCAAATCCTGATATCTATTCGGCTATGCATACCAACGGTAGTTTACGTAAACCTGAATGGTGGGCAGAGTTAGCACAATATATAAACGAAGTTACTTTTGCAGTAGACGGATTTAAAGGCAAGCACGAGCTGTATAGACGTAATACAGATTTTGATAAAGTTATAGAAAATATCAAAGCGTTTGTTGCGGCTGGCGGTAAAGCAAATATAAACAGTCTTGTGTTTGCACACAACGAGGATGATGTAGAAGAACTTGAAAAATTTTTATTAGGAATAGGAGTATCGCAAATACAGTTTAGACACACAACTAGGTTTTATAGTGTTGTTAATTTTCCAGTCTTTGATAATCATAACAAGTTTGTCTATAACTTACAACCTTCTAAAAATACAAAAGTAACAGAACCTTTAGAAAAATTATTAGATAGTGCAGTACGAGATGATGTAGTAGCTAAATCTGTTATTGATCCTAAATGTGTTAACTTAAATGAAGTATTTGTAGACTGTAGAGGTAACTTGTTTCCATGCAGTTATTTAGGATCTGATTATGTAGAAGAACCTTTAACTGAAATCACAGTCATCAATGCTCTTAGAAATATATCTATATACACAACTAAACAACATCTTAACAAACTGACAGTTCCAAATTTATACGATGCTCCTATTACAGAAGTCTTAACAGATAACTTATGGAACAACTTACCAGACCTTTGGTCTGATAAAAAGTGTCTTACTTGTGTTAATACTTGTTCAAAGAATAGTTAATTTGTAATCTGCGGTAAGAAGCTGTTTAAGTTCATCAAGCAGTTCTCTTTCTAATTTAAACGTCAAACTAAATGTAGTATGAGCAAAATCTGCTAATTTATAATTTTTATCAGCATGATTTAAGAAAGGACTAACCAAGTTATCAAATTTGTATCTAAACTGATGTTGTTCATAGGCTGGTCCAATCATTACGGAAACTAAATCTACAGGTTGGCTACTACGTCGTAATGGTTCTCTTACTACAAGTTGTAAACGAGATCTAGCTCCAAAATTAGAAGCAACGTGTCTACAACTTGCATCCATATAAGCCCAACAGTTATCTCTAACACATTCGTGCATAACTTTCTTATCTAAGTCAATAAGGTATGACTGCTCGCCGGTTAAATTTAAATGCCAACGATTGTCGATATCCGCATGTGCTTGATATGTATCTCCAGGTTCTAATTTAATAATACGTGCTTGGCCTATGGTCACAGGTAATGTATCTAATACTTGTTTCCACGGAGTGTCTTTATAATGATCTTTGATTTTCCAACCGTCATAAAAGAAATCGCCTGTTGGCTCGTTTAGTACTGTGCCTTCGCCTGTCACTGGACATTCTTTTAATGCTTGTTCAATAAGCCCATCTGGGCATGTCCATGTTAATTTAGTAATCATATTAAGTGAGCTAGCTCTGGAAATGTCTTTTTAAAATCAGTAGCACGTTGCTGATCCATAGTCATTATATATTCTTTAAAGTCAGGAAGCAAGTTAGTATGATCCTCTGCGTCCATCCAATCTAATATACCTTCCCAACGTTTCCATCCGTAAGGATTAGTTTCCCAAAATTCTTTGTCCTGTGTATAGTTCTTCCATAACCATTCTTGTAAATCTGCAAATAGTTGACGCACTTCTGCTTTGTCTTCTTTAGGAAGTACACGCAGACTTAACCATGTAGGAATCCATAACAAGTGTACACCTACTAGTCCGCCTCCCATAACTTGTCCGGACGCATTAGTATCCATGTTAATCTTTTTGAAGTTACTCTTAACTTTCCATTTAATAAAATCAGGAACGTGTTTGATGTTTAGTATCTGTACTGCAAGTGCAATGTTAGTTTGTATGTTATCTGGAGCATTATCTAGTGTGTGCAAATTTTGCACAATGGTATCCCAGTCTAACGGGTAGCGAATATAATGCCCACGAGTTTCCATACCATCCAAACTAAATCCAACTTTAACTTTAAGGAACTTACTCCACAGGTTGATAATATCTTGATTAATGAGGGTGCCGTTTGTGTTGTATCGTAAGATAATTTTATTGGCATATCCCCTAGCAACAATCTCTTCTAAGAATCTGCGATGCTCTTTAATGAGTAATGGTTCTCCCCCGGCAAAGTACAGTTGTTTGATGTTAGGAATTTGATCGTAGACTTCTTCCCAGAACTTGGGATTTTCATGCCATGTGTTGTTAAACTCTGTTTGCTCCCAACTCATTTGTTTTTTAATTAAGGGGCTGGCAAAAATTGGAAATACTTTTTTATGTTCGGGTACCCACATACTACTATCGTGTGGACTACACATGACACACTTTAAGTTACAAGTATGTCCCAATCTTAAATCTAAGTATTGTAATTTATAAGGAACTGATCCATCCTCTTTAGTTTGAGCAATAAGTTCTGGGATATCTATACCTTCTTTAAACCATGTACCTGTTTCCCAAATACGTTTACTGGCAATACCTTGTTGTTCTTCTTTAAAACATTTGGTACAACTTGCGGGAATTTTTCCTTCCAACATAGTCTTACGCACTGATTTCATATAGTCGTTATTGAACGCTTCAGTTGGCAAATTGTGTGCAAAGTTAGCAGGCTTGCCATCTTCCATCTTAACTAAGCCAACAGTATAGTCGCCTGTATCCGCACCCGATGCGTTTGCAACACAGCATATACGCATATCGCCATTCGGACGAGTTGCCAAATGTATCCAGGGCAGTACACAAAAACTATGACTTTTTGAAACGTCTTCCAATTGACGTTGCCACTTGCCTAACTGAGAATCCTCCGGCTGTAACCAAAATATTTTATCCATGAAATATTTAACCTTATTAAGTGCATACATAAATATTTCATGAATCGTTTTAAAATTGCCCCGGCATACTCAGAAGAATATTTGGAAATTGAAAGACCGCAGCCATTATCTGATAAGCATATTGAAACCCTAATAGAGGAGCTATTACCTCACAGATGGGGATACGAAATAAGCGATTTGTTATATACACAATTTAAAAAAGAAATGACTGATTGGGTATTAAGATCCAAACTTAATAATATAACAGGTTTAGATAATTTTAATCGAGTAGATATTATTAATGGGTGTACACAATTTATCGATTCAATATACATGCAATGCCAGCCTCAAATACTGCAAGGTGATTACAGATACCATCACAGGTTAGGCAATTGGGATACACAAGTAGGATTGTTAAAAGAAGGTATTCCTCTTATTATAGCCATGCCATTTCCTAGTACAGGAGATGTACACGCAAACATGAAGGAGATATTAGATGAAGCGGGAGACAAAGGTATTAGTGTACATGTGGACGGCGCTTGGTATACTTGCTGTCGCGGAATTGACTTTGATGTATCTCATCCAGCAATTAAGTCGGTCGCTATAAGTTTAAGTAAAGGACTAGGACTAGGTTGGAATAGAATTGGATTACGTTGGACTAAAGAAACAACCCCAGACGCTATTACCATAATGAACGACTTTAGTATGAACCTTCGTGCCCCTGCCATGATTGGTTTACATTTCATTAAACAGCTAGAGCCAGATTACTTATGGAAAAAGTACGGAGATGTGTATAATAAAATTTGTAAAGATTTTAATTTAACACCAACCAAAAGCATTTATCTAGCATTGAAAGATAATCAACCTGTGGGCGTAAGCCCTTTAATAAGATATGTCGCAGAGCATTAATCCTCCAACATTTTGTATGCATCCATTTACAGGATTAGCCACCAGAGAGGATGGAGCTATCTGTGCCTGCTGTCGTAGTCACCCTGTTGGATTTATACAAGAACAATCACTTGAAGAAATTTGGAATAACGATACTATGAAACGTATTCGTAAACAAGTACTTACGGGCTATCGTCCTCCTGAATGTGAACCTTGTTTTAGTCTAGAAGATCAAGGAGTAGAAAGTCTGCGGTTACGTCATGTGAGAGGAAAAATTCCAGAAGCACGTATTAAACTGTATCCTGATGCTGTTGGAAAAATGCGTAGTGATTATTCTATGCCTTTTGAGATTCCTACAATGGAACTTAAACTAAACAATCTTTGTAATCTTAAATGCCGTATGTGTCATCCTATGGACAGTACTGCTTGGAACGATTGGGCAGAAATTAAAGAATTTTATAAAAAAGAAAACAATATCATGTATGCTATTGTAGAGCAACATGATTTAGAACGCAAACCCTATTTAGATAAATTTCAAGATAATCCTGAATGGTGGAATAATTTAGAAAAATTATTACCTTATTTTAGAAGAGTAGAGTTTGCAGGCGGGGAACCGTTAATGGATCCCCAGCACTATAGAATTTTAGATATGTTGAAACCCTACGGGCATCAAATAGAACTAAAGTATGCTACTAATGGCACAACATTAGGAATTAATAAAGGAAGAACAATTCATGACTATTGGCCTTATTTTAGATCAGTTGCCGTTAACGTCTCTCTTGACGGCATTGGCAACGTTTACAATTACATTCGTGGTAACAGCGATTGGCAAGAAGTTATATCTAACGTCAAAGAAATAAAGAAAATTTCAAATATTACAAGAGTAGTGGGTGCATGTACTGTACAAGTTAGCAATGTACTTGTGCTAGATAAAATAATAGAATACTTTTTAGATGACTTAGGTATCATATTTCATACTCATAGGGTTACACACCCCAATGTATTATCTGCACAAGTATTGCCAAGAGAATTGCAAGTACTGGCTATTACAAAACTACAGGCAATTAAAGAACATGTAGCAGACTTTAAGCTAATAAAAGAAACACCCGGACTGTTGGAATATACGCTAGGGCAAATACAGGACAACATTAATTTTTTAATGGCAAAGGATGAAAGTCACTTGTGGAAAGATTGTATAGATTTTAATCAAAGACTTGATGTAACACGCAATCAAAGTTTTATAGACATAACTCCGGAATTTAAGAATTATGTTTAAGGTTACCAGTTTATACGAGCACCATCCAAACACTATTAAAATAGAATGGAATTTGGGCAAACGTTGTAATTTCGATTGTAGCTATTGCCCTAGTAGTATTCATGATAACTCAAGTCCGCATACTGATATTGAAATTCTTAAAACAACTGTAGATAAACTTGTTGCATTAAACAAACCCATACGTTTAAGTTTTACAGGTGGCGAGCCTACTGTACATCCTAAATTTGAAGAGCTAATAAATTATTGTAAGAATCAAGGAGTCAGTTGGATAAGTGTAACAACTAACGGCACGCTACCCTTTGAATTTTATAGTAAACAACGTGTTGACCAATATGTGTTTAGTGTACACATGGAATATGACGTTAGACGTGTATTAGATACAATAGTCAACACCAAAGAACTATTCCCAGGAAAGATATTAGTGCATGTCATGGCACATCAAGACCATATGAAACGTACTAGATACATTGCAGGTGCGTTGTCCGCAAGTAATATCCCTCATGCTGTTCGTAGAGTTCGTTGGACGCAAGGTGATCACGATTTGTTCGATGACATGCGATACAATGCAGAAGACTTAGAATGGGTTAAAGAATATGAAGCTACAGTAGAAGCAAACTGTGTTATAGATGATGATAAGAAAATACATGCCAATGATATTATCAAACTGCATTTTAACAAATACAAAGACTGGTCATGTAACGCAGGTATAGAAAGCCTAATGATAAATTGGGATGGAGAAGTACATCGTGCTACGTGCCGAGTAGGCGGTAGTTTGGGTAACATTTATCAAGGAACTCTAGTGGTGCCTGATAACCCTGTCATCTGTGATCGAAACTTCTGTACCTGTGCCGCTGATATCCCGCTTACTAAGATCAAACTTTGATATATGTGTTTCTGTTCCGCAGAAACAATTATTTTGATTACACACAATAGGTTTTAAATCTGGGTGAAAATTTTGTACAAAATTGCTGTCTAAGATGTTATAACGATAATCTAACCCATATAATGTTTCCTGGCATGATCCTACTACTTCGCCGTCCCAATGTATGTAGACACTTTCCAATCCAATATTACAACTCCATCCTTTAAAATTATTCCATCCGTTCAAAATATAAGTTTCTGGCCTAGCTTTAATAGTAGTGCCGTTGTCTAAATAAGCGGTACTTTCAAACAATTTTATTTCACCACCTATCAATAATTTAATATTTTTGAATATCCATGACCAACCAGGCATACGTTTTAAAGCATTTTTAAAATAACTACGTTGTTCTGGTGTGTAACGTTTTTTATTTTCGTCCACAATTTCAATCACATTTGATGCAACATGCTCGGGTTCAATAACTTCAGTCGCAGTTAAAAACCAACTGTGTTTGCTGGTCTTCATATACTCTAACACACGAACACTTTCATCCCACAGGTTAGGATCCATTAATACTTTGACGCTGGTCTTCTTACCTAATTCATAAAGCGTATCTGCTACAGCTATCATGTGATCTGGATTTGCTTCTGCTACGTGATAACTTAGTGTAGCATTGTCTATTAAATGTCCGTATTCTTTCCACCAACGTAGTGTACGTGACCCATTTGAAATTACTGTAAAATATATGTTGTGTCTTTTTTTAAGTTGTTCAATAAAGTATCCTAAGTCTTTCCAAAGTGTAGGTTCGCCTCCCCCGACTTTTAAATGGAAACGTGTCTTGTTTAAGTGTGTTTTATAATATGTAAACATGTGATCAAAATTATCAATAATTTGATCAATGTTTTCAGGACTTTTAAAACTGCCATCGTGGCTACCCGGCCAACAGTACCTGCAATTATAGTTGCAAACATTATTGACCATCCAACGAACTTCTAATATATTGTCTTTTTGATTAGAAACAATTTTGATAACTTTATTCATCTTGTATTTAGAAAAAAATAGGACCCGAAGGTCCTATTTGTGACTAGTAATTTATTAAGCTACTGCTGATTTGATAACTGCAAATTGTAGTGTTAATGCTTCGGCTAGTGCGCCTGCTGTATTATTACGTACATAAACTGTACATGAACCTAACGCAGGAGTTACTGCAAAACTATACGCACCCAATGTTCCGCCACTACTGTGATTAATTACAACCATATCGTTACTGTTTAAATTACCATTAGTAAATGTGAAACTAACAACAGCACCTGCCGCTAAACTTGCATTGTTTAGTACAATAGTACCAGTTGGTTTATTTAATGTAACGCCAGTTGCTTTGCTGGTTGACTGAGTTACAGTACCGCCTGAACCTGTGCTATAACCAACTCCGTTTACAACGTATGTTGCCAAAGTAAACACTAAATCGTTACCAGGACTAGTGCCGCCTAATGATGTACCAGGAATTGTTATGGTATCCCCAATGTTATAACCAATACCTGGCTGAACCATAGTAATACTAGTAACACCGGTATATGTTGTTCCTGGACCTGTTTTGATAATTGTAAATACTGCACCAGCACCTGTACCGCTAGTTGCTGATTGGATTACGTTGGAGTATGTTGCCGCGGCTATTACACTTGCGCCTGATATAGATGTATATGTTGTTGACGATGAAATAGCACCGCCACTCGATGTAAGTTGGATACTATTGACTGCTTTAATTTGTGGACTTGTTAAAACACCATTGCTTGAAATTTGATTATAGTAACCTGAACTTATTATGGTACTGGGAGTATTATAACCAGTAGCTGTTAAGAATAATAATTTAGTAGGAACACTAACACCGCCCGTAGGTACAGATACCGAATCAACAAAGAAACTTACATAACCAGATCCAACATAACTGGAACCATTATATACGGTTGCAGTAATAGCTGATAAAACATCGCCTGTTTGAACAACAGATGGAGCACTACTTGTACCACGACTTGTAGCAAATGCAAGTCCAGTAGCAGTTGCACTACCAGTACTTGAACCTAAAATGTTGATACCTGTGTCGGTATCGGTTGTGTCGGAAATAACAGTAAGTCTTGTATTTTGTAAAAATACAGAATTCTCACCTTGTGCAATACTAATATATGCACCATTGATTCTAATCTTGTTGTTAAATGTTGCCGCACCAGTAAATGTCGATGTACTAGAAACAGCTAATGTTCCAGTAACGGTTGTATTTCCAGCACCTAGTGTACCTGAGCCAGAAATGTTACCAGTAACACTTACATTACCTGTTCCAGTTATATTAAATCCGTTTAGCGTTAAATTAGCTCCTAATGTAGGATTAGTATCTTGATACAAAGAACTAATTCCAGTAGCATTTAAACTAACGTTGGCACTCATAGTACCAGCCGCTTGATTATACACAAATGTTACATCACCTGCTGAACCACCACCAGCTGAGAAATTTACTCCGCCTGGCATAGTGGCTGTAGTTAGTGTTGTAACGGTAGTACCAGCTTGTGCGTTTGCTAAACTGCTTGCAACTGTAATATGTGTTGAATCAACTACAGATACAATATAATAAGTACCGTTTCCTAAACCTCCGGTTACTCCAGAGTTTCCGCTCACTGTAAATGGAATCAATGCGGTCATTCCAGTTGTACTGCTTACTGTAACTTGATTTGGAGAAGTAGTACCGGTAATAGTTCCGGTAACTGTAGCTGTACCAATAGCAGTAAACATAGACGCGGCAGCCGCTTGGGCACGGGCTGTTGTGAAGTATAGCGGGCCTCCGCTCGATTCACTAACTTGATTTGTTTGAATTCCTAATCCGCTAGCAGTAAAATTAAGTGTGTTTGTTGTTGAATTCCAAGTTAATCCTGTACCTGCGGCACTTGCGATTACATTGATACCGCCAGCAGTACTGCCGTCACCAACAAACAATTTATTTGTATCAGTAGTCCAAGTGATTTCGCCCTGATCAAAAATTATGGTTTGTCTAGTGGCATCAGTTCCGCGTCTAATTTGTAGCGACATTGTGCTGTCTCCGTTATATCTATAGTGTATTTATTAAAATGCACAGAACGGATAGTCAAAAAAATAGGGCCCTAAGGCCCTATAAAACGCTAACTTATTAGTCAGCTTTTGTAAAGTTACCGTTTCTAAACCCTACTTCACCACCTTCTTCTTTAATACGCTTTATAACATCTTCAAAAAGTATAGGAGCAAAGTCAGTTTGTTCAACGCAAAC